GGATGCACTCCCCCCCCCTATGTAAAATCAACCATGCTCCATATAAATCTCCTACCTAACCGGAGTACATTGTACAGTATGAAAGTACGATCTCATACCTAGGAAGAAGGATATGCACCAATGCCCCACAATAAATATGTCAATCAAACATATCATTATATTGGTTGGCGTGCTGATCGTGTCACATAATATCCCTCCAATTGGGCGGTATTTGCTCCCTGCTAAAACTTAATTAAAAAAATGATATCTAGTAAGGATGGGCGGTTACGCAATAACCTGGATTAAATATGAAATAAATATGCATATTTGAGCGTATGCATCTCATACCGCAATGATGGGTATTGCATGCCGTATAGTATTGATATCATTGTAGAAGCTTTTTTTCGGCCTTAATTCCTACCTTTTTAGTATGCAATAAAATATGCCGTAAGCACCTTGAATCGTTGAGAATAAAAAACTTCTTGCAATCTGTGCGATGGTATGAGAGAGTGCAATTGACGGCGGGGAAGAGCGAACAGTGGGGGGGCGCAGCACCCAAAGGAGTCTTAGCATGATTAAAAAATTAACTTTCTTATTTAGAATAAAATTACCAAAGAGCTTGGCTAACCGCTCTGGTAAAAAATCCAGTTTTGAACTACTAGATAATACTCTAGTAATATCCACTAAGTCCACAAAAACTTATGTTTTTAATTGTAAGTATTAAAAGGAGCACAGAAATGCAATTACATAATTATTACACACCCGAGTCTATGGCTGCAACATTATATGAGTATGCTACAGAAAACAATAGTTCGGTAAATGTTGTGGTCAGTGATGATCATAGCGTTCACCTTGTTGAACACGCTACAACGGGAGCTAATTTTTTCACTATGTTCTTTGCAAGTACTTACGCCGAATGTTTAGAAGTAGTATTAGCTGACTGGTCAGACTTCGAAAACTACATGAGTGAGGTACTATAATGGCTAAAAATTATGAAAGTATAATGCGCGACTATGAAAAACAGCGCAATGAAATAAGAGGGAAAATTGCTTATGGTACATACACCATAAGCGATGTCTCCAGATTAGCAGAAATTGACAAGCTACAAAGACAGCTTGTCGCAAAAATGCACCAGGATGTTGAAACACAGGAAGAAAGAATGCTTAGAACAAACAATTTAACCAAAGGGGAAAAAACCATGACTATCGAAACAAAGACAATTACTTGCAAGGTAACAGACACGTTATCTAAGTCCGGTTTGATGCGAAAGGTGGAAATTGAAGGCGCAAAAAAGGGGTGTGGATTTTTCATACCCAACTTTTTCGTTGACGTTGCCATTGCACCGGGAACTGAATTTTCGATCAACATGCCGGTTGCGCCTACACCGGAACCAGTTCCAGAACCTGAAAAGCCTGTAAAGCGTAAGGCTGCAAAGGCCGAAACAAGTGACTTGGACGATTTGCTTGAACCTGAAAAGACTAAGGCAACGGCCTACACCACCAATCAGGTCAAGCTTTTGAAGGCTTTGGAATTGACTGATATTCCAGTCACAAAAAATGGCGGATTGTACTCTTGTGGTGCGGCAAAAATCAGGCATGCAGCAACAAGACTTGCCGATAAGCTTGGTAAGCCGCTCGACGTTATTTATTCGGCTCTTAGGTCAAACTCTATAGCAAAATAGCCCATAGGGTTAATCTTGTAAAAGCCTCCTTTAATAGGGGGCTTTTTTATATCCTTCCTCTTTTACCTACTTAGTAAGTAGGTGTTTCTAGTTTTTATGGATACAACATTGTTATCATGCCTTTTGTGCCTACTTTGTTCCACAAGCAAATTAATATTTTTCTTTCGTTTTACCACTTGGTACGTTTACTGACATGCTTACATGCTGTAATCAGCACATATTACAATGCGGAGTACAGATTGATTCACACCTGTATTTCACATTATGCTGTGTGTTGTCATGCTACTAGATATACATTGTGTAGTACACCTGCATTACCAGATGTACTCACTGAGTCATACATATGTATATCAACACGTATCACGTTTTTTAGTGTGTGACTTATATGTTGTTATGTGCTAAAAAGACTAATGTGTGCTGAATATGCTGCACTCAGTATGTGGAGTATTACCTTATATGTGGGTACGCGCTAGGGAAACTTCCACAGGTAAAAGGAAATTTAAAATGACAGTTTTCAAGTCATTTAAATAATTGATGTTTTTATATAGTTTAGTAGGTACTTTAAATTAATTTTTAAACAAATGTCAACAAGGAGTTTTAAATGAAAGCTGTACGCAATTTCAGACCCGGTGATTATGGTGATTTCAATAACAAGGTTATTTTAGAAACACGCCTAACTAACATAGACTTCAGCTACACGTCTATGTGCAAAATGGCGTTTATTAATGTTGTATTTAACAAGGTTAACTTCACAAAAGCTATCCTCGTTGGTGCTTGTTTTGAAAAGTGCTCTTTCATTAACTGCACCTTTAAAGGTGCGTGCTTAGTAGACGCAGATTTTTCTGATAATAACCTAGATGCAACGAACTTTTCAAAAGCGAAGATGAATGAAGCACTCCTGTACAGATGCAGTTTAAAAAATTGTGACTTTATAGAAACTGTATTGCGTGGAGCACATCTGCGGGGAGCATTGCTGGAAGGAGCAAACTTTACAAAGGCTGTCCTTGATGAAGCTGATTTAGTCAATGCTAATATAGCTGGCGTAAATATGTTGTACGCCAGTACAGTAGACACAAAATTCACAGCATAAACGGAGTTTTTAAATGAAGGTTGCACACAATTTCAGACCGGGTGTTCTTGGTTCTTTAGTAAGAACTATATTTGTGGACACACTGATTTCTAGCGTTGACTTCAGTGAAGAAAAGATGTGTACGTCCACATTCATAGGAGTAATTTTCGTTAATGTTAACTTCACAAAAACAAACCTTAGTGACAGTGCTTTCAAAGATTGCACGTTTATTAACTGCACCTTTGAAAATGCGGTGCTAACAGGCTGTGATATGACAGGCAACTGCTTGGCACATATTAACTTCGCCCATGCTAGAATGGGTAAGGCTAACTTGAACAATTGTGATTGCACAGGCACTAATTTTAAAGGTGCTGATTTAGTATCAGCAACTATGAAAAATGCGATACTTGACGGTGCTAACATGGACGGCGCATCACTTCACTGCGCCTACTTGATTGGCGTGAATATATCTGACGTGGACTTGTCAAAGGCACATATTTCCAGTGCAACGTTTGAGGAGGAGAAGTAAATGGAACTGCAATCTTTTTCAACACCCGAATCTGTAGCGTATGAATTGTACTTATATGCTACAGAAAACAACTGTCCCGTGAACGTCGTAGTTAACGAAGACCATAGTGTTCACCTTGTTGAACGCGCCACAACAGGCGCAAATTTCTTCACAGTATTCCACGTGGGGAGTACTTATGAAGAATACCTGGAAGCGGTCCTGGCCGACTGGTCAGACTTCCAAGACTATCTGGAGCAGAGTTTGGAAGCTTGGGAACAAGCTGAATGGCTTGAAGTAGAAGTGTTGCACACTCCGGTATATCTCCAGGAATACTTGGAAGAAGAATCACAACGTTTAAGGAGTAATTAAATGGATAACTATATGAAAAAAGAAATAGAAAGAGCAACTAAAGACTGTAATTACATTTTACCAACTTCTTATCAAGAGGAATTGGTAAAGAATGGTTGGCAAACATACGAATGGTGGAAGCCCTATCACTCACCAGAACGTAATAAGTTTGGATTTTTCGGGAGAAATCCTCCCGGTAATTACGGCTGGAAGGTCGTATTCATTGAAAACAATTCTGAAAATCCTTTGTTATTGTGGAAGCAAATTGGCTTTTACGAAAATTTCAGAATCATAAGAAAAATGAGGGGGATTGCAAGAATATTTGAAAATGGCTTGAAAGGCTTAAAGAAATTTGATCGGGTGTCAATAGAAACCGATACAGAAGAAATAAAAGTAACCCTAAAAGCGTTAAATACTTTCAACAGCTATGTGCCTGAAATATACACTATTTTTAAGGAGGAGCAACGGGTAGCGCATAAAAAAGAACAAATTGCGGTGCATGGGTTTAATCCGTACACCGCTGATATATATGATCGTGACCCTATGACAAGCAAGTTAAACAGTCTAGCTCAAAGTGAAAGCTTTAAGGCTTGGGAAAGCATTTTAAGAAAACAGCACTATCGGGTGTGCATAGAACTAACGGCTGATAAAGATGAATCAAATATATTGGTTAAACAGCTCTTTTTATACAAAGGCACTACTATATGTGCCAAGGAAGAACTGTTTACAGAAAAAGAGTTCTTAAAGTTGCCTGTTAAAGCTTTTGTAAAAGACTTGCTTAAATTTTAACAAGATGTTTGCACTTGACCATTTTCATTAACTTATAATGTAAGAGTAATTAAAATGAAAAATTTAACAATAGCATACATGCTGTTTATAACAGCCATGGGTATACTCTTCGTGGGTACTTATGTCATGGAATACACAGAAGAAAGTGAAACAATGTATCGTACACAAAGCTACAAAATAATTGAAGAGATAGGTAAAAAGTGGCCTAATGTATTTGATTGGATGCATACGCAACTTAATATACACAACAAGCAAGTTACCAATAACTTGGAATACACTAAAAGCGTGTTCCGAAAGGCAGGCGCGATGGCGATCAGAGAAGAACTAGGTATGTCAGTAGACATATCTGAACTAAACTGGTTTGAACCTTTCGGATTAGCCATATGGCTGAATGACCGGAAAGCATTAAAACCATTGTACGATGACTGTATAGCTGACGGAAAAATAACCCGTAGCGAATACAAGCACATAAAGAAAGAAGCAGGTATGTAGATATCTAACTAAAAGGGGGAAACCATGCCATATTTAGAATATAATAAAAATAATAAAAAGTATGAACTGAACTATTTTGCCACTACAACAGACCTTACAAGGACTATTGAATTACCTGAAGTAACGAATAGAGTAGGCTTGACGCGCTTAATGAACTCTGTCGGATCACTCTATGTAGGTGCTTACGAAGGATTATTTGTGGGTATTTTCAATGACCATGAAGGTTTCGAATCTATAATAGTTACTGATAACACTAAAGTAGTTAGTGACTTTCTAGCGCATACCCGCAAGGGTTACTTGTATGTAACAGACGCATCTATGTGTGCTAAATTAATGGACAAAAAAAGGACTGTGTTTTACAATGATAGCAAACAGTGGGTGCACTTTGTAAACACAGAAGGTTTGACAGAGTACGTCCAGCCCGAAGCAACCTACTGCCTTACACAAGATAATATTACCTTGGGATTTAACACTTCCCAAGAAGGTATTAAAAGTTTCATTAAAATCGGAGAACACTGGTACAAAGGAGTAACTCCGCTAGATTTGCACCATGTAGAAGGGTACGAATGGATAGGTCATCGTGTACAGTGTTACATGATGCCTGATGGCTCAAAAGAGCTAATTATGCAAAAAATGATTATAAACGAATCTGAAATAAAAGTCACCCGTATACCTGCAATTAACGCGATGGAAAGAGAATAGCGATTTACATAAAGCATGGTTTTCATGTTATAAGCATACAAATTTGAGGTTAATATGGAAGTATCAATAGCGGTGATTAAAATTATGGCTTTAACAATGCTTGATAAAATAAACCGAACAATCAAAGCTGTACATAATTGCGAATACTTACTTGAGCCAGACGTAGTTAACTATCTGCTAAACACACTGGTCTTAGAGGCTGAAGTATGCCAAGATGTAGCGCACGAAGTATACACTTTCCAGGATTATTGGAGGCATAGTGTGCGTGCTTTGCACAAGTATGCATATAATGAAGAATTGAAGCCGGAATTTAACATTCACGATGAAAAGCGAGTGCTAAAAGGAGCTATTGGGTTTATCCAGGCAGATGTAAAAGACACTTTAAATTTTTTAATCGAACTAGACAACACATAAAGATAACTTCAAATACCCTGCCTAAATATACATTAGGCAGGGTAGAATGAATCTATTTTTTATGGTTTTCATGTTATATTTTTAAAAGGAGGTGTGCAAATGAGCACAAAAAAGTTCCCTATAATTAAGGGCAAAGTGTCTTCGCAATTCTTATTTGCGATTTTAGAAGATTTTATAGAACACCAAAAAAAGTACACCGTTGTTAAAGGCCACTATGGTCTACGACAGTGGACTGCGGGTGCTAGCTTCACGCTTAGGTGTGAACCCGATGAATACTCTATAGACGACCCTTGGGTAGGGTATGATACAAGCTATTGCACTGACGGCACTATTGATCGCCGATACTATAGCTTAAGGGCAAGCATCGAACCAGAAGCATTCAAGGCTAGGCTTTTGTACTTTTTAAAAATAAACAAAGTAGAGGTATTAAATGACCACTGAATTTAACGGATTTATCCGTAGCGAATTAACTGAATACACATATATCAACCACGAGGTTAGGTAAACTTGTGACTAATGAGTACTTGGATTCTACTGAATGGGTAACAGCCTTGAAAACGTAGCTGAAGAGTTACTAGAACTATACTATGAAAACTAGGAGGAAAACATGCAAGATTATACAATTATACTACGCCTTGAAGTTGCTGTTGGGCTAACGGCCACAAATGAAGAAGAAGCTATAGAATTGGCTTTAACAGATGCAGAATTACATGGTGAAATATTCAGACATGGTTCTTTTGAAGTTGTAAAAGTATTCGATAACAATAAAGAGAATTGCGATGGTAACTAAGTACAAAAAAGCGATTAAATGCCGTTATTTTGGTGTTAAGATAGTGCTTATGCCGTACATAGGCAACTTAACACTTGCAAAGAAAGTAGCAATGGCTGAATTATTAATAGATCACCTGTGTAATGCTGGTGCAATGTTAGAAAGAGTACCTCTTAAAACAATGGTTAACTTAATCGGCGATGGAAATTACACCGCCAGAGAAGAAAACGTGATCATAACTGACAGAGACGGCGGTTACAGGGTAGAAAGCAACGATTGGTGTTCTACATTCATACCAACTGACAACCTTATAATACTGAGGAAAGAATGATTATACTAAAAATAAATGCGATACAGTATTTAGAAAGTGATGAGTACACAATAAAGTATGACAAGGCTGTACGTCGTACTTTAAATATCCCTGATTTATGCAATACAATTAGACCTGACATATATGAATGGGGTATTTTTGTGGGTGAAACATTCGAAGCTGCGTTAAGCGCAGTTAGAAAAAGTATACAGGATAGGTTAGCTATATCTGACGTACAGATTGATCCAAAACACTTTTTATTCATGGTTGTTGAGTTAGAAATACAACCTCCAGGCAGAGCATACTTAAACGATGGAGTTTTTAATTCAACTCAATACTCCGTAAGAGAAGGATAGCAATAATGACTAATACAAATGAATTTAGAGTCAAAGGTGCATCTAACTTAGTGACGCAATGCACAAATCACTATATCAGCTATAATAATAGTGACACATATAATTATGGTTGTGACACTACGGCTCTGGTTCCGAATAACCAGACTACGTTCTTGATTTTAAATGGGGATCATCGTGAAGCATATAGAGCTATAGGCGATGACTATGATGCATGCATAGATTATTTCTATGCTCATGCTAACGAACGAAACAAACTCAGCGGAATGCCTTGGTTCAGGTTTTACGATTATTTTAAATATGTAAAATCAAAGAAGGTTAACCATGGTTGAATATACTGATTTTACAGAACACATGTTCCACGACTGTGTAGTTACACGGTTTGGCAGAATAATCTATTGTCAGGTTAAAAGCATATACCCAAAAACAGGTGTAGAGCTATACATATATGAGCATGAACGCACGGCCTTTGTACCGTTTGATGCTATCCAAAGCGTGCGGTTTGGATTCAACGATGCCGATAAAGAACAAGCCTTTAAAAACACATGGTTGTTCAAAGACTTTTGGGACAGATTAACGGCAGTACCTATGACTGATTGTGAGCGGTGTGCTTTATATAAAGGCAGAGGCAACATACGCGCTGCATGGTTCAGGTTTAAAGAGAACGAAGAATGAGTATAAAAAACACAGACATGAAACGTATCTTGGTATATTCTAAGCTAGACCACAAACAAGTGTACGCTCTTGTGCAAAGTACAAATACTTTGCTTGTACCAAGAAAAAGGCTGCTAATTAATAGCGATGTAGCTTCTGTGATCGACAAACACGGTTACAAGTATGCTAGAGATAGACGCATAGACCGTTATGATAGCAACTATATGCACTTCAAATTAATTTAGGAGGTACTTAGCGTGGATAATTTTCTTCAACTTATAGTAGATTGCTTCTATTAACTAAAAGAAAACGGGTATACTGTAGATACTTTTAACAAACATTACAACAAAGGATAAAGTATATGTCGATGTACTGCACACAAACGGCTTTTATAACCAAATGCACCCTTACTGAATGCACTTTTTTAGAAGACGTAAACAACGCGCTACAAGAAAAAAGACCTGACAAAGCTACCTACGATTCAATTGTTTTGAAAGTAGTAAAAAATATAAAAGAAAAACTCAATGAAGAAGAAGTATTCACCGGACTTCATGTTGAGGCAGTAAGTTCAGGTGCGTATATTTATTCTGATGAGAATATGTACGTATACGCAGTACAGCTACTATTTGAAGAATGGGTTAAATTATTCCCTCACTTAATCATAAATTACACCTACGCTTATTACTCAACATATCCTGAAGTAGATGCGTTTGGTGGTGTTGCTGTACGAATAAATAAGCAAGGCACATTTACTTTTGAAACAGATGACTTTTTTCAGCAACCTTCTAACAAATAAGGAGTTTTAACAATGACTACTATCAACGCAAGAATTATTGGCCGTGGCGCAACCGTTACTGAATTGGCTGAAAAGCTCACACCTACATTACTGCCCAGGATTCAAAAGTTGGATAATGTTGGTAGTGTTATCGAACTTCTGAACAGGGTTGAGGACAGACCTGAAATGTATGCTCCCTGGTGGGGTAAGGGCATGACTGAAAACGTCACAAGGCTGAAGATGATTCTTATATCTCAGTATATACCAAGCATGGAGGTGAAGTAATGAATAGAATCAATTTTTACACCAACAACAAAGGCGAAGTTGAGTTTTGTGACGTGTTACGCATAGGTATAGATTTTACCGTCGGTTCGGTAAAATGGACATTACATGATGACTGTGGTTGGATAGCTCGTTGTAATAACGTTCCGCTGTACATGACAAAAAACAATACACTACCAAACGCAGAAGAACACGCTGCTTGTTTACGTAAGAGTATGTTCATACACAAACACGTACATGACCCAACGGCACTATTTGTTAATAACGTCCACAAGGCACATTTCGCGAACTCTGACCTTGACATACTTAGCACAGGAGAAAGTTACCCTGTACATAACCTAGGTGGTGGTGCGATGCTTTTGTATATAAAGCATACCACTAATAAAAACGATGAGCATATCAAGGACTTACTTACTGAAACGCACGCATCACAAGCATGCGTAAACATCATAACACACTCTGTACTATGCAATTATGATGCACTCCTCATAGATAAGAATTCCCCTGTACAACGTCTTTACCTAGAGGAAATATTTAAATGAAATCTAAACACTGTCTTATTAAAGGCTGTCCAAATAAATCAGATGGTGGTCTGTTCGTAGGTGACTTATGTAAGCCTTGCTACGAAGCATTGTGCGCAGGTAAAATACCTAAAAGTGAAGGCAACTACTTGAGAGTAGAGATTGAAGAATTGAATAAAAAAATAAATAAATTAACGGCTGCTCAAAAGACAAATGCAAATGATCATTTAGAGTATGCTGACATAGTGCTAGAAAGTACGCAAAGAAGCTTAACATCTCTAAGTGTTGCTACAAAAGAACTTGAATCGCCACTGATACAATCAATGCCTAAAATACTACTAATGGAATTTCTACAAACACATGCAGCGCAAATATTTAAAGCACGAAAAGCTATGTATAAAACGGAGGATAAAAAAAATGAGTAAAACAAGAAAAGTAGAATTTTACTTGGGTATGGTTGACTACACATGGAAAGTAGTAACCATGGACATTCCTGCTAAGTACTCTATGAATTACGTCGAAAAAAATGCCTACGATGTATGGGCTGAGTGCGGCGGTGATACATTGTGTGAAGACTATGCATTTGTTGGCTTGTACTATTACCCTAGTGGATGGTGAGTTATGATACTAACTAAACCGGAATTTACCGTTAATAATAAGGATCAAGTGGTATTCTGCGATATACTTGAATTAGCAACACCGCTTGAACCGAACAGCATAATCACTGTAAAATGGGTACTCAAGTATGGTAAATGGGTGGCTACACTAGAAAGTAAGGACATCATAACTGCTGTGTCTCTTGCAGAAACAACAGATTCAAAAGTACCTAGTGATATATGGCGTATTCATGCCGTTCAAGTAGCTGTACGTGTAATAAAAAGGTATGGTATACTGAACACGCGTAAATCAGAATCAGTTGCTATTATTAGTTATGACTACATAACTGATGGTGACGAATCTTTACTGGACACCGACTTTGCTATCGACGTGCTTAATGTCGGTGAGCGAAACCACTTGTTCAGTATAAAAGACGTATATGATGAAGATGTACGTAAAAAACTCTATGACTCTGGTATTAGTGGTAATTTCATGCACATTATCGATATATGTGCTGATCGAGGCTATGAGTTCATCATGTTTGATACAGACGATGGCGTCGATGGTACATTTACCACAGTTCGATAAAAAAGGAAATGAATGATGAGCAAAAACAGGCCTGATATAGAGAAGATGCACACATTAACAGTATGGATAAGGGAAGATATAGAAGTTGAAAAAAAACGTGTAAAGTACATCCTTGAACAGTTTATAGAATATCCTGGATTACGAACTGAACTAGAAGATGTTTTCCAAGATTTGCATCGTGTAGACATGGGTGTGCAATATGTACAAAAAACATTAAAAGAAGGAGATTTTTAATGAACAACAGCCTGCCCAGCTATAATCAGAGAGTTATGTGCTTTAAGGATGTGTGTACTGATCTTAAAAACGCATCTTTTAAACTAAGTTATCTTATCAAAGACATTGAAAAAAACAGCAATGGCAGTATGGTCGTGGAGTCACTACATGAAACTAAGCAAGCTTTGACTACGACACGAGCAATGCTGGTTAACGCAATCAATGCATTCAGCACATTTAAGTAACAAACAATAAAAAAGGAGATTTTTAATGAGTCATTTTTCAGTATTGGTTATTGGTCCTAACCCGGAAGAGCAATTGGCACCTTACCAGGAAAACAACATGGAGGATTGCCCCAAAAAGTACTTGTCATTTTATGACGTGGAAGACGAGTACGCAGACCAATACAACAATGGGGTAGTCGAAATATACGTACTTCCCACCGGGAAGTGGGAATTTAGTTACAGTGCTAGTGAAGTAATGAAAAAAGCAGGTAACTTAGTCAAGCGTAAGTACTCCCTGCTATACGAAACTTTTGAAGTATTTATGTGTGAATATGCTGGATACGAAAAGAACGAAGATGGTCGCTACGGGTATTATGAAAATCCCAATGCAAAATGGGATTGGTATCAGCTTGGAGGACGCTGGGCTGGTTCTTTTAAACTTAAAGATAACGCAAAACCATTGCGCGCAACTGAATTATCTTGGGCTTCTGGACCTACGAAAAATGGTTGGTGTGATGCGGCTCTCGTCAAAGATATTGATTTTAAAGGAATGCTAAAAGATGCTGAATGTGAAGCAGGTAAAAAATACGACCAAGTACAACGCGAATTTGGCGGTGTAATACCTACGCTCGATCATACCTGGACAGATGTTTTGGGTACGGATGAAATAGGAGATATTAACGCTAAACGAACTTTCTACCAAAAGCAACCGGCCAAAATGCGGCAGCAAGCTATAATTGAAGCCGCATCCAAGGAAGGTCGCGCCGATGAACTAATCATCGCATGGCCACTAAGCTTTAGATTAGAGGACTACCAGTGCACCAGGGAAGAATATATCGCCAAAGCAGGTGGAGAAGTACTCATGTCCTTTGCCATAGTAAAAGACGGCGAATGGCACGAACGTGGCAGTATGCACTGGTGGGGATGCGTGGCCGATGAAAAGGATCATGATGTATGGGGAGAAGAGTTCTTTGATCTTATTGTGGGACTACCTGAAGACACAGAGCTGTACATGTTTGATTGTCATATCTAGTTAACCCATTTAAAGCCCTGCTTTCTTTTGAATGTAGGGCTAACTAATGAGTCAACTTTAATCGGAGGAGTTAGCATGGAGCGAATAGCGGCTGATGGCCAACGATCAATATCCTTATAATCGGCAGTAATTGCCGCAAGTGACTGAAATTGCGAACAAATAAAAAACTATTGACGATTCTGCTGGATTGTGGGACGATTTGGATCGGATTAAATGCGTGTAACATGAATCATGCTACATACTTAAAAAAGGAGCTATTATGCAAATAAATAGTGTAATTACCGATTATGATTTTACTAAAATCATAAAAACTGCTGATGAACATATGGTCTTTGATTGGCCTGATAAAAAAGAATATAATGATCCTAAATTACTCATTCGTGAAATGCTAGTGCAATTACTTAGCGCGTGTGGCGTCCACTTGAATTGCACAGAGACATATGAGTACGCCGATGTACTTAATATGTCTTTCAAGTTTGATACATTTGCTAAAGCGCAAACATTTGATGCAGAATTTAAAAAAATAAATAATATCTGGGAAGCATTAGCATTCATGCTTAACGAAGAATTCAAGTTTGATGTACGCGCAATTGATCCTGGAACAGCAGATGACTATAAAGCACTGTTGGACCACGTTGAAAAGCATATGCTCAAGCGCGGTTACATATTTGAATATACTATGCAGCGATGGTTTGATGAAACTGCATACACGCACACAGACACTTACCAGATATACTTCAACAAGGAAGGAGTTAACAATGGCTGATAGATTAGATGTATATGAAGTAATAGCCAAGTTAGCAGAAAAGAAAGGTTATGTAGACTTCCTGGATGGTGAGTTCTGTGATGCTGATGGTGGTGAACAGCTGATTGTTGCCGATTGGCATGATCCACGAACTAAGGAATTCGCCAGCTACTTGGCTAAAAACAGTATAAATATGCATTTTTATGACGAGGTAACTACCTGCTCAGAGTGTGGCAAGTATGTTTGTACTCAACCGACATCATACTCATGGATACCTAACTATATCATCATTAATGGTAGCTTGTACTGTCGTGATTGTGTTGAGCAAAATTTAGACTTTGTTGTTGAAAAAATAATTGAAGAATTTAAGAATTCATCAAGTCATGCTGTATATGCTTGGTGCCTACCTTTACTTAACCGGCGCGGATGGCTGACTCGATTGGGTGATAACTATGAAACAGGCTGGCATCCAGGTCAAACCGATGATCCGGTAGAGATACTAACCAAAGTATTTGACCTGGGTTACGATGTAATATTTTACATAGACCGTGTAGGCCAATTTGATACTTATTGGAATATATTGATTAAAAAACGTGAAGACGAAGAACACGCACTTTGATTTCTAGTTATGTAATAAGATAAAAAAAGGAGAAACAAAGTGATTAGATGTAAAGTATGTGGTTTGCGGTATGATTCTGCCGAATTCAGGGATTACCCACTTGGCGGTTATTGCTGCCGCAACTGTTTGGATTTGTATGAAAGTGAAAGACTGCCTGTCGTATACGAAGGCTTTGACTTCATACTACTCGCTAATGGATGTGATGTTGGGAAGCTATCAATAAAATATGACGGTACGGTTAATATCAAAGCACCTGGAAGTATAAGGGACTGGTTCTGGTTGTTAGATAAGGTGTTCCATTACCTTAAAACAAGAAATACAAGGCATTTTATAGGATTTGATAGCCTAACTAACGGTAAATATGGGGCAGATATATTATTTACATTTGATGAAGATTACGACGGACCATTCTTCATTAATCACTACTTAGCCGACCAAATATATGGCGGTCCTGAACAAGGTGGCTGGTACTATGGTTTTTATTTATTTGTTACTCAAGTATTTACAGGAACGCATGATGAAGTACTTGCTGAATGGGACTTACTGAATAACGAACGTAAAACTTGGGATCACACAAAACCAAACCATAACTTGTACATCATTGAAAGGCATTCCGGCTATAATCGGTCTGTATTCAAACCCATATAAGGAGATACTGTGCAGCCAGTATATATTGAGTACGCATTTAACGTACAGACATTAATTGATGAAATGTTTTTTGATATTGAAACCGACAACTTTGACTTTATAGCTGATGTTTTTATCCAGATGTGTGCTTGTACAGAGCACATTGAAAATCCCCATGGTATTATGGTTGTGTATAAAGTTCATGAAACTACCATGAACATAACTTTCATGAGAATGATCACAAACATAACAATGTTCATGGAAGTAATGTACAATCATACTAGCGTCAAATCTATCGTTCTTGAAGGACTTGAGTTTGAACAAAAAGATTTAAACGCTCTACTCAAATGGTTTGAAGGATATGACTACCAACCAGTAGTCATTATTGGCCAGGAAGGAAAGCCTACATATATTTATATGTAACATGAAACATGCTCTAAACTAATAACTACAAAATTTTAAAAGGGGTTAATAATGGCTAAGTTTACAAATTCTGGTGTATGTCATGAATTCGTACACACTGACAATGAAGCTTTTGCTGAAAATCTGTACACCCACGGTGATGGAATCTTATATTCATATGGTACACACTGGCCTTTAGGCATCAAATTAACTGATAACGTATTTGCAATCAATAACAGTTACGCCTCTGTCACTACATCGCAACACGCTTCTAAATATGCAGGTGCTATACCTTCCGTGGTTGATGAATATTATAATATTTACCTTGATATTGATGATATGCTGAGTATTGTCCAGGCTCGAAGGCTTAAGAATAACACTATTATTCGGGACATCGTTATTAATTATATCGATGAACAATTGTGGGGCGTAGCCAAGCTATCGTGTAAGTACAAAGATTATACAAAATGGACTCATTACTCTGATTATACAGGGCTGCACATTAGAGGTTTGCTTGATTATTTAGCTGAACATCATGAAAAAACAAGCAAAAGTGTTGAACTAAATCATTTATTTTTTGACCCTACTTTTTGGAGTGAATACAATAAATACAGCAGATTACATGAAGAACAGCTTGCTGCTAAAAAAACTAAGTTGAAGGAAGGGCGCGAACAAAAAGTAGCAAAGAGATTGCAAGCAATAGCGGAAGGTAACTATAAAAAATACGCCTCAGTAAAGGTTACAATGGACAATCTAAACAATCTGCCTGATTGTCCTTTTAAAAATAAATGTTTCAGTGCAAAAACGTTTAGTGATGTCAATGATATCGCAATAATGCTAAGTTTATCTCCTGAATCACTATTAGGTAACACACAAATAATAACAGAAATTAAAGAATATAAAAATAATGTATCGTTACGCACTAGCAGTGATTATAAACTAAACATCACACTTGATAAATTTAAGCTATTATACATCCTGAGTCGTATTTACGAAAAAAAGGGCACCGACGGACTTTTGGATAACGCAGCTAAATTACAAGATGTGACAGGATTTAAACCTCACTTTAAATATGAACAGATTATGCTCGGATGTCACACATTTGTACTTAAGTACTTAGCAAATACAATTATACAAACGTATAAACAAATGAAGATGCAGCATGATTAAAGCGGCAAAGAAACGTGCGGCTATTTAATAAAACATGCTAACGCAATCGTTAAATATTTAAACTATAAGGAGTTTGAACAAAATGACTAAAGAGCACAATGACACAACTACTGTACGCTTGTATGTTGAATACCATTATTACGTAGACAGTTTTAATGCACCTATAGATGGATTTGTTACTCAACAGCACGTTGATTATGATTGGTCAACTAAACATTTGATATTTGATTGTAAACAAACAGCAATTGAGTGGCTAAAAAAGTGTAAACTAAAAAAGTTCACAGACAGTAAAGGTAAAATCATATACCATAACCCGCGTGCAAATATATGTGATGATAATCAGTACTCTACACCAGCAATAACCATAGTAAAAAATACTGATTCTACTTCAGGGGAGGTGTTTACTATTAACACAATAAACAAATTGAAAAACCATATTGCAGGAGTGTGCTAATGACTACTATCGATGAACTAATTATTTGGGGGTTAATTAACGAATATGTATTAGTAGTTAATGGGGTGCATCAGTCAATACAACGAGTAGAAATAGCTGCACATAATAACTACCGCATAACATATGGTTATAAATGTAATGCTCAAATATGCGTACCTATGGAAAGCGTATGTAATATGTTGTTAAATAACAAAATAAGAATAAAAACACTTAGCCGAACAGTAAACTTAATTAAATTGGGGGATGTGTGGGAAAAAGTTGTATTAAGCAAATTAAACAAAATAAAGAAATAACCTTTATAGTAGTTACTAACTTTAGCGTGTTGTTACTAACGTACACTAATTATAGTGAATACGCTAACGCTACTATGCAAATGATTATGACGTTTTTTTACGGTTTCATGATTTGGAAACTGTATAAAAAATGTCTATTTTGGGACTTCCATATGCCTCAAACAATTAAAGATTATTTTCTATCAACCTTAATAGGTGGCACAGGTTTATATGCACTACCAAACGGTTACTTTTGGTTTTGTTTAATTTCAGTTTTATTTTCAATAATATTTTTTTATTGGGCTGATTTGGAAAAAACAATTAAATACTATAAAGAAATGGGGGTTATGTAATGGCTGATTTTGTGTTTAATTTTGCAATAGATACAGGTAACGCTGCTTTTGCAGATGATTACACCTTGCCATACGATATGGCAATTGAGGCTTTAAGGAAAGCGCGTGCCGGTAATCGTGGCGGTATTGTGCGCGATTTCAATGGAAATCATGTTGGAGATTGGTACGTTGAAACTAAAGAGGATGATGATGAAAATGAATAATGCAAAACTTAATAAAAACCCGGACATTGTAATGGTTGAATGTGCTTTCGGAGATAGTCCCGCACGATACGATTTTATGTGCCACAGAAAATTAGCTGAAAATCTGGATGAAGGAGACATTGTAATCGTAGATACTTGTCGAGGTATTGCTACTGCCACAGTAACTATGATCATAGACCCTTCCCAATTTCAGCCAGGGATAAAGTACAAGTGGTTGTTCCAACGTGTTAACACTGGGTATTTAGCCAAACTAAGGTCACTTGTATGACATACAACGAAATACGCACACTCGCGTCAAAAAAAAGCACAAACCTGAAAACAAGCATAGCTGTTTACGGTGCAATAATATACAGATGGCGCAGTAATACAGCGGGGATGTTTACTACGCATTTGATGAATGCGATAGCTGCCGCTGATTCTGTAAACACTGCGCTGCTTTATAAAGCATACCCTGATGAAGTACTAGCGTACACAATGTACACTAACGTACATGGTTGGTGGGAAGCTGTAAAAGAATACTTATGATTAACTAAACCATTAGCCCCTGGTTAACGCCAGGGGCATTAAACACACAAATTTATACAAGGAGCTAACATGAACACGCAAGAAAAACACAATGATGATGGTTCAATAACAGTTACTACCCAGGATTTTAGGGTAGAAATTGAGCGCGATTACTATGGCATAAACCCTATCGAAGATTATTACGACGCTACCTTATACTGTGTACACCGCAGGTATAATTTGGGACATAATAACTATACAAGTCGCGCAGATATGTTTGAAGAAATGCATACGGATTTAAAATTGGACTTACCTGAAAACGCATTTGATGATGACGGTTACATCCAAGACGACTACTATGAACTTTTGGATGTGGCTGATTTTGAAGAAATACTCCAAAACAACAATGTGTTTTACGAAAAGCTATACCTGATGAATCATGGTGTCGCATTAATATTAACAACTAGCATCGATTGCCGTGGAGGTTCTGCTTTCATCGGTTTCGGAGTCTTAGCCGAAGAAAGCAGAAAAACAATTACTAAAGAACAAGAAGCCCTTATGTACATCAACAGTTTTGTTTCAATATATGATAAATATTTACAAGGAGAAGTCTATGCGCTTACATTATACAATAATGAAAATGAAATAAAAGACGCTTGCGGGGGCTTTTATGGTGCAGAACACGCCATTGAAGGTGCAAATGAAATCATAGAGCAGGCCCAACGAGAATTTGAAAAAAACGTAATTAACTTAAGCATTGAACAGCTTACTAAAATGACAGCAGCATTCTTAACCACCGAACGTCTAAGTGAAGCTACTAAACGCGTAGTCAACAAAAAGCGGTTCACAACAAATTATAAGTACATCCAGGCTGTACTTATTGAATTAGCTGAATCTATAGATCAGGAGTAATCAGCATGTTTATGGACTACATAATTACAGATACTAAAGACGCTGATTTCATGGAAATATATAACGAAAAACAATTTGTTGATTGGATTACTGCTGCTTTCGATGAAGGCATAATATTGCACCATGAATTGCGGCCTATTTTATTTAAAGACCAGTCAACCGTGTTTGTTTGGCACACAGGTGAACCTAAAGTTTACCCTATTCGCAATCCTGTAAGGTGGATGCCTAAAAAACTTTACTACACGGGTAAAATAAATTTTAACAGGCCTGTATTTAAATCAGGCAGTGACTACTATACATTCAACAATGTGCTTGTATCTTCAGCAGCTACACCAGCAGAAGTTGAGCTTAAAGCACAAGACTTCATTGATTGCAGGCCTACCTACTTAGGTAGACATTGGGCTGATGAGCCGCAGCACTATACTCCGATTAACCCATTCGTGCTAGAATTCAAAAAAAACAATTACTACTCTTGGGGAGGTTCTTGTGCTATATAAATTCCACATATGCAGAAGGGCGTATGATTTAGCAAAAGCTTTCGCCTATAACAAGCGAGGCGAACTAAAAGGCAGTATTGCTATTGCCGGTAATCCAGTAGATAGCTGCGTAGTAATACTATCCGCAAACAAACGATGTGCATTTTTTATCGATCAACATAGTATTGGGTACTTGTTTAAGCGTCCACTACTTATTGAAAGCCTTGAATACAACGATGCATCATATGTTCGCGCAAATGGTATGTCACTGGAATATATGAAAGCAGAAAGCGTACTGCCTGAAGTAAAGTGTACTACGGAACTTAAAGTAAAAAAGCTGACATATGATGATATGTTCAAAATAAAAGAAGTCACTTCACCAACAGCAGCCACTAGTTTTGGTTTTCATAAAGATGTGCTGCATATTTTGGCTAGCTTTAAGGAAGACGTGTACATAACATCTAAATATTACGCTGCTTTAGGGCATATGTTTGTAGGTTTCGGGTATGCTAATGATAGTACTATATGTGGGTTATTGCAGGTGCATGAAGTTAACACACCTTTTACATCATTAGCTATGTGTCGAAAGACAGTTGAAGACAGTAAATGATTGAATACACATTGTACAACGCGATGCCCTTTGTTATACTCATCGGCTTTATAATAGGCTGGAGAATAAGTAAAACTAATCAAGTAAAATATAAAAAGCGTGTAATTAAAGGAAAGTATAAAATAATACACGGTAACGGTTTAGGTAAACATACATATTTAGGTAAAAACATAATAACAAACAAATACGAACTTATTGAATGTAGTGAAGATGTGACTAGTGGGGATATTATTGAAATAGATGAAACCCGCAGGGAGGTGATTTAATGTACCCTAACGAAATCATAGCTGTATACTCTTTTCAAAAATTTATAAACGAGCTTATTAATAATGTGGGTATCTCCTGGCAACTTGCATCCACGTTAGTTACAAATACAAAAGTGTTTGAAACTGAGCAAGATACATATAACAAATGTTTGCAGATTATACGCTATGACAACATAAACACCTGTTTTAACATAACTGAGGAACTGCGTAGCATACATGATGCAGCAGACCTGCTTAGATTCATACTTAAACATATCTCTGAAGTATCAGGTGAATGTATGTCTGAACAAGAAAAAGATATTATACAAGCGTGGGCAGAATGTAACAAATTCAATGTATTCTTTACTAATAACTATGTTGTTCACATAACCCTATAACAAACACAAATTTATACAAGGAGCTAACAATGGGTGGAGTAATTACAAGACAAACATTAGCTAGTGCTGATGACATCAAACGCCGCAATCTTAAACTATCTAACTGCTATCGTGTATTCCAGATGTTGGCTATAGAACACGACGTTCCTGTCGTAGCGTGCACGCTTTATGTATACGAAAGCGGCTCAGGATACACAACTGAAGTAGACCTACATTTAAGGGCACCGTTAAATAGAGACTGGTTCAGAATGTCTGGTCGTGCCACTGGATCAGGTTATCACAAGGCTTCTGCTGCTTTAGAAGATGCTTATGTGTACTCTGAAAGCATGATACTACAAGGTAAGCTCGGTGCTGCTGGTGATACAGCGATAAAAGAAGCACTACGCACTCACGTCGAGAGCTTAGGTTATACAGGCGTAATTACTGAGAATGTAATTAATGTTTAATTTTAATGATGATCCAATTGTCAAGGCTTGGTTAGAGTTTGTACAAACTAAAGACATACTTAAATTAATCAAGTTTATGCTTCTTATCAGTGCTGTTACCAGTCTGTTTTATGTAATAACATATTTAATATTAATAAAATAAGGATATTTACTATGAATGAAAAAAAATATAAGTACAATGGAAAGGAATACACGAAAAAAGAACTCATGACTGAAGCAGGCAAATGGAAGTACAGTGCTGACTACTATACAAAATTGTATGAAGGAGCTATTGAAGCCATTGGGAAGAAAAATGTTACCGATGGCTTTGAATGCAAACATGGTACATACCGCGTTGGTAAAGACACTGATTTTGTTGTCAATAAAAAGGCTGTACGGCCTTATATCGATCTTGAAAAATTGTATAAAGAAGTCAAGTTCAGTAAAAAATTACTGACTACCTTGGTTAATAAGCAAGACTTAATTGCACTAGAGGCTAAAAAAGCTTTTGGAAGTACAATCAAAGGTCCACAAATATCGTTCGTATTAAAGAAAACGAAAAAAAAGAAATAACATGAATAATGTTATAAAATAAAAATTGTATAAAGGTGCTTTTATGTTTTATGAACCTACTGTTAAAGGGACTTTCCTATCAGAAGCTGAAATAGAAGACATAGCCTACATACGTGACATGCGTAATTGGGCTAAAAACTACACGCTACTTTGCAGCGAGTATAATAAAAAAGGTAATATTGATGCTTTTCGGGATAAGCTGCCTAAACAGTTAGTTTCAAACTATCTGAAACGAGGTATAAAACCTAGAAAGCATCAGATAGACCCTCTACTCATAGCTATCAATACTGGCAGACTAGCTTTGTTTGCCGGTATGGGTAGAGGTAAAACATTCATGGGCGGATACTATGCCGCTTATGTTCAACAATTTACGGACGCTGTTCACAAGTACCCCCACAACCAAGTACTGATCGTGTGTCCAAAATCAGCCATACCTGTATGGACTGAAGAGTTGCCTAAGTTCTTCAACAGAACAGTATCTGTCTATAATAGGCAGAACCCTGATCTAGATGGTGACATAGTAATCACTAACTTTGCTCAATTGGGTAACATTATGCCTTATAAAAATAACTTCTGTTGTGTGGTTATTGACGAGTCTGACAATGCTAAAAATCCTGAAGCTGCTACCGTTCAAAATTTATATGAACTTTGTTCTGGTATCACGTACAGAATGGTCATGACTGGAACACCGGTTGTCAATGATCCCAGAGACGCTTTTACTCAGCTTACTCTGATTAATCCTTATGCTTTCGGTTATTCGTACGAATACATGGTTAGTAAGTATTTTACCAATCGTTTTATTCGTAAAGCTGGGAAAACAAAGAAAGTATTCAAAGCTCAGTATGCAGGCCACTTCAATAAAGTCATGCAGCAAAATACGATCATCCAACCATCAACCAGTAAAGACGTTAATGTTGAGCCGTACGTATACAGATGCAAACAGACGGCGAATCAAAAACGTTTGACAAAGAGTGTAGCAAACGGCTATATTGATGTTATACACAAAAAAGCAAAAAAAGATATTAAACGAAAATTACTAAAGGCTGAACTTCAAAAAAGCCTGCAAGTATCTTCTGGATTTTTAATGGCCGAAGATCAGATTATTGAAGTCGAATCAAATAAAATAAACGCAGCTTTAGCTAAGGTTAAGGAGCTTAACGCACAAGGCGAAAAAGTTATTATCTGGACAGTGTTCCAGCATACAACTAAACAGCTTTTGCGAAAGCTACATAGCTCTAAAGCCATTTATGGTGCATCAACAAATAAACAGCGCGCTACCGCTATCAAAGAGTTTAAAGAAGGCGACTTGAAGAACCTTATTCTCCAAGTAAAGTCTGGTAGCGCGGCTTTAAATCTACAGGTATGTTGTAAAAATGTGTACGTCGAATACCCTTGGACAGCAGCAATGATGCAGCAATCTATTTCTAGAACAGCTAGAAGTGGGCAGACTAGGGATGTAGAGTTACACATTTTTTATACAGAAAATACATCTGATGAACTTGCATTGCAAGTTATCAAAAAGAAAGAAAAATTAACGTCCGTAATTATGCAAAACTATTTAGCTAAACAATTTAAATCGTTATTTCAAAGCAACAGGAGAAAAAAATGAACGTAGACAAAGAGTACACCGGTTTGTATTCTTTTGTAAACATGTCGGGTATAACCCTCGCCATAAGTGAAAAATTCGGAGACAACACCAAAAGCATCGTCCAAATAGGTCGGTCAATAGTTTCAAGCATCATGCGAGGTGCAGGTTATAAGCATATATACAAAACTAACAACTATATGCGCGAAATAAACACTGTTGACGAGGCTGAAGAAGCTTTAAACAACGTTACTAGTTCTACTAGCATATATGATTTAATAATATACGCTGTACGTAAATTACACGAACGCGGCGAACACTTACGCATTTATTGTACCCCTGCATACACATATAACGAATTACAGGATTTTGTAACATGGGTTCATACTAACTGTGAAGGGGTGAAAGCAAACGTTGGCATAAACTCTATAATCCACATTAAATTGCATATATAAAGACAAGGAGCTAACATGAGTATTGCACCAGACTGTGAGCTTGGCTACATAGTCAGCGCTAATTTGTACAGTTTTGCTAAATCATTAACTGAATTCCCGCACTTTAAAGAATGTTCTTTACACATTGATGATGCTGGGAAACTCATTCAAGGCCTTATGGAGACGCTAGGTTACAGAACATTGTATGGCACGTATAACTACATGTATACTACTACTGTGAAAGCGCACGCTAAACGGGCCAAATTTATACTGAGTGAATCATGCTATTTGGCTGATTTGATTAATTCCTTAATGCTCGATCCTATCATTCCTGCCATTGATAGCCATCATCAATGGATATATTTTCCAGACAACACACCTGTTTTATGTATCGTGTGCTTTAGCGACTACATAAACCGGTATTGCTACGACGAGATATACGCATCTTTTGACGCAACTTATACTATTGAAATTGAATATAAGGGAAAATAAAAATGCATATTACGTATCGTTTCATTACATACTCGCACGTCGGCATAAATATTAAAGAAATAGCTGAAATGTTTGCATTACAGCTAGGTATTTGCAGCAATAAAATAACTACAGCTATCCAGTACGCTACTAACGTATGTACAGCTCTAGGATTTACATTCGATGAGCACTCTTTTTATGGTTTGTACGCTACAGATAGCAAAGAAAAAGCACGACGAATGTGTGTTATTTTAAGTAGCGCGCAACAGATTGTAACTTTATACGATGCTGTTCCTGAACTTGCCCCATCATACTTTGGCAAGTGGTTTATTCCGATAAACGTCACAAAAACATATAGCTACCGACCAGAATTGATAAATTACTTAAGGAAAACATCTACTCGGTACGACTATTCAACTACACCCGAAGGTCATCTGTGTATATCAAAACTAGAAGACGTGTAACAATTTATTTTAAACAAGTATAAAGGAGTAATAAGATGATAAATTTAACAGTATATAAAGTAGACATTTTCTACAAAGTTGAAGCGGAGTCAATCATTGATGCTTTCATCAAGGACATACCTAAGTTAACCAGAGAGGTCGCTACAAACTTTGTTTTAATGTTGTGCGCAGCTTTAGGTTTACCTTATGATTCGGAAATTGGTTCCCTCTTAGGCTATGCAGACAACCTTGAAAAATATCATGAGCAAAAGGAGATGTTAGTATCCATTTGGTTTCCGGTCAATTTATGCGAATACGCTGTGTATAATAATAGTATCTTTGATAAACACTTTATGTATACGCTAAATACTGATGAAGAAATTGAGCAATCAACATATTTAGCTAAATATATAAATGAAACAGCAACACACATCAAAGCGTACATAAAAGAAAACAAACTCGTAATGAAGGCAACAGAACATGAAATTGACAGTTAAAGAACAATTAGTAAACATAACTTTAGCTTTAGCGCTACTTGCACCAGTAGCTTGGCTAACACAGCACGTTGAATACTTAGCTATAGTTATATTTAGTATAGTTGCATCTTTTGTAATTCAAACAGTAGTATACATGCTATATCACGAATCTATAAAGTACGCTAAAAAAGTTGCTATATGTTTAGTAGCAAGTGCTGTGATGATCCTTGGCTTAGTTATTTCTTTATTGCGCCTTACGTTTATTTCTGATGATTCTAGTTATGAAATATTAGATTCAATAAAAGTAACTATGGATAATATTCTTAAAGATTATCCAGATATGAGGAATTCTAAAAAATGACCAGACCGACATGGATTGAATACTTCATGCAGTTCGCTGTTCAGGCTGCTACAAGATCAACCTGCTTGAGGCAAAAAGTAGGTGCTGTAATCGTTAAAGACAAACGTATCCTGGCCACAGGCTATAACGGGGCGGCTAACGGCACAAAACACTGTCTAGATCGTGGTGGCTGTTATAGAGCTACAAATAATGTCCCTTCAGGGCACGAGCAGCAAATGTGCTATGCAGTACACGCAGAACAGAACGCCATATGCCAAGCTGCGAGGTTCGGCGTACCTATTGAAGGTAGTGATTTATTTTGCACACACAAACCGTGTTCAATTTGCGCAAAATTAATTGTGCAAACGGGCATCAAATCTGTAAACTATTTGAAAGAATATCCTGATGAACTGACAAATATAATCTTACATGAAGGTTGTGTAGCACAGAAACATATAATCTTAATTAATGACTAAAGGAATTTTTAATTATGAGTGACACATACCATGTTAAAAAACTTGCACACTTTCAAAAAAGGAGCATAAAATAATGCACGATTATAAGCAAGGTGAGACAGTTATTGTTCTTAAAAATGGACACAAATGTGTAGGTGTAGTTACAAAAATAACAAAGATGAACGTAATAGCTCCAGGTAAAGTAGGCGTAGAAACAATCAGTACAATAGTTAATGTTTGGGTAATCTGGGATAACTATACAGAAGAAGAACACCCGTATATCGACTATGTAGATTACTACAACAAGTATGGTAAAGATTATTTCGACTTCATTACAGATACAGAAACTAATAAGTACTGTCGAAACATGGATTCTTGCTACTCCATCGACGATGTTATGAAAAAAACTAATAAACTCTATGACAAAATCATCACTGACCATTTGATTGATTTTATCAAAAACGAATTATTAAAAAAGGATGACTACAACTATACTGACCGTGATATGCTTGAAGATACAATTGATGTCCTTGGATACGATATTCCCAATGATCAATATTTGCTACAACTGCCTGACGATATATACAAATTAACAAAAGGAGTATACTCATAATGATCTGTGCTAAAAACATGGCTTTCACAATCGTAAAGTACAATAAAGGTGACTGTACCTTGAACCCGTATGAAATACGGGATGCTCTAATTAGAAAAGAATTTATTCCTATTGATGACTCACCCTCGACAGCTAAAAGCGCAGGTTTTATAGGCTGGAATGACGAAACACCTATAATGGAATATGATTGTGTTATTGCCGCTCAATACAGGATAGATGAACGTAAAGTTAATAGTAAAAAACTGCGATTGGAAACAGATGCCAAAGAAGCAGTTCTGCTTAAAGAACTTCAAGAAGCCAACCCAGACCAGGAGAAAGTATTCGTTTCAAGAGCACGTAAAAAAGAAATCAAAGAACAGTGTCACCTTACGTTATTAACAAAAACAGTACCTACGCCTAACTTTTGCGATGTATTCATTGACACGAATGAAGAACACATCCTTATTGGCAGTACTTCTGAAAAAATAATCGACGAAATTACTGTTACACTAGTTTATTTACTCGGTATTGATTGTTTTAGAGATTCTACAGATATCTATTATGATATAAGGGACACATTCCCTACACCTGAAGTTGGCGATAAAATTATTGCTAAACAATTCAATAACAATATCATCCCGGAGATCATTTGGGGTCAATATTTATTACTCTTGTGGTACATGATTGAAAACACTAATGCAGAATTTAACATAAAGTATGATCTGAAACCTAGTAGCAATATTAAACTAATGACAGGTGTAGCTAAATTATCAAAAAATAGTGAAGACAGTGCTCATGAAGATATCAAGTACATACTTCATCAAGATAACATACTAAAAAATAACGGTAATACCACAGTGGTTACATTTGGTTTTGATATCAGGGAAATACTTCACGGCTATATGGAGTTAACCAACTACAAGCAAATCAAGTTCAAACATGACTATGATGTGCCCAAAACAATCAAGGAAGAAAATGATGTCATCGAATACATTGAATATACAAAGCACATCGTAAAATTTTACGAAAAGCTACTTATTCAATTAAGGCTGCTAAGATTTAGCCCAGGCTGGAAAGAAACAGTAAAAGACCTATTTGAATGGCTTGTAATGGCTGCTCCTGAATGTGAGCGCAATGAGGTAAAATAATGACAGGCAACACAATCGAAAAATTCTATGTAGATGCTGTTGAAAAAATCGGACACTTTGAAAAAGCGTACAGATACAAATCTGCATGTTTATGCCTTGTTAAGGCTTTGGAAAGAGCGGTTACTTTAACTGAATATGCGCAAATTAAACGTAAAATAGTTGAGTACAACATAAAAGCAGAAACTGAACGTAAAATGGTTGAATACATTATAAAATCAGAAACTGAGTTTATGCGTGCACGCAACATAAAACTGTAAACAAACGGAGATAAAAGTACAAATAAAATCATTTACATTAGTTGCTACAAAATACTTCATACTAAATCAAACAAAACAATATCAGAAGGTAACAACATGAAAAAACAATACACTCAAAGAGGCTTTGGTTTGATCACTATGCTGTCGTATCCTGACGGTGTAGAAGAACGAGTTATTCAGGTATCCAGTGCAGCGTCAGCACCTCATTTGTGGGTAGGTGAAAACCACCACTTGAATAGAGCTGAGGTCATCGATTTAATTAAATACCTAAACATATGGTTAGCTACAGAGACATTTGATGAGGTATACCTAAATGACTAAAATAATAACTTTCCTAAACTATACAGCTTACGTACTCATCATATATAGCTCTATCATGCTTATTAAAGCACTGTGTACACACTGTTACTACAGGTGTACTGAACACGGTAGAAAACTACACGCGTTAGTCAAACTATGTAATAAGGTTGGCACAGATGAAATAAAAATTGATTGGGGTGTTAAACCCTTAATCATAATGATCGTATCTATAATATGGTTAAACATGTGATCATTTTAGTTAAACGACTTCTACTAGCTGGAGCGGTGTTACTTAGTTTGACACCGCTCCAGCTACAGATTTTAAACATAGGGAAAAAACCGACTCAAGCTGCTACCGTTTATCAAGATGGTAACTTAAAAAAACTACAGCTTAAAATAGCGGCTCTTGAAGGAAAAGTTAAAGGTTTAGAAATTGTAATCAATAGACTAAAGAAACGTGGAGAGTTAAAAGTAACAGCTACAGCGTACAGTCCTACTGTCGAAGAATGTGACGCTGACCCCTGGAACACAGCTTTGATGACTAGACCAACGGAAGGCAGGACACTAGCTGTTTCTCAAGATTTGAGACATCTGCTTGGTAAATACGTCTATATCCCTGGCTACGGTAAGTATTTAGTGGAAGACTTGATGAACAAACGCTTTAAAAAGAGGATAGATTTCTTCTACGAAAATACATACAGGGCCAAAAAATTTGGTAAAAAGAAATTAAAAATGGTGGTTTTAGACAATATAGGAGGATAAAAATGAATGAAAAGCTACTCTGCCCAGAATGTGGTGGCCAAGCACGCTTTGGTATAGACAAAATATACGACCCTAAAAGTAAAAGTGATATATACCGCTCGTGGATTTGTTGTACTGATTGTGGGCATGCACTAGGCCGATATGGAGCTAATTTAGAGGGTTTAAAACAAATATGGATAGAAATGGGAACCAAAGAAATTTGGAAGCAAAAAGAAACAACAAAAACAGTATTAATTAAATCTCCAAAAGATTTAATAACTTACAGATTTAGAGAACTTATAGTTAAAACATTAACAAAGCAAGACATTGAAAAATACATTACAGCAGAAGTACCCTATGAACCTGAAATCCCGGAAGAGATTAAAGGGATAGCTATGGGGCACGGTGGTTTTCGTCTAACCATTGAATTCCCTTTATTTGAAATGATGTTTCAAATCGAATACTACATTGACTTGTGGTATAACGAAATTTTAGAATTTAGACTATACTCAGATAACCCAGCATTTAAAGATATAACATACAAAGATTTTTATGCTATGGTTATGAACTTCATTAGCACCCTGTAAAAAGCAAGGAGCAAAAACATGATCTTAGTACTCATAGCGCTCATAATTATTTTATGCATGCTAGCAATAGTTCAACGTGTAGCATACACAAAAATTAAATACGAACTTTACGACTGTGACAATGAACGAAATAAACTAGACTGCGATTATAGAACACTGAGAGAGGCTGTTCACCGAGAAGCCGCGCATAAAATAGACTTAAGAGGTAACTACTTACATTTACAGTCTGAATATTATAAAGTTGAAAACCAACTTAAAGAAGCAACTAAACTCTTGGAAGAATTTAAAGATGTACGTATATGTGAATTACTAAGTAAAATTAAAAAGGATAGACAACAATGATATTATGTTTTTGCTTACTTATTATTTTACTGGGCGCATTAACAGCTACTACGTTTGAATTTTACAAAGATAAAGTTGAATTCGGTGCAATGCTTTTGGGTATTATTTCTGGTGTGCTGTTTGTAATTTTATTCAGCATGTATTGCATCTTATTAGCACCTGCAACAGTAGCTACTTTTAAGATAGTAACACCGTTATTATTAGTAATCTACTTTTCAAGTACTATATTTTTTTCAATACTGTTTAGTAGTACTAATGGCAGCGATTTAGATGCTATTATGTTTATATGCGCGATAATTTTTTTAATCAGTGCGAGTATTGTTAAAATTAACATGGAGGATTATTCGTGGAGTTTGTATATAAAGGAGACAAATGGAACAGAATTTACGAATACAACGGAATTAAAAAAAGTCTTCGAGAATGGCACACATATTTTAATTCAAAAGTGATTTATGAAACACTGATCCATAGGATCATAAACAACTATCCATTTGAACAATGTTTTGATGCTGACCAGAAATGCAACTTACTAGACAAGGTTAAGTACAAAGGTTTCGGCGTAGAAAAAACCATCTCTGAGTGGTTAAAAGATAGTCGCTGTCCATATAAAGACAGGTATTTATTTAGTGAAAAATTGCGTGCATCAGGTGATGTAGAAACTGTATTTGCTAATTATAAAAAACCACGAAGTACTACACGTAAAAATGAAATAAAGTATAAAGCTTTTGGTGTTTATAAGACTGCTAAACAATGGGTGGAAGACCCAAGATGTAATTTATCTCTCAGAGGTCTACGAAGCAGATTACAAAATAGCGCATATGCATTTGTTCCTAACCAAATAAAAATCACTACCGATGAAGCAGCTTACAGGCTGTATTGTAAAAAGCACAGACCTAAACCTAAAGAAAAACATGAAATGTATGTATACTACGACTATGAATGTATTCCGATAGCAGGACAAAGTGATTTTACGATACCTATAAGTAGTGAATGGTAAAAAGACATTTCAAGTAATTACTGAATGTAAATAATAATAATTATTTATACAAACTACATAGGAGAATTTTTAATGAGAAACTATCAGAGCACTATGCGTGAATTCTACACAGGCTACGGAGAAACTAAAAGCTTGTATGACTGGTACAAAGATAAACGCAATCCATACAAAAGTATGTATTATTTGCGAACAATGATCCTAAAAAAAGGTGTCGAAAAAGCGTTCGATACATATAGAGCAAATCAAGGAGGTAGAACACCTAAATTGTATGAAGCATTTGGTGAAAAAAAGACAATTAAAGATTGGATTAAAGACCCTCGTTGTAAAATGGATAAACTAGGATCACTCAGAAACAGAGTATACAAATACGCTAGTTTAAAATTACCTTTTGAAGTAATGCTGCTTAATCACGAGGACTTTAAAGTCTTTTTAAACAGACATAAAGTAACATCAAATTTAATAAAAAAAGCAGTTAAAATTATAAAAAACTACAATGATACGCAATGGAAAGGTATTTTAACCGATACAGAAGAACAAAAATAAAAGGTCAACCTGAAAAAACCTAGCAACCACAAACTGAAGTAAATATGGATAAACCAAACCAGATTATAATGTGCCCCTATTGTTCTAAACCTGCTAAATTAGTAGATGGAAGTGTAGTTTATAAACACAGAGCCGATTTAAAGCATAAACTTTTTTGGCTCTGTGCACCTTGTAGAGCTTGGGTTGGTTGTCATCCTAACAGCAAAGACGCCAAACCTTTAGGGACACTGGCCAACTACCAATTAAGGCAAAAGCGTAGTAAAATACATAGAATATTTGATCCTATTTGGCAAAGTGGTATGCTGAATCGCACAGAGGCGTATACCCAATTAGCATACTACATGGGTATAGAACTTAAAAATTGTCATATAGGTCATTTCCGAGAAGATGAATGCGACTGTGCTATTGCTTGTGTTTGGAAAATAATAGATAACCTTCATCAATGAACTAATACATTCGTGCGCCACAACAATAATGTTTGACTTTACTGATAGTTGTATTAAAATGTAAGGTATGAAAAAAGAAAAAGCACTAACATTTAAAATGCCTTCTGGTAAACACGCTGGTCTGGCAATGAAAAGTATTCTGGAAGGTGATCCGGCGTACATTGTTTGGCTGTATGAAAATACACCTAACGATATGTACACATTCAAAGTGGCTGAGGCACTAATCACAGACGCAATTAGTAAAACTGAACCAAACAGAAAAAAGAAACTAGATTTAAACTATCTGAGTATTTAAAAATAAGCCTCCTCAGTTTATACCAAGGAGGCTTATTTTTTTATTTCTGATCCATAACACCTTGTATTAGTGTCTTAATATCTAATGACGCAGGTTTAATGGCACCTTGCTTGGTCTTTTCATGCAGCGTATCGATCCACCCTTTTTGATGCTGTACATAGTCTTCAGGTGTCAGACCTTTTAACTCAGCCATACGACGATCCTGGTCAGTGATAATCGTACCATCTTCAGATTGACTGCTCCCGTCAGGCTGCGTTTTATCGCTGCGCGGAGGTTTCTTTGTACTGAACAAATTAGCATTACTTTCTTCTTTTACAAAATCAGCCATATACTCGCTAAGCGGTACTTCAACCTCATTACCGCGCTTATCAGTAGTAACTTTAACCAAGTCGCCATCTTCATTGTAGTTGAACTCGCCGCCAACTAACTTACTGATCTGATCAGGATTAACAGCATTGTGCTCCATAGCCACTGACCGTAAAGTGTGTTCTTTCAGCTTGGTCTGCAAACCTGTGTACTTCTGCTCCAAGGCTTCGTACTTTTCAGTTACTTCAGTACTGAACGCTGTCTTATCTGCTTCATGCTTATCTACAGTATCACTCAACTGCTTACGAAGATCAGCGATAGTTGTATTAGCTTTTTCCAGCTCAGTCATGTCAGCCTCTTCCTGAGCCTTCTTGGCACTCTTGAGCTGATCAAACTCTTTCTTCATTTCATCAAAGCCTGCAATCTTATCTTCAACGCCTTCAAATTCAGCCATCTTATCACGCAGCTCTTTGATTTCTTTTGTAAGAGCGTTATTCTTTTTCTTAGCCTTATCCCTAGTGATTACAGCATCAGCAAACAAAGCTTTGTAATCTTTATCTTCTGCTGCTGCTTTACTTTCACCAGAACCGCCTGAAGGTCCATAATCAGTTCCATCAGCTTCATCAACATCAGCTGGTGTAAAACAACGTGTCGTGCTATTACTAAATTTAATCCAAAATTTACGCATTTTCTGTTACCTCAATGTTTTCTGTTGTTTCTTTTTCTTTGCCTGGGGTAGTAAACTCTGTTTTGTCTAACGCAGAGTATAATAACGCTTTATCTGCCACATCCAATTGAATGGGTAGTTTCAAGGATACTGCTGTAAGCAACACCCTTTTAGCCTCATCACTCAATACCGATGAAGATATAGCGTTTATCTTTGCAAGCCAATCATCCAAATTTTCTAACGGGTACGAATCAGGGTAACGAATCTTGATCTTTTCATCCATTTGTGACCCTAAATAAGCGTAGTACGTTTTAAAAATATTTCTTTCAAGTGTTTCCATATTATAAGCAAGTGATCCGAATAACAGACTTATTATCTGTTCATCCCATACACCCAGCATATCTGCTAAGCCCGTAGTGAACAATGTTAACTTAAGAACATCTTTATAAATATTCCAAAGTTCAGCTATCTGCGAACAATCAGCACTAATGAACTGAGGCGGTTGACCTGTATTAGCCGGGAAAGCTAATACTTGAGAAGAACCTATAGCTACCAGAGCACGTTGTTTTGCCACTGTTTCTGTAATGGTTGTAGTTCCGTCACCCTCTAACGTATTTATATCTTCCTGCTCTCGATACGCGGCTTCATCTAAACTACCATCATCAGGTACTGTAAGCTGCGAAAATGTGTGCTTTACAGCTACTGTGTCTACATCAGAGTATAGCTGTAAAGCGGATGCAGCTGCTTCGGATAATTCTTGGCCAAAACCGTCCTTGTATGATGGTGTAAGCGTGACTTCAAAGAAAGGTGTGTAGCCAAGGCCGTGATCATATACGGGAGAAATGTCGTTACCAGATGAATCTACTTGGGCTATCTGTTCATAATCTATCTTATAGTAGACTTCTTTTTCTTGCTCATCCACTATCTTTTTCTTCATCCCAATAACCCACTCAAAACCCTTACGCTTGATCTTCTTCCAATTACGTAATTCAAGTGGGGTAAATATCTCAATAGTAGGTAAAGGGTCTTCCTCAAGCTTTATTTCCGACGTGTCATCTTCTGATACAGAGTAGTCCACAAATACATAGCACTTACCAAAAAGTAAAATCGTGGATACTATTGATGTAATACAAGCATTTAAGCTAGTGCCGTAACCATCGGCATCACCTTCAAATGTACCTACTTCTTCTGAAAAGCCTAACCTGCTGACACCGGAAGCTAAAAAAATGGCTGTGAGCCGGTAGATGACCGTACGTACCACATTTACATATAGCGCACGATCTTTACGCTTTTCAAAATCCTGAGAGTCTTCATGCTTATGCTGCACCATTGTTTTTAATATAATGTCTGAATCGTCAGTATAAAATCCTGTGATAGATTCCCAAGATTTCTTTTTATCTTCATAGTCTTTATGTGTAGACGTTATATTTGGGTACTCAGCAGCCATCTATTCAGCCTCCTCAAACTTCTCTTTCTTTATTTTCCAGCTCCTGAATCGCCACCTGGAAATAGGTATGTACTCTATTCGTGTATCGTATTCAACTACGATATTACTTAAAGTTACATTTTTTATGATTGCTTTTTTATCATCCACAAATAATGATCTGTGTTTATCAGAAAAAGGAGACTTTTTAAACATAATAAAAGCTACCACCTGATCGATGATAGCCTTTACATAAACCACTATGAAGGGAGCAATGAGTAAGAACACAACAAATTCCCACACATGTGCCATAACCCTTTTGGTTGTTAATAACTCTATTATCTCCTGTGTCATATACAGGAAATAAAACAAATTTGTTCAGAAGTCTAGTTCTGCACACCTAAACTGCCGTTTAAACCAAAATTCAGCCTTGCCACAACATTCTCATCACTTGTTACGTACACTGTAGCAACTGTAGCGTTGTCTGCTATCTTCATGGCATTCACACGATATACGCCTTTAGGCGGTATGGTTACAATACCCTGCGTTACAAAAACTGCTTGAGACATATCTGAAACATCAGATACCAAATACGTGACTTGAGCTGCTTCTGAATCCATATTCAAAACCACCATACCCGCCCACCAACCATTACTCAAATCACAATCAAACATATTTTCATATACTGACGGCTGCTCTTTGAGCTGTTGGATAACCGCAGTAGCGATTGATTCAGGCGTTAAATCATGCGTATAGTACGTTTCAGCCTCACCTCGACAAACTTCTACACCCATGGATGAGCCTTTAACAACTATATTATACAAAACATTTTCAGCAGGTGGTATTACTACCACGGTATTACTGAACGTCTGCACTGGCGGTTGTATAATCTGCTTACCTTGATAAAGCTCTACAACATAATACTCAACATCTACATTCGTAGGCTCTACCCAAGATACTGAAATGCCGTTGTGAACTGTTGTTAACGTTATAGGTAGCTGTGTCGCTGCCCTAAGCGGCAGGACATACATAAATACACAAATAACAACCAGTATAAATATTCTGTAAAAACGCATTTTTTACACTCCTTATAAAAAAAATCTCCAAAAGTTCATTAAGAACTAATGGAGATTTTTTTTATTGTCTAGTGTTTAATTTTTAGGTATGACGAATGAAATGGTTGATTTACCTGCACGCAGCACCCTGTTATTTTTGTAGTCTACCTCAACCGGGTAGGGATATACAGTCACCTTGGATTCAACATAAATAGGTTCAATACCACCTGTTTCAGGATCGATAGACAGCACCCACGTCGCTGAAGTTGTTTTCGATGTGAATATACCATTAGGCTCCTGCTGTTCGACAACACCTGTTACAGCAGTCTTACCAAAATTATCTTCAATATATCTCCGCTGTATCTGCAACGGGTTAGTCAAACTCACGTCATATGGTATTCCGTAGCCCAGCGACTTACAGTCACCTTCAATCATACCATAATCCGAACGCCATACTGTGTGCGTGACTGCCACTTTATTACGTGCTTTGAACAGCTCTATTACTAATTCGCGCTCAAAAGACCATAAAAATGAGGGCGTAGGTTGTGCAGTAGTATACATAGCCAGCTGCTTTTCTACCGCCTCTGCCTCTTTGTCCGTAACTGTTGAGTTATAGCAGCCAGTAACCGTGAAGATACAAAACAGCGTGAATAAAAATACTTTCTTCATTTCTTAATCCTTCTTAGATGCTTTTAAAACGTTAATAGCGTCTATATGCGCCTGGATATCTGCCTTTTCCTCTTTGGTAGCTGCACTACTTAAACGCCTATGCAGAATTTTAAGCTCTGCATCATATGTAGCTATAGCAGCTTTATCACTAGCTTTTTTCTGATAGCTATTTTCAAATATTATATTTTTTGCCGCAGTGTCAGTAAATACACCTACAGCTTTCAACGTAAAAAATAACCCAATTAAAAGCACAATTGCTATTAACGCGCCTGCCACCAAACCAGTTACTTTAAGCTTAACGCCCATTTTTTTACTCCTTATCTTCTTGATGATGAAACCAATTGCACGCATGCATATTTATTATACGCGCTTGAATGGATATATTTTTTTCATCTACATCACCTGCTTCTGTTAGCAAGCTAATTGCTAAATATAGCGCACCAAGCGCTCTTTCCAAATCATCCCTATTATCTGTTGAACCGCTGACTTCGTAGCCATGACGCAGTATTTTTTGCAAAACTTTTATTACACCAGCACACTTTTCAGATGTATATGCTACACGTTCAGATTGAGCGTATGTAAGCTTGCTAAAAGGCCCGTTTGTTAAAGGACCATGCTCAGGTATAATTTTTTTAGTAAAGCTACCTGCGTTAAATTCTTGAGCTAACCATTCAACCCAATTAGACACAAACCTATCAGTAGGTATTACAATTGTTTCTTGCACATGAGTGTTAGGATTAATGTACAATATACTAACAAAAGTACTATTTTTTTGTGTATGCTGTATCACTAGAGAGGGTAAACCAAGTGTGTCAGCATACGCTTTAACTATCTCTTCGCAACGAGTAGTAAATCCCTCCATTGAGTGGTAGTATTCATTATATAACTTAGCAGCCGACTCTATTGTTAAATCGTTACTCATTGTTACCTCGTAAGTTAATCAATTCCTCACCAATGTCTTCTTGAACCATGCCTATGAGTTCCCCACAATCAGCGTCATGTACAAGTGCATATTTGATTGTGCCTGTAGCAGGATACGCTAAAGTACTTTCATACAAATTAGTAAGTACAAGCTGAAATACTTGCGGATGTATCACTTCTTCATTAAGAGTATCTACTGCCGCTTGTACTTTGGCTAATGCTTCAATCTCGCTATTAACTGTATAATAATCATCATTAGGCAATTCTTTGGCTTTATAGCTAGTTACAGCTTTAACCAAATCACTACCGTAACAGCGCATTGTGACGCAACCTAAAATAAACTGCCCACTAAACGCATTTCTGCGTTCAATCAAAGCATACAAATTACCGCAAAGCAAACCTACAGCTTCGTATAAATTACTCACATCGACTTCTTCAAGCGTATAATTGTATACAGGCTGGCGCACCGCACTACGATATGCTGCCTTAAACGAATTACTATCACGCATAGTCTTATAAAAAGTGGAAAGCTTTCTAGCTAGACATCCGGCAGCTACACCAATATCTATCGTCGAGGCCTCTTCACTATTATACGTTGTACCCTGATGTGCTATAATGGTTTGCGCCGCTGCATACAATTCAGCTACTGCTTCCTTTCTTTTATTATCCATGACTGTTCTCCAAATAAGTGCAAAATTGCTGCACCTCCTGATTATTCAACATACTATCAGCATGATCACAAGTACGCGAATCACCAAGAAGAATATCTTCTAACTCACGTAAGTGATAATGTAATTCATCCAGAACGTCAGATGGCATTCCTTTAAAGTCAATCATAGACAACCACTTAGCCTTTTTAAAAACAGCAAACTCAGTGTCTGTTAATTTAGAATTCATCAGCATAACCATCCTCTACGGCTTCATCGTAATCATCCTTTGTAACCGGTTTCCAATAATATTCACCACACCGCTCATACCACAATTCGCGTGTTAATATTTCAATCTCTCTTTCTGTAGCACCTGCTTCACTATAAAAAACAATCTCTTCTTCTGTACCAACGAAACCACAATAAACGTTGACCTTGAAATAATGATGAACTTTCTTATCCTCAGGCATAGTAGACTCCGTAGACATAGTAAACTCCTTTATTTAAAGTGGGCGTTAATTAGAAGCCAACGCCCTAAAGCTGGTATAAGGAATTTGTGCAACGCTAGCCGCCCAAATATGAGATGGGACAGGAGCGCCCTGGATTACTCTATTGAATCAGCTACTTACATTCGCTGAAACTTACATCCAGCAGTAACGGAATATAAACCACATGAATAGGCTGTGTATCTATGATCACCCTAAAATACTTTCAGGTACGCGTCCTGCTTCAGAACACGCTGTTATATTTAAAGCATCCTCAACAAAAGATGTCAATTTTGGATAAACATCAAGAAATTGTTTTACTGTGTTAACATTATCCAGCGTACACTTGATATCGTTTACATATGCTTGAATAATCGCAACATGTTTAAAAATAATATTGAGTGAAGCATTATTAGCAGCACCGCACGAAACAAGCGACTCTTCAATATATTTATCACGTACAGAGGACGATGTAAAACAGGGTATTAGTAAAGGTGTTTGAAGCACAAACTTAAAAATAGCACATTTAGGAAACCTGCCCCGTGTAAATGTGTACTCTTTAAGCTCATAAATCATATCAAAATCTTCAAGAACTGGTACAGCAGCAGGAAGGCCATTAATCTTATAATTACATATCATATCCGCACGTAAATCTTCAATAGCTTCACACATCTCTTCACCGTACTCAGAAGTAAGGTAATTGTTGTATATATGTTCATACAACTCACGTGTAATTCGTTCACGCTTTTCGTTTGTCAGTTTTATCCTAGCCATTGCGTATGCTCCATGTAAAAAATATTTTTTAGATATATGTACATCACCAATAAACGTTTTTTAACAGCTCTTTTTTTAGTACGTAACAACATACATGTCACAAACTTAAAAAAGTGTCAAGAGTTTTCTTCCTGTTTATCAAGCCAGTCATTAATTATTTTTACTTGACCAGTAATACTGGAAAAGAAGGCCACAGCATGGGCGTATACCAATTTCTTCCAATCCTCACTAGTAGGGATTACGTATGTATACATGTATTCAAAATCTTCCACATTACGGTCAGAATCGTTACTGATTGGAGTGTCGTTATCTTCGCGACGCAATAAGACTGAACACTTATGTGATGTTGTCACTAATTCATTAGACATGAATCTGGCCAACTCTTCTGGCTCCCTACAATGAACAAACATGATTCCCGGCTCTGCACGGCGATCAAAAATCTCAACATTTTCTTGGATGTCCTTGAACGGGCCGTCATTGTATTCAACCCACAGCTGCTTAATTCCAGCTAACAGCTTTCGTGCTTTCGGTCCTTTAACATAATTCCAGCCTAAGAGTACGGCAGCATCTTTAACAAGGTCTACAGTCGAAATGTTTGCATTATAGACCTCGCATGTGTAAACGATATCCTGGTGGAACAAGTTCATTACCATTGAAGCAAACGTGTCCTTACCAGAATGGGGTGCACCGTTAATAAAGACAATAAATTTAGACATAAAATTACCCTTATATCTTTCCATAAAATTTAATACTTGGTTCTGATTGTATATCAACTGTTTAGCCAACCCAGACGTTCGTGTACCGTATGCTTCACCAAACCCTAAAAGTTTGTAACCTAGTCTACGATCTGCGAAATCATCTGATTCAACAAGCGCTTTTATTCTTAACGCCTCTTCAATCAACTTAACTGCTGGGACACCACTCATTAGTCTTCCTGCTTAAGGTTAATGCTAATATCCAACTCCATATCTTTGAGCTTATCCTTAATAATGTTTTTAAACACTGCGTTAACAACGAATTCAGCCTGATCCTGGACATATGTACCAGCGCGTTCAGTAACAGCTTTATATGCTGCTTCATCAATACATTTGCGCAAAGATATATAATTTAGTTCATACTTAATCCTCTCGTGTGCACATTCCGAAGCTACAGTATTAAGGGGCATGTATGCGACTTTACGGCCAACTTCATTCTGAATCATAGTTGATAACTCTTCACGTACGATAGCCTTTACCTGCCCTTCGATTAAATCGCGCACATATTTACGAAATTCACTATCTTGTTCCAAAGGAATACTAATCTTCATGTTAACTCCTTTCAGCTTTTGAATCACATGTGCCGTTAGCCACCTGCCACCAGGATGCTTTACGCATCACACATTTACTACCATGCAACGTAAAATTATTAGTCCCGTAATCATGACACACAACTCTACCTTGATATGTGCCATAATTAGTAATTTTAAAATCACAGAAAAACCGAGGCATCTTTTTAGGTCTTTCTTCCCAGCCTAAAGGCTCAGTGCGAGTCTGCATAAGAATATGCCCGTTATCACTAATCCATTGGCACGGAGCTAACCACTTACCTGCCGGAGTTTTCATCAATTTTTTATATGCCATAAACTCAGTAATGTTTTGATAATACCCTGGCTGCTCAAATTTAATGACATATTTAGGGTCTAACCTATACACAAAGACATCCCTGGAAAGACCTTTACCTAAATGATCTGCTGCAATAAGGTCTACCAACTCATCATATATTAGTTGCGAATATTCCATTAGCTTTTCAATCTTGCTAGCTCACGAGCCATTTCCTCATGAGACATTTCACGCATAAGTTTTGCAGCTTTTTCTTTGTACTCTTTGCTCTCTGTACAACTTTCATGGTCATCATCTGATTCCAGAGATATACCTGCCGCCCGTGCAGCATCTTCAAAAGATGAGCAAAAATGATATTTTGAAAAATCCACTTCTTGCACATCGTACTTACTACCTGGATTACCCCAAACACCATATTTACGTGCATAATACTCTGTTTCCACAAACTTTTCGGCGTCTTCACGCTTACGAAAATAAAAAGGTGTACGTAACGTTACCCCTCTACCTTCAGTACTGTCGCTATTGTATATAGCAACATAATACTTACCTGTTGGCGCTTCTGCGGTGGCTATATTATCTGCGGTATCCTTAGTAACTTCTGTAATGATGTCTAAAAGACTGCAATTAACAGAGCTGCCCTCAATAATACGATGATTATTATTATTTTGCATATTGAAATAGTCTACATTTACAAGCTTACCCCATATAGAACCTACAGGTACTGTTGGATAACCATAAGTCAGAAGTACATCAGCAACCCACTGAGCTATATAATCCCTGGAAACCCTCCTGTTACCTAAAACACAGTGCAATTCAATCGCAGTATAAAAGCAAACATTTACTAATTCTTGTAATTTATCTTTATTATTCATGTTAGCTCCTTGAATACATTAGTATACTCAATATATGCGTCAGCCTCTTTCTGTACCATCTCTTTCAACCAACGCCTCCAGTCACCTTTGAAAGCATCTACTGGAACAAGTATAATACCGTCTTCATAATCGACATCATCACGGTCTAAACGATTATCCCAGCCGATAGCAATTTCGCCTGATGGACATAACGTAAAGTTCACATACTGAACCTGCTGCACCATGAAGTATTCGGCGTATGCATGCAGTATCTCGTGTGCACGGACAGCTAACTTCACTTTACATTGCACGTAAATATTAAACGTAACGTCGAGCATGGCGGTAACTCCTTTTAGCGCGGGTCTTCTTCTTCAGCGTAAACTTTTTCCACAACTGCTCTAATAACTATATCGAGTGTACGTTTAGCAATTTCAACCTGCTCATACGCAGCCATCAATTCAGGGAAACGCTCATTAAGATCATCTATGAAATCAGACAAATTGCACAAACGTTCTATGTCACCTTTTTCGTGGAAGTACAGCAGTGATGATGCATCATCCGCTGTCATTTTACGTTTTTCATGCTTTTTATTCATGATCGCTCCTTAATGAATCAGATGCACAGGTATAACCGGCTTTAAAGGCTTCTTCACTTATAGGATAAACTTCACCTACAAGGCCTACAATTAAGTAATTTCCAACTGTGCATATCATATCACCTTCAGACGTAGGCACAATTAAATCACCTGTATAACGATTAAAAAATACTCCAGCGCATCCTTCTAAAGCACGTATAGTATTAAAAGTACTTTTTTTACCATCCCACTTAATCACATTTACTTCCAGCGGTTTTTTCGTAGCTTTAAACCATGCACACATGATCTCTCCTTTAAATAAAAAAGTACTTTATCATGACTTTATCGTTGGGTACTTCCCACAAGAAAACTTCTCAGATTCAGGACAAACACCAGTAGCTTCACAAGGTGCTCCAGCACACCTGAACACTTCTGGAAGTTCTTGCTTACATAACATAAGCATTTGCTCAGCCACAGCACGTATTTCCCATTGGGCACGCCTGCAACACCGCAATTTAAAAAAGTTCAACAATGCACGACAATTCATAGTAACTACAATCATCGTTTCACATGCATTAGGCAGCACAAAACGAGCATCTTCGTTTGCTGTTTTTTCATACCCATTAGCCACCAACTCTGCTTGTAGGTATTCATACGCTTCTGATACGGTAGCCATGAACTGCTTAAAGTATTCCGCAGCATTGGGAATCTTTTTAATATTAAGAGGCATAATATAATCAATGTCCTTAGAATCAGTATACCTCTGACTCTGCTGTGAATAGGAAGCAATCCTATGACGCACAAGTTGATGTGATGCTGCTCGTGAAATGCCTGCTACAGAAAATGTAAAGCTAACGTGCTCAACGGTGCTATCGTGACCCGTTGCAACAACTTTCTTTACCAATTTACCTTGTTCTTCCCTGCTAATAGTCCCAGCCCTTAACTTAGGCCAAATTTCAGCAACGTATTCTTTAGAATAGCATTGCTTGCATGCTGAATAAATCACAGCCAAAGGATTCTGTGTGTGCGCAATAAGATTAACTTTTGATTCTACTCTAGCCATTTCTTAAATTCCTTTGTGCTTTCGACCAGTCCCAATTAGGCCGTACGTTCACGTCAATATATGCGTTTCCAGCAGCATCATATGATGATGCTACGTACTCAATGAAATGCTTCTGGCGCATGTCTGAAATCTCTATAATTGTATCTAACACAGATAGCACGTTTTTTTTATTTACCGCTGTACTATCAGCTTCCACATAGTATCTAACCTCTTTATTTAAAGCACGCAAAAGCGCACCATAAAGATCAATGATATCCTTAGCTTCAGCAACATCGTTTGCATATTGTGTATATGTTTTGTGATCTACGTGATTTACAGATACATAACAAATATCTTCTGCCGAATCAGTAGCTATATGCATGCCGAAATAGTCTGTTATAAGAAAACGCAGTATACGTTCAAAATCATCTTGGTATACCAAGCATGAAGAAAGCAGCTCATCCAAGCAAAAATCTTTACTTGTAAGATCATAATAGCAAATTATACGCATGTTATCCAAATCCATGTTAGCTCCTTATAGTGTTTATACGTTTTTTAGTTATACTTACTAACTCTTTATTAATATCTGTGCCTATTATATTAAACACCGGCACCACCATCAAAACATAATTCTGGCGAACCAACTTCTACGCCAACTTCACAATGCCACTCATAAAACCGCTCATTACCCACTACACCAGGATCAGGCATATTACGAGCTTCGTGGTAAGGTACAACAAAAACACCCACATCAGACCAAGCAAAAAGTACTAAATTAGCATTTGCACATTTCTTTAATGCTCTTTTTAAGCTTTTAGCCGCCTTTACTTGCTCATCATTCACGACCCAGCTCCCTTATTACCCGTTCAGCAGTGCCCCACAACTTATCTCGATTCTGCATATAAGTTGCGTTTTCACCAAACTCTTTTTTGTAAGCATTAAGATAAACAAGTGAACGCAGCGTCTCTATGACACGTTCCATATCATCCGCTGCATCTGTAACGAGCGTACTGATTGCACTAGCTACCTCTTCAGGTGCTACTAAATAAATAGTTTGAGATAAATTCCTAAGATCATTAATTGATTGTAACACTTTGTTAGCTCCTTTAAGTGTATATATGACTTCCTACACACCGACTTATATTGTTGTTACTTATACTGCATGAAGAGTGCGAACTCATAAGTCGCTGCCTCGGTCAGTCGAAGACAGTAAAGCTATTTATAGTCTAGCTCCTAAAGACTAAAAAAATATTATTTGGTATCCGTGGTGGGATTCGAACCCACACTGCGAAGATTTTAGGTCTTCTGCCTCTGCCTGTTGGGCTACACGGACATTTACTAATTAGGGTAACACTAAATTACAATTTGATATTAAACGTATACATTTTTTACTTATTTAAAAAATGTATATATCTCGCACAATTATTAAATCCAGTGCTATATAAAAAACACCGTATGTGGCAAGCTTATCCAAAAAAGCAGCTACGTTTTGTTTAACTTCTACAAACGTCTTACCGGGAACCAACCCGTAATAACTAACATCTGTATCAACACCACCTTTAGCAGCGCTAATACCTAGCACATTTAAACAATATACAGGATCATCCGCCCAAAGCTCTTCTGAAAATTTATCATCATTTTTAGCAAAATTTTTTAAATCATATGATGTAAACTTTATACCAACACCACCTATAGCTACATACTCGATACTCATATAACAACTCCATTCATATTAACTGCTGGTGCCGAGATTTGAACCCGGTGTGGTAGTGTCCTTATATTGGCTCATTGTTACTACCGTGGGAGGCACCCAGCGTGTTCCCACCACGCCGCACCAGCATAAAAGAATTTATATAACTACGTAGCGGATTCCCATTTGTCAGCCTCAGCCATCGCCTCTTCCTGTGAAGCAAACTGCTCAAATGCGTAACATCCATCAGAGTCTCGATAAACAGACCAACGCTCAGTACCATTAAAAAATTCAGGCCAAATTAAATAATTTCCGCGTTGCCCTACAGCTTCTAGTCTCAAATAGTCTAAACCAAAAAAATTATAGCCCTTACTAAATACCACAGTAGAGTCAAATTCCACATTATTTGTATCGTTCCATGCAAGTTTCACAATACACCTCTCCTCTACCTGTCATCACCTAGCGTACTTCTAATATTGGCCATTTCTCTCTTGCTGTCCCAAGGCTCATTTTGATTTTCCAACCAAGCACAAAATGCTTTCCCGTACGCACATCTGATCTCTCTTTCCTCCTTATCAATTCTACGTTCCCAAGCAATGTCAGCCCAAACAACCCACACAGAAATGACGATCGCTATAATTGCAATTGCGGCACCCATACTTAACTCCTTATTTTAATTCTTTTTCCAACAATCGTTTTACTTTTGAAATTTCTTCTTCAGAGTGCACAGTACCACCTGTATTCATCTCCAAATACCATTGTAAAATTTCAGCCCGATTTTCCAAATCGTTGACGTGGAATGTCAGGCGGCAAATTACCCTAGGCCGATCTTCAAAATCACGAAAGTAATAACCACCCAAAATAGGAAACTTGTTATCCAGGAAGTCCAGGCAAGCCGTGATCCGCTGTTTACCATCCACAATAACCATCGGTTCAGTACTGGCTGCATTACGTCCATATGAAGGGCAGTTGAAATATATATCACGACCTGACGTACCACCTCGGAGGATATGGACCACAAACGCCTGCTGCTGGTCCACAGTCCATACATGCCCTCGCTGAAAATCCGGGTTCATATCTAAAGCTGAGTTTTCTTTGAAGTCCCTTATTGTTTCAGGGACACTTCTTAGCTGAACGTCGATACGATAGGCCCCGCATATAGTGTATGCGGGGATGTCAATAAATTTCATTTCGTATCCTCATCAGCGTTTACAAACTCACTATATTGTTCGGTGCAAGGTACATTGCAGTTGACCCTAACCTTATCTATAAGCAACTGCATCTCTAGTAAGGGTAAATCAGATATAGGAGCTAAGTGTAATAAACCTAACAATTCTTTGCGCAATTTAACTTTGTGCAACTCACCAAGCGTTTCACTAGCTAGAGCTTTTATACAAATGTCCACATATTTTGGTTCAGGTATACCCTCCCCTGTAATACAATCATAAATCTCGTCTCCTACGTAATAGTAACCGCCATACACACCTGTAATAGTAGCTATACTGATAGGCTCTCTATTTTCAAGATCATACTCAATAACTGCATCACCAACATTTAAATCTTCGATAGCATCATACGTATAAGCACTCATAGCTAAACCCCCTTATCTAGACTTCGTTAAATACTCGCAGCAATCTCTTTTTTATTTTACTGTAACATTTTTTTGAAACTGTGTAATGTTAACACCTGTATTAAGTGCATCACATATATCCTGCGCCTTCATAAATACCGCACTTCTGTTTTCGCGTGTGCCGTAAACACGTATCTGAACTTTACCTCTTTTTAGCCGCTCCCCTTTAGATTTTTTTTCAACCTGAAAAATTCCGAGAGATAACGTCCTATATTCACCTGTTGCCATGGAACCAGCATAGTCCCACGCTCCTACCTGCTTATTACCTGTATAGGGTTCTGCCATTACTTATCTCCTTTCACCCCAAACATTGCCAGGAGCCAACATTTCTTGATCTCAGCTTCATCATTCTTGACAGGGCAGTTTTTGGGGTCAGATATGTCCCGCGCACAGGCGTAACCTTCGTTGACTGGACAACCACAGTCCCACAGCAGCCTTGTTAAAACGAAATCTGTTACTTCACCTTCCAATCCCTCCGCCAGCTCCAAAGCTATTTTAGTAAGTCTTTCTTTTGTGGGCCGACACAGATAAAAACCGTAAAAATAATTTCCAGGAACATAACCATTTTGTTTTCGGTATTTATCCCCGTTCTTAAGAACAACCAATGTTTTGGTTGTCCGTTCAACGGTTTTGATGCTGTCCCTGTATAAAGGATGCGACACTACCACCTGATCCCCAGGTTTGAGATTTGCCAACCAGTTTTCGCGGGTTTGGCTACTCATCCCCACCTCCCCCCTCGGCAATGTGGAGGACTTCGTTGTCCCCAAAAATATCAAACCACTCCTTTCTGGGCCAGATTTCACGACAATCCTTACCTCCAATAGTGTCGCTTGGAGATGCTAAATTTGTATACACATAATCATCTCCCACGTACGACACCACATGAACGATGTGAGTGTTCGGTTCCATGAGAACATCACCCGGTCTAGGAGTAATAAGTGGATTACGAATAGAATTAGTTGCTTCCAACTCCTCAACCATAGCTTGTAACCGCTGTAGAGATATCTTGGCAAATGCCTCCCACCCCAGCTTGTCAAATCTGCGGTATAAAGCTCTTTTTTTCACATCAGTTATTCTCTTTGGCGTAGGGTACAACAGTTGTGTACAATGATAACTTACATCTCCAGGTGCAAACCCGTCACTTTTGCGAAACCGTTCTCCAGAACTCAACACTAGCAACGTTTTTGTCACCCTAGAAACAATGCCTATACTATCAGGAGTAAACGCTGAATTTGTTGATACAATTACTTGATCCCCTGGTTTAAGACTTGCTAACCATTCCTCATTAGTTTGGTCACTCACTTCAGCCTCCTTCTTTCATTAACACTTATCTAAAAATGTGGAACCTCACACCACACTCGCCGGAACGTCTATAACCTCATATCAATCATAACATTCGATCATTCAACGCAGGGCATAATAACATTTCTTTGATTACGGCTTCCAGCCGATGAAGCGTAACCTTGCTAATTGTCGTCCACCTACTTTATCGAGCCTATAGGGCAAGACCTTTCTATTAATTTTTCTTCACTTTCTGTGGAGACAGGCATATCCTGCTGTGTAAGCTCTATGCCTACACCACCTATACCCTGGTAATTAACACTCATATATTTAGTCCTCGCTTTATTTTCGGTGACTACGCAACCTTTACAGGTATAAACTTTTGGTATCAGTTTACAGCTCTCAAGCAGTACAGAGTTATTTAGAAATCCTTAATAACTGGTAAGCACCACCAAACCAATTATCAGGTAAACAACCCATCAGTATTAACAAACTGTCAGTATAAGTCATCTCCCGGCCTTTTTAAGGAGTTCACTTACAAAGTCTTTCGAGCATACGTAGCCATATTAGGTGTATATGTCAGGCTTTCCACCTGACTGCCGGGTTTGCCCACACTTAGCAGTGGTCTTCTTCTTTAAGCGGATTTTGCCGCACCATTACTGGCTTATGGTTGCCACCGGACTATTGGTCGGTGGGCATGACTAAGAGGATATAGCCCACCGACCTCAAAAAGCGCTCATATGCATCATTGTGCGCTTGGAATAACTCATTTATAAGCGAAGCGTCACAAATTGTCAATAGCTTTTTCGTATAATTTGATCACAAAATCTCTGTCTAAGTATGAAGGATCAAACAAATCCTCCTGAAACAGGGGGCATTGCGTAAAGCAACCAACATGGTCTATTTCATCATCACCTATAATCTGAAATGGGCACACCTGTGAAGGTCTACGTATTTTAGTGATTAGCTCACCGCGCTCAGCATATGCCACGGGATCATGTAACATCTTATTACTCCACACCGATTTTTCCACAGTGCATAAACCCCAGGTGCAATATGGTGCTCCATCTTCGGTAAACCCTTTTTCAAAAGGCTGTTTAGCCTTTATCATTCTGTATAACTTAGTCAATAAAGCTACATATTGAGGTTGACCTAAAAAGATACTGTTTTTCTTAGCCACTATACCCAAACCTCCGTTGTTTTAAAATCAACGTGCAATGTAATATCACCCAAAAAGTAATCAACTTTAGGATAATCAGTACGCACTTGCTCAAGCATTCCTTTTTTCATTAATGCTTCTGCTTCCTCTTTTGGCACTGAATTATGCACTTCCCATGTCATAGAGTCGTGGACTTCTGCCCACGGAAACACTTTAGTACCATACAAACCAGCTGCGGATAAAAGCTTATGTTGAGATACTAATGACAAAAGAAATATATCTGATGCTGTAGCCTGAACATAAGTGTTTACACCCTGGCGCAAAGCCTGTTCGTCCACATAAGGAAACTTTCTTTCGCGTCCAAAGACAGTACGTGCTTTCTTATGTTCTATAATATAATCACGTGTATTATTAATCCAGGTTTTCACTGAGGGCATACCTTCAAAAAAACGCTGCGTAAAAGCAGCAGCTGTTTCTATGTCCCAGGAGCCGTCTTCCAACTTCCAACCTAATGTGCTAGCAATACCTTCAGGTGTCATACCATAAAGTGTTCCAAATGATATAACCTTTGATGCCTGCCTAAACGAATCGCCAAACTTTTCACGCTCTTTAGCATTCTTAATAATCATGTCATAAGGTATTTGAAATGCACGCGAAGCAATCATACTATGAAAATCAGCATCTTTATCATGACATACAGCAGCAATTTCAGGTGACTTGCCATATGCGCCAGCAACACGAACTTCAATCTGTGAATAATCAGCATATGCCAGATAATAGCCGGGCCGCGCCTTAAAAATCTGCCGAGTATCCGCACCACGAGGCTGATTTTGAATATTAATCTGATTTGTTTTTCCAAGTCCTACCGAATCAGTTCCACCTGATGAAGTTCTACCAGAAGCGGTTGAGTTAGTCTTAAATGACGCATATACAAATTCACCCTCTCGTTTTTTAGCCAATCCAGTAACATATGTAGACATCTTTTTTGACGCTACTCGATAATCTAATAAAACCTTTAACAGTTCGTTGTCAGTCTCAGCATATTTATCTTTCAAAGTACCTTTTGTAGTGTTTTTTAAATTCCAATCAGGGTGTGAATGTTTTATACATGCTAAAACAATATCATTTGATCTAGGATTAAAAAGCTTCACCCCCTTGGGCTTGTACGTCTTCATACGCTTACGCCCTTTCTTTTCACCAGTTTGTTTCAAAAACTCATTATGCTTACGTGCTTCTGCATTAGATACTCGAATGTCTTTTTCACGCTTAGCTTCTGCATAAGCATGCTCAGTTTTTACTTTATCATTATATGCAGCAACTTCAGGTGTATCTAAAAAACGCCTACATAACTGACGTAATTCGTCCATATATTCGTCAGCTTTCTTATTTAATAGCGTATCATTAAGCATGATACCTCTAGCTTCCATGTCACGCAAAATAGGCTTTACACCACAGATTATCTTGTCATACAAAAACGACATATCCTGTTTATCTACATAGTATCTTAACTTAAAAAAGAGTATAGCTGCTGCCAGGACATCACCGGCGCAGTAATCATGAAGAGTCTTTGTGTCTATTTCCCTATAATATTTACCAGCAGTAGCTTTACCTTTTTGTTTAATGTCACCTGCCCATGCTGCTAACTCAGGGGCGTATTCAAATATTAATGATTCAAGGTTAAACTTTTTCCTGGATTGGTTGACAACATAAGCCTCATCCATGGGATCGTTATTATTCCACACAAACACATCAGAGTGTCTCGCAAGTACACCTGAATCGTAATTACTATTAAAAGCTACAGATTTAGTTTTAGCAATGGCTTTAGCTAACGTTGTGGTTACAGGACCAGTGTATATGACTAATTTTTTAGGATCATACGAAAAACTATGACATCCAGGTGTATACGTAGTTTCCTCTAAATTTCTAAAAAACCCAAAACCTGTACATCGCGTCTGGCAGTATTCTTTACCGTACTGCCAGTCTAATGCAGATCGTTCAGATACAAGCGACATCCCTTTATATTTTATTTCTTTTTTTTCAAGTTTTTCCGGGCATATAGTTTCAAAGTCATATTGCAGAAATTCGCCCTTCCATCCTTGAATAAGCGCAACCATTTCCGTAACACGTTTAACAACGGTATATTCAAGCTTAATTTTTTCATTAAGATTAATATCACAATCACCACCTAGCGCTTTATCAAAAAGATTGCGTAAATCTGTTTTATATATTTCAAAAGCTTTGCGTTCAGATTCTTTAGTATATTTATAACCATCACGCTCACCATGTTTACGTAAATAGTATGATGGCGAATGCATACATATATAAATGCGCTCACCTTTGCGCACAATCTTATTACAAATCTCTACAATGTTACGACCTAATAACATCTGCGGAGGATAATTACCTGCTAATAATATTATGTTGCCTTTAAACTGCTCTAGTTCATCTTCTAAAGTACTTTTAAAACAAGTCTTAGCTTCAGGCTTATTTACACGCTCCTTACCCGGATAACATTTAACTGCATTAGTCACATAAACATAATCTCTATGGATTATATCCTCCAAGCCATTAAGTAAAAATTGAAACTCACTTTTACCCCAGCACTTACCATTAAATGTGGCTGATTTATTAGGATAGTCACCAATAACAAATAAAGTCTTCCCAGCTGGGGTATCTACTGGCCAGTAAGCTGTATTAGCAAAAAATTTACACTTATCGCACTTATCACTCTTGTACATGCAAAACCCCTTTTAAATCTTAAATCCTGCACGCTTATTAAATTCTCCACCTGCATCACGTGAAGTTTCCCTAAAACATACTTGATCAGTACGATACTCTAACCATTTACGACCACCACACGAATGTCGCCCTGCATCATTACGAATAGACATTTTTTGTTTAAAGCTTGAGTCGTCCGTATCATTTTTATCTCTATGTAAAATTAATAACGCATCGGAATCAGATACAGCAGCACCAGACCAAGCCACATCATTGCTAGACATCTCCTTATGTGATGACTGTTTCCTTGGCTGCGCAATACAAATAATAGGTATATTTAGTTCTAAAGTAATATCCTTGAATGCTTTGTACGCATTCTCCATGGCCACAGCTTTACCTGTAGAATCCGTAACATTGCGCACCATGTAATGTATATTGTCAAATACAATAAGATCAACACCATATCGAGCATAAGCATCCCTAAATGTTTGCATTAAAACATCTTGCTTTACATTAGAATCGTAACCAATAAAAAGAGGTAACTTATCACGATATGTTTCCATAAATACATATCTATCTGCACCAGTCACTTCACGCCCGACACCTAAGAGCATTCCAATAGATATGTCTAACAAATCACGCCCGGACATCTCCATACAATAAAATAAGCAGCGTTTGTTTTGAAGACATGCATCTAAACACAAAGACATGGCAAATGTAGTTTTACCAATTTTAGGCGGAGCAGTCAGTGTAATTAAATGACCAGCAGTCAAACCACCGCCAAGTAGCTCATTCACTCCAGGTAAATAAGTATAAATGTGATTTTCATCACCTGTTACAATGGCATCAGTAAGAATGGTATCTATATTTTGTATGGCGGGTAAATCTATTAGTTCTGCTTGCTTAATTAAACTTTTAAATCGTTCGTCACCGTTAGGCCCATTTAAAACATCTGCAACGTCCATGCCCTCTGGTAATTCTGCAATCTTGGTCCTATACGTACCAAGACGTTGCGCAATCTTCCTGGCACCCTCCTGGCCTGCATCATCACCATCATATGCGATGATAATCTCCTTGGCCTTAGATATAAGATCAAACCAGCGAGGTTCCATATTGCCTGCGCCGGAGGTTGTACCCACAGCATTTTTAAACCCGTGTTCCCAAGCCACGATAAGGTCTTTTTCACCTTCGCAAACAAGTACAGTTTCTGGCTCTTCTACCTTGGCTAGCACATCCTCATTAATCATTATCTTTGAGGCATCTTTAATTTTTATGAAAGCTTTAGGATAATTAAACCATGTTTTAAACTTTACATCATATAAAGCACCATTTTTTATAAGGGGGGTTACTAATGCAGGATAACTATCATCCAAGCTAGGAAAAAAATAATTATCTGTGTAGCCTAATTTAAAATGTTTTACTGTTTCTTCAGTGATACCCCAATTAACGCATAGTTCAGATAATAACTCAGAATCATCAATGAGAACAGCATGTGCATTCTCAACATCAATCATATTATCTTCTGATAATGCTTTTAATTTTGATGATGATGGTGCAGCTATACTAGATGTTAAACCTAGTAAACGGTTCAAAGTAAACAAGTTACCTGACGTAGGCTTACCATTCTTTTCATGTCTGTTTAAATTAAAACATTTGAACAAACCAGAAAAAGCATTGATACTAAACCCATCGCCATCACATAAGGGACATCTACGTAATTTTATTTCGTCATTATCTTCACGAAATTCATAGCCCTGCTGTTTAACCCAATCAATAGGCTTCATATAGTGTTAGCTCCAATCAGTTATACAGGTGTCTTTGTGTACGAACGTGCGTATTCGCTCCAATCCATAAGTTCAGTTCCATGCAACTTATACTCAGGTCGAGTTTGAGTCAAAAACTTTAAACAAGATCGGTGGCGTTTTCCAAAATCGTTAATATAATTAGCTAACTTAATTCTATCTTTTAATGGAATTATTGATCCTTTAACATGCTGCTGCATAGCTTTAGACACTACTAGCTTAGGTAATTCCCAAAAATACAAACCGTAGCCATAACAATTATGCATCTGTTTAGGTACTACAGGCTTAGACCAATGAACACTATACCATGTCTTTGTCAGCCTTTTATATACAGACTGCTTCTTATAAAAGTTGTGTGCTTCACCAAATAGATCAGTGTATTCATCATTTAAGTTATGATAAGCAGCTGAAAAAAAAGCTTTTTCTATCATGTATAATGATGTGGGTACACAAATAGGGTCTTTTTTAGTCAATAAAATACTAGCAAAAGCACGAATAGTATCTATCTGATCAATAGATAAAAATTCTATTTTACGTGAATCTACAGAAAAATAGTTATCCCTGACTTTGTATAGTACAGGCACAAAATTTGGATGTTGGCTTAATACCAATTCAAAAGAAAGTATTTCTACATTCTTAATATGTTCTGAAATTAGGTGTTTAAAGGAAGGTATGAATTTGTACGTATCTTTATAATACGCAATTACATTTGAAAAATATGCAGCCCCTTTCTCTAACGAATCAATATGTCTTAGTTTTAAGAACTTTGACAGAGCTGTGCGGTCAATAACTAAGTCTCTTCCGTATGTCTTTGTAAAGCTGCTCTGAATCCGGTGAATCAACGAATTCAAGAAAGTTTGCCGCAAAAGCATTGAGCATGAACCTCGCTACATCTTGGGGAGTTAGATTATACGCCAGGGCTACTTTCTCTAGCATATACAGAGTTTCACCATCTAAACTTATAGTGAATTGCTCTGTTTCAAAGCCATCCACAGGTAATTCAACAATCTCAGGTGGTTTTTTCTGCGCTAATATCAGTTGCATTAACACTTCTTGAAAAAATCTATCCATATTTTTTTATAAAGGCTGGTAGCACTAGGCAAAGGATAAGTACTACCAGCCTTTTTTATGATTTAGCGTGGTGAAACACTAAATTAGTTATCGTCCACATACTTTTTTAAGTCCGCGACAACATTTGCGAGATTACTAACAATATGTTTGAATTCTTCATCTACAGCACCAGCAGCGGCATCAGAAGGTTGTACATTACCTACAGCTTCGATGATTTCTTTCTTAATACGGTTCAACTTAAGGTCCATCTTTTGTAGCTTATCATCAATAGCATCAAAACGAGAAGTCACCAACTCAACAATGGACACACCAGGAGCAGCGACTGCTTCAGTAGATTCATCTTCTGCATCAACTTCAGAATCAACTTCCGGCTTCGGATCAGCTACTTTTTTACGCTTAGTAGTTATAGGCGCTTCCGGCTCAAGCTCGGGTTCAGGTTCAGGTACAATCATATCATCGTCATCTTCTTCTATGATATCATCAACAGGATCATCAATAGGATCATCAAGGGGGTCGTCAATAAGATCATCCGTAGGCTCTTCAATGGAATCAGCCATAGATTCCACATCAAGATCATCAACGTCTGGCTCTGGCTCAATAAGTTGTTCCGGCTCCGGCTTAGCCGTACGCTGAGCAGTAGGTTTATCTAACTTTTTTTCAGACTTTTTAGCTGTTGCTTTACCACCACTTTTTTTCTTGATTTGTGCCCTGATTTCTTCTTCATACTCCTGTGCAACTTCAAAACGAGCCGGTGGGCAGTTCATTGTCTCCGGCGTCGAACCTTCAGGCATCAACTCCTCTCCATTGATAGAGTAGCAATCATCATACTGTGTACAGTATTTACATACTCGACAAGGATGACCTTCTTGTAATTGCATAATATAATCTCCTGTATATCTATAGTACTTGTTTAGTTAAATTATTAAAACGGAACGTCATCCATTCCACTGGCTTCCGAGGGAAAGGCAGGACCAAGAACATCATCATCATCATCTTTAGCAGATGGTTGCCCCGGTGCACTCATATTACCAATGTCCAAATCATCATCCATATCATCAGGTGCTGGCTCATCATCATATGCATTAGCATTAACATCACCATAAACAGACTTTTTGTACTCTTTCCAAGCCTGCTGAACAACTGGTCCCTTAGCAGGATCATAATTATGTTCTGCCCACAGTTTATCCCATTGAGTCGGGGCTATTTGATTACCCCCGTACATATTCACAGTATGTGCATATATAGTATAGAATGGTAATGCATTAGGCGTTGTAGTTACTGCTGGTAGCAACTTAAAAGATACCACCTCATCGAGCTTCAAATCTGTACGATAACTGTAATAGCGATCGTACTTAGCTAGTGCAAAAAAAGCACGAATACGGTGAATAGGATTAGTAATATCAAATGAAGATACACCAATAACCTCACCTATCTTAGCAGCTACCTGCTCAACATACTTCTGTGTAACCGGATGAGTCTTACGGCTCTGTTGCACTGTATATTTAGGATAGTTACCATCCTTCTTCTTCGATATAGCTAAAACAAAGCCTTTATTAATATCATCAGGATAAGTCCAACGTAAATCAGGATTCTTTTCAGTTACACCATCTATGATGGTGCCAGCTACTTTTTTAGGTAGCCGCATCATAGCAAATTTATTTTTTTTAGGCCCTGAAAGAATCTTAGTGATTCCTACAATGACCTCGATTGCCTTGTGATTTTTAGCTTCATCAAAACCCTGTTCCTCATTAATCTTATTGAATTCATCACAATGAGGACAGCCAATAATACCCCCATTATAGGGATTACTCATGCACGGCATAACCATGCTTTGATCGTCCATGACTCCGCCAGATTTCATTCTCTTTGCTTCTGGTGAATTAGCCCAACCCATAATAATTTCTCCTCGTTAAATTAATTCTTGTTTCGACTTTTTGACATAACGTCTTTTTTGTCTTTTCCTTAATTATTGTTGAAAGTACTTCTACATCTTTTCATGAAAATAAGTCAACACTTTTTTCGAAAAAGTATCATACTCCGTACCTTTCTGTTTTTTAAACACTCTAAAAGCATACCCAGCAGTACCATTCGCATAAATTGTCCAAGATAAACTTTTATTCAACTTATTAAGATCAATAAGTTTAAGTTTTCTAGACGCAAAATCAGCTGACAGAAATACATTCTTTCGTATTGCTATCATAGTATGTGGTAATATCCGTTCACCTTGTACAGCAAATGTGTGTGGTACGGCAAATGAATCCAACGGGTAGAAAAAAGCAGGGTTTTTTAAAGGTGCTATTTCATACTCGTCATGCGCCTTGAACATAACATACTTGAGTAAAAAACGTTGAAGACGCATGTTTAAAGTTTTTTTATCTTCTAACTCATTTTTACGCTCATTAACTAACTTGCGTAAATCTTTTATAGGCTTTGTAACACCAGTTGCAGAAAGCACTGTAGTTACTGAACCTACGCAATCAAGTGACGCTCCTGGAGAATAGACACCCCAATTAGATGAAGTATTTACTAATCGATTACCAATATCATTAGCGTGTACTGCCAATGTAAAATCATCATTAACCGCTATTGTACTATCGGGATAAAAAGCGGCAGCTTCTGCATACTCATCCAATATTTTAATGAATTCAGGGTCTGTTTCATTCTCCAGGAGTTTAATATCAAGATTCTTCATACAACTTACTCACAGCACTATCAAGAGCAGGGATAAGTTTGTGCATTTGTGATCTTGCTTCTTTGTCTTTACCTTTGGTACGACCACTAACAATAGGTGATACTCCGTTAGGATTTAACTTAATTACACCATCTGTAATAATTGTTGTCATACCCCTGCCACGCTTATAGCTGGCTTCTGCCCCCACAGGAAAAAGCTGTCTAGCAATGACAGTTAATTTTTCCTCCAAAAGCTTCTTTTCTTTTACAATGTCTAAGTACGAACGTAAAAGTTTTGCGCGTTCCTTGGGGTCCATAAGTAATCTCCTTTTTAAAGTATTGAATCAAAATCAAACACTTTTTTCTCGTGTTCATTTATTTTTTTAATTAAATCATGCTCCTGACAAAAAGTAGAAAAGTTGTTAAAATCCAACTCAGTTAAACGATGACCATCATAATTATAATAAGGCAGCACGTACTTTTTACCCCGGTAATCCTTCCAATCGCCCTTATTACTCAGTTCGCATAAACCTAAACTCGCAGCATAGGGTAATAATCCTGTGTAGGGTTCTACCACATTTGTGCGCTGCGAAAAAACGGGAATATACGTTTTTTTATATGCAGCGCCGGTTCTGGTTTTTTCAACACATGCTTCCAACCATTGACCGACTACAACGCCACCTTTATTAAATATTTTACCTGCCTGTGTAAGCTTCATACCTGAGTCACGATAGTAATCAGGAGCAGTACCACCAGCTTTTGTTTCACCTGAACCATAAGATGAAGGTTTAAATGTTACATGATTAGCAAACATAAAAAGAACTTTTGAATCTATCAGAGATGTCATAAGCCTCATTGTTTGATGAATTGCTTTTGCACGCTTACCCATATCTTCTGCCAACGATTCAGAACTAGAAAAGGCAGCGAGAGAATCAAGTATAACAATAACAGGCACACTAGAAGCAAGGAGCTTGCGACCAAGCTTACCAGCATCAGCACCATTTTTAGGATCAAATTTAACTTTTGCAAGTTCGGCCTCCACCTGTTTTGCTGACTTCTTCTCTTTTTTTAACTTAGCTGCTAACGCTTTCACTTGCCGCTGATGAAAACTCTCTGCTTCCAATGTCTGCAATATCGTTTGCAAATGGACGTATACATCACCAATATAAGGGATATCTTCTGGTGGTACAATCAATGTACGTTCAGGATCAATACCCAAGCGCAAAGTTCTATCAGTATCATATCCGCGCTCTTTATCAAAAATAACTAAAAAAGCATCAGGATTTAATTTTAAAGCATTAGCTGCAATCAGTGACATCACTAACGATTTGCCTGACTTAGAAGGTCCATACAGCTCGACCATGTTACCATAATTGACGCCGGAATTTAGGATTATATCTAGTCCATATACACCAGTACCAATCTTTATACCCCTGTCATATTTTTTAAGAGCATTATATTGAGGTAGTCTATCAAAGTAACCCATTTAAAAGCCTCGCAATTAGTAGTTTCTGACACCGTAACCACAGATGTGCAAAGCATCTGCTAGACCATCTTTCCTACCCACATTAATACCTGGGTAGTGCTTCTCAGCCAAGGCTATTGAATTATCCTTAATAATCTTTCGTTTCATACCTTTAGCCATCTTTTTAGCTGGTACAAGCCCTGGTAACTGTTTCTGCCAATGATTCGGCCTGATTTCATATGTTGTAAACTTCAAAGCTATACAAAAAGCCTCAATATTACCGTAGTGTTGGAGATATGTTCCAGCTGATTTTATTCCTTGATTAGGCAGCGTCTGTGCTTTTTCAAGGATAGCAATCTTACGACCTGAAAGTTTATAATATTTATAGAAAACATGTAAAATACCTAAAGGAGTAGGCGGCATTAAAGTCACCTCGTATCTACCATCAATACACGCGGCAATAGCCCCTTGTTTACCAGGGTCTATGCCGAGATAAATCTTCCGCATAAGCAATCCTTATTTTTTTGTATATGTCTACTATTATGTTACGTACTAAAAGATGTCAATAAAAAAAAGCCGCGATGGTAGTAGATGAGAACCACAGCAGCTTTTTTTATACACCCATACATGGAGCTAACATGCGGGTAAGATATGTATATAATCCATTACCTTGTTAGTCAAGATAATAGTTGATTCCAGGCACATCGAAAGAGGAAATCTAAAAAGGAGTTAAAAATAAACCCCTCTCGATGCGCCACAACTTAACAGTATCAACTATGTGTATAGGTACGCATGACTTATTTGTCAAGATTTTAAAAGAATAAATCCTGGATACCGAAGCAGCCAGGATTTAAACTGAAAAATAAACACACATTTTGCAAAAAAGGATTTAGCTAATAAACACTAAATGTGCCTACAAAACATATAGTACACAGTAGTAATTAAAAAAGCAAGCAAAAAAATCCATTGACAGCTAATTAAATTAAGTATACTTCTAGAGGCGAAAAATCATTAATATAATGCACATTTATTAAAAAATGTTTGTTAAAAGGAACCACGCTATGAACAACTTAATGCCGTACGAACTAAATGCAATAATTAATAATAACTGTTTCAGAACTTTTAGAGCTGCACTGTACGCTTCATACAACCCGGCCAATTCCATAGCGCGTGACAAGAACACAACTCACAGCCAGCATATAGTTAAAAAAATGTATAGTTTAAGCAAGATGGCCAAAGTCCATTTGGCTATACTTGACATGCCTATGCCTCTTCAAGCCTGTTTATCCTTGATAGGGATCATTAATTATATAAATCCAAAGTCCGAAACCAAAGAACGTGGAAACTGCTATGCTAAACGTCAAACTCTCATTGATGACTACCTACATTGCACAGCAGCCATCAGCCGCAGAGCTACTAACTACCTAAAGGATAATGGCTACGTAAAGTCCTACAAAGTATACATGTCTACAGACAGGTACACACCCTTATGGACAAATAATTACCTTCACAGTGATCACTTACGTCACAAGCAGCCTATCCCTAAAGTAGGTGCTAGAGTCGTTAATCTAGACACTCATTTGAAATACATGACCCTGCCCAAACTATTTTTTAAATCCAAAGTCATATCTAATAATGCCAAGTATTGGTTCATGCAATTACTTAAAAAGCAGATGCATGAGTCTGTCAGGTTCATTAACCCTAAAGAAGGGAAAGGATATGTTACAAAAAAAGGCGAGTATAAAGAAGCGCGTCTTGAAAACGTAATTAAAGAACTTGAACGTTTAGACTTAGTTGAATTTAAAGTATTCACGTCTCATAAAATGAAGTTCAAAGTAAGAACGTTCGCAGGTGTTTATCTTAGGCTCAAATTAGCAGAAGCAGGTAGGCTAAATAGCGACACCATTAAGAAGCTTAGATCAATGGAACCTACCTGGGATATGTTGGCAGAATCAGAATTACTAGCTGGTTTCACAGCCGGTGGGTTAAACATTGCGTACGCGCCAGTCATGGATAAATTAAATGAGCAAGACCCTAAAAGCTCTTACCTCAAGCCGCATTTTGAATACTTGGAAGTTCCATATAATGTACCTGATGTCATCGACACTAGGGTAAATGAAGTCACACAAAGAATTTGTATGGGTTACCTGATCTCTGAGCAGTTGAAGCAGCAAGCAGGCAACCCGGAAGGTTACTTTGTAATTAATCAGACAGATATGCGTAAAGCCCTTGGTTATGGCCAGAACACAGTTACTGAATTCATTAATGATTATGTACGCCACGACTTATTGGAAAAACTACATACTTCCACTAAATATGGGACAGTTTTGCGCTTCAAATACAATGAAAAAATACAGCGTACTAGTAAGGGCACCATGCACCGCTTAAATGATGGTAAGTTCAAAGAACCTGAACATGGCGCGCCATATCAATATTCAGACGTTTACAGAACCGTTAGGTTGCCAAAAATTCTACTCATCAACGGCGTACTCAATGTGAAGGCGATTATTAGTGGCTGGATGGCAGCATACATGCAAGAATTCACTACCAGGAGTAAGAAGCTGACGATCACTGAGGTGTCTAGACGCATAGGTATCAAAAAAGAAAACATAATCAAAGCAATCAATGAATTACATAAGTTTGGTTTCGTCAGAAAAAAAATAGTTAGTAAGGATCAATATAAGTTTCTCCACATGAATAATTACCAAATGCACCGATTGATCTGCCAAAAGGTTAAATCGTATAAACTATTGTCGCCGTTTACATTTTTTTTAGGAAACGTTGATGGTGTGACAAAAAAAGACTTAAATTTCAAACTAGACATAAACGGTATGAACCCGGAAGCGGCAAATACAGTACAACAATTTTTTATTTCTTACGAAATAAATAAACTATATAAACACTCCCCCGTAAAGGAGGAGGGGTCTTCGCCCAGAGAGGTTAGTACTCTCTGGAAATCCTCAGTCCAGACTTGCTTTGCTTCGCAGCAATCTCCTACCAACTTCGTTGGATCAGATAGGATAGACATCCAATCTTTAGAAGATAGCCAGCAAATCTTTAACGTAGTTCAGTCTATTCAGACTAGTCACAACCTTTGTAAATCACAGGATACATCTATTCCTTTAGTAGATATGTCAAAGACAGAGATGGAGCAGTCCACAGCTGACAAAAAGCAAAAAAATGAAAAACAACTCACGAGTTCTGACGATACCCTTAGTAGGACATCAGAAAAGAGTAAAAAGAAAAGCAGGCGTAAAAATAGGGCTAAGAAACATGGTTCTAGCAGCATAATACAACTAGACAAACTGGTTTGTTTAATGTCTGATCCTAAATATTCTACTGCCGACTTTGGAAGTATGGGTAAAAAGAAAATTTGTGGTACTTTGAGTGAAGCTTATTCAGTTTTTGGTGCTGCTGTTTCTCACCTGCTTGTGAGTGGCACTAAGAATATTAAGAAGAGAGAAAAGGCTAAAGCTTTGGCTAAGAAACTTACAAATAAGCAGCTTCTTACTATGTTGCGTAATTACATGGGTAAGTGCCGTAACGGCTATAAAGCCCTTATGCGCTATATTTTGTGTATGGCCTCCAACTATTGTGGTCGTGATGATTTCACGTTTGATTTTATACAAGCTACTACTATGTGCCTCAAAGGTATTTTACAAACTGGCGGTGCTACTGATTTTCAGGTGTTACGTGATAAGCTAACCGAAGTTGGTGGTGATGTTGTAGCTGGTGATGTGAAGTTTACAAAAACTGATTTGTTTAAAACAATTAAAGAATTAGATAAGTTGGAATACTATGGTGATGACAATGTATCTGACGCTCTCCTAGATCAATTGGATTTATATAAAAATTCTCTTGTAATAGTTCGTAAAGAGCATTTGTACTATAACATGCAGGGTGTTTGCTAACGTACTAACTTAAAAAATGGAGCTAATAATGGTTGTAGATAATCCTAGCGAAATGCTGGAACGATGCCTTACCAATTTGGAAGTAGGTGTTTTGCATAAAGTCACACCTGATTTAAAGGCTTACATTCGTAAAGCTATTATACAAAAAAAATTTTACTTAACTGAAAACAATCAGACAATACGTGCCGATTTATACGCCATAGGGGTAGGTGCAACATTTACTTTGGAAGATTTTATAATCTTATTAACTGATAACGCACATGTATTTTACGACGATGCACGAATTAGCAATGATAAAGTTATGCGTAGCACTGTAAATGATATCTTTACGTATCTCTTTGGCATCACATATGATGAAATACTGGAAGGAGCATAAAAAAAGGGCGGCTTTTAAACCGCCCAATACACTTATACGTACGGATGACAGGCCTTAGCTATCTTCCTGGTATCGCGTAGAGTCTTTCAGTTCATCGTTGAACTTTTTGCAGAACTTCAGGCTGTAACGCTTTTTTGGCTGAGTCATGATCTTCCCGCCATTAAACGGATTGCGCCTTTCACCACCAGATGTAAGTCCAGGCTTTAGCGTACAGAAATCGCCAAGCTTAATCTCAGCATGGTTAGTCACTGCTTCGTGTTTAATTACATCTATAGCAGCTTTGATAACCTTTTCAGCAGTATTTACAGGTACATTCACTTCTTCTGCTGCGACCTTAGCCAAGTCTTTTACATACACTTTCTTACCAGAAGGCGGGTATGCTGTTTTAACAGTTTCACTCATTACTTGTCTCCTTAATCGACGATAGCGCCGAAGTTTTTATATGTTTCCAGCATTGCTGGGACATTAGCGTTGTAGATGTCCAGGGCCTTATCCAGTAAATCATATTCTTGCATAATCATTTTGTTGCTAACTTCTACCGCAGGGTAAAAGAAAATAGGCGGATGATAAGGGACAGCCATAAACGTAAGATGTGCTTGTCCGTTTTCATCTTCTTGTTTAAAAGGTGTGAAAATTAGTACTTCTGTAAAACCTCCTGGTACTTTACGTCCAGCAGCAACTTCACCACTCAGTAAGCGGATACCTTTGATGATAGGCTTATCATCACTCATTACTTTTTTCTCCTTGTCGGTTTGAACACCCACCGTTTCCCAGCAGGTATTTCTATATGCTTTTTTAATTTAGGGTTCCACATAATTCTAGAGTTTACTTCAACTTTGTGAAGTACTCCTAAATTTGGAACTCTAATGCATTCTCCTGTACTACATATTTCATCACAAAAAGACGCAAATAATTTATACATAGTATCATAGCGATCATTACCAGCGTCAATTGTACTTACATCTAAAAATTGAAATAATTGCACCCAATCATCTTTGCATTTTAAATTTGCAGGTACTTTAACATCGGTGGAGCGTAGAATTTTCTGCAATGTTTTTGTGATATCTAATGTTTTCGTCATAATCTGAACTCCGTTTACGACCTAATGTACGGTTACACTGCCTAAATCAACTAAACTTGTCAACCTATTTATTGACATACGCTTCGTAAGATAATACTACTGTACTTCCAGTTATTACATATAAAGGAGAAGACATGTTACCCACGCTATATACTGCTGATTTGCACGTGCACACGAGAAAGAAAGAGCCTTCTCGTATAGATGAATTAACGGCGTTAATTAAAAAACTGAATACACTTAGGATAAACTTCGGGTATAAACAGCTTGTGATTGCTGGCGACTTATCTGATGGGGGTTCATCTTTATCCATAGCATCCGTACTACTTTTAGGTAAATTGTTTAAGAAATTTGATAAAGTGTACTTACTTGAAGGTAATCACGATACACCAGTGAGAAACACTGGATATTCATTGTTATCCATATTTAATCTACTTGAGTGTGTAGAAGTCATTGATTCGCCACGTGTCTCTGGCGGCATGGCATTTTTACCATACTATGCAAAATTATCTGATTTAGAGGTAGGCACAGCAGATATACTGGTTATGCATAAAGACATTAAGGAGCTTAATCAATATTATGAGGAAGAATTCGCACTGTCTTTAGATGATTTACCACCTATGAAATACATTTTTAACGGGCACCTGCATTCTTCAAGAGTACTATCTAATAATACAGGTAAGTTTATTCAGCTTGGTGCCCCTTATCCGTGTACTTGGAGTGATTCAGATGAAAAAAATCGGTTTGTTTTTGGCTTACATGAAGGTAAGCTTAAAAGGCTAAAGACAAATATTACTAAAGATAATATGTCTAAGTTAGAAGATAAGTGCTTATTTATCAGGGAACGTGATGATTCAGTGCAATTGAAAGAAGAAGCAGCTCTTACTCAAGATAAACTCACTGATTTAGTACATTTGGACATCTACCAATTAATAGACGCCTTGGATACAGATAGATTAATAAAACAGATAACTAAGAGAGTAGTATATCATGCTTCAAATCAATCAGTTACAAATGAGCAACTTTAGGGCGTGGTCACAAGTTAAACTTAACCTGCATCCAGGTTTAACGTTGCTTATAGGTAATAATGGCACCGGTAAGTCATCTTTAATTATGGGTGTGCAATATGCCCTGGCAGGCGGTGTTTCTGGATTCCACCTTAAAGATTTACTTAAACAAGGCGCTTCTTCTTTTAAAGTAGCTCTTGGTTGTCGCTATAATGATGATAGTATCGTTATACACAGAGGTAAGCGTTTAAATAAAATAGTTTTTAATGATACTGAAGAAATAAATGTGCGTGATCGGAACTATACAGATATTTTAAAACGCACTGCTGAATCTTGCATGATTACAGGGACTGTAGCGTCATTTGTAGACATGATGCCGCATGAACGTAAAAAATATCTTACAAATACTATTTCTGAGGCTACTATGCTTCGTGGTCCTGCAACTGAAATAGTAGTATCTGCTGCTGAAGAGATGGCTACTAAAAAAATAGAGGCTATACATAATTATGAAGTAGCTGTGGTAAGGCTGACTGAAGCTCAGGATGTTTTAGCAGAACTAAAAAAGCATTACGTGGAAGAGGAAGAGCGTTTAAAGAGTATACGTGAACAGACAGCATATACATTGCCTTTTAGTGAAGCTAATTACAAAAAGAAGTGTAATGAGCGTGAGGAAAATGCTACGAAGATTGTTACTACAAACAAAGAAATAACAAATATAAAAACATTCATACATAAGGTAGAATTAGTTGAAAAAATGATTGCGGATCGTGAAAGTAAAACAGTCGCGTTAAAGCAACGGTTGGATTCGTATGATAATGATATAGAGCAACTGCGTATGACTCTTAAAGAATTGATGCAGCCTTTATCTTGTCCGGTGTGTGGTGAAGGTGTTGTTTGTACATGTGGTTCGCCGGTGAATACTAATATAAACGCTCTTGATAGAACGAGAAAAGCAATAAAAAATAAGCTTGAGGCTCGTGAAGTTGATTTAATTAATTACAATGTATATATGAAAGAAATTAAAGAATATTCTGCTAGAATACCTTCAAACATGGATGAAGGTAGGGCAAAGCTAGTATTGTTGGAAGGTAATGTTGAAAGCTATAAAGCTCTCAATGACACTCTAACTAATGACATTAATACATTTGACAGAGTTAAGCAACAGATTGAAGCTATAAAAAAAGTTACTTCTTCAAGTGTGACATTGGATAAAATAAAAGATCGTATAAGAGCACAAAAAGAAAAGATTACTAATTTAGAACAAGTATCTATGCGTAAACAGCATATCATTAATATTATCGACGATAAAACCGATTTGTTCAGAAGAATAAAAACAATTGTGTATAATTCTCTTCCAGGCATATATTTTAGTAATAAACTATCAAAAGTTAATAATTTGGTTAACACACTATCACGTAAACTTGGAGGTATGGAGATTAATTTGTCTGATGGTGAGCAAGGAATTGACATCACAGCAAATGGAAAGCTCTATAAGATGCTTTCATCTGGAGAAAAGCAACGAGTAAGGATAGCTACTACTCTTGGTTTTGGACTACTTAATCCTTTGTCTGACACTCTTTTTATTGATGAGGTATTTGATTCTGGTCTTGATACCGAGGGTGCAGAGTTGCTCGCGTCCATGCTAAAAACAGACATGCTTGCTTTTTATAAAAAAATAGTGATGGTATCGCACAAGTCAGAACTCGTTTTGTCGTTAGCACCAGATAATGTCATAGAAGTTCAGAACAATGCTGGTATACATGCACTACATAAAGTTTCTATAAGTGGAGGAGTGTTATCTAGTGAAAATTGATATTCAAGCAATACGTAAGTCAATTCCACACATTGATAGAGTTCTTAAACTTTATACTATTGGCGCTTTTAATGATATGGATATCATTTATTTAACTGGTGCTAGTGGAACGTTAAAGAGCAGACTTTTACAGCATATTCTTGAAGAAACTGAGTACGTTCATTTGTCATCATATGACATTGAATTTGAATCACGTTTATATAAGACACTAGCTACAAGAAGACTACACGCAGATAAGCGTAATGTACTACTTAACATCGATCATTTTGATTGTAGATTTGTAGCTAATATTCTTGATTTAACAAAGTTAAATAAATTGTACTTGTATAGTAGTTGTGATTTAAATTTGGGTGTGCAGTCGATCAGGTGTTTTCCTTTAGGTAGAAAGAATACGCACGCATTAGTTAAGCAGTGTCTACAAAAAACACCTTGGAAATACACTGCTGATATAGGACGTTTTATTTACCATGCTACTGATGGAAATCCGTACAAGATTATACATTTAGCACAATTACTTAAATCAAATAGAACCTTTGCTGAAGGTCGAAGGATGTTATCCATGAATAAGGCAGATGTGCAGCATATATTTGAAGCTATTGCAAATCCTGAAGCTTCGTTTAAGTCTCTATCTAAGGCTATGCAAAAGAGCTTCGATGCACATAGCTGGGAAGAAATTAAACAAACTATGTTAGCAACTTTTGAAGAAGCACTACTTGACGCTGAGGAAGAAGAGCTTGTACACGAACAGATGTTTAATCTTTTTTATAATTTTAACCCACGCAATAAACTTGAGCTGATAGCTAGTTTAATGCAGCTAAAGCATAAAGTGTTATTGTTCTCCCAGGAGCAAGGAAATGTACAGAGCTAAAACAAGTAATGGGCCTCGCCTACCTGTGTATCAGCGCAGGGTTTCACCTACAGAAGCCACAGAGTATATACAGCGTGAAGACGTTGTTGTTGTTGAAGCTGATAATGAACGTGATGGTTTAGGACATATACGTTTATATGAATCTCCCGCAGCTAATTTTGGCGGTAGTGGTATGACTGTAGCTAACTATGTAACTGGTGAACTGTTCACTGGAAGTAAGACATGGCCTCCAAGTGATGGTGAATTTTATGTATCTCCTTACAAAGGAGTAGTGTACTTTAATCAATCAGCCGTAGGCACTGAAGTACGAATTGATTACGTTGGTACTGGCAGCTTAGTTGATGCTGTAGATATAAACTATATACATGATAAAGCAGATGCTGCTTCAAAAGTGTACACGGGTAAAGTAGTTATTGCAGGTGGTGCTTCTACAATAATAAATGGATATGCTGTTCAAAATTACTACGCCACGTATACTTCTAATCCAAATGAATCTGTTGCTGGTGATTCGACCATTTCAGTGGCTGTAAATTTTATAGAAGACCCTGATAATTTAGCATCAACAATTACAAACAACGGAAGCAGTGAAGTTACTGTTTACTGGAAAGGTTTACCTGCATTCGAACCGGAGAAATAAATGGATATAAAAGCTGTAGTAATTAAAAAAAATAATAAGGACACAGCGAAGGTTGCTGTAGGTATATGTGAAATAACTGATAAAAAAGTAACAGTTACAGGTTTTTATATTGCTTCTATAGTCAGCGATTCTATGGCTTATGCAAATAAGCGCAAAGCGCAGCTCACGTATCTCCCTTTCTCTGAGATTGGAGGTCTTGTGCAAACGCAAGTATTCCCAATTAGTACGTATGAGGGTGAAACTGTTCTACCACCAAGCATCATGTTTCATATTGAGCAAGCAATTGCAGCTGAGAAGAGTAATTTAGCTAGGAAAAATAAATTAAAAAATATGCCTATACCTGGACGTAATGGTTTAAGTCCAGAGGAACAACTCGCCCAGGTACATCAGTATATCAAAGCAAATGGTGTTTTACCTAAAGGTAAGGGTGAGGCGCTAATTGATCAGTTAGGTGTACAGGCTGGCGTTACCAAGGTTGTTAAGTCTTCACCTTATAGGCAGGAATTTGAAAAGGAAGAGTCATGAAAATAGAGATCATGCAAACACACACGTTTTACGGAATGCTGCGCGCAACCACAGCTCAATCTATTAAGTTGTATCGATCCGCAGTAATAGGTAAAAAAAACATACCTGTAAGCTCTATGTTTTCTTGTTATTCACCTACAGTTTCTTTGGAGGCTTTTGATAATTACGTGAAATATGCTAGCCATATGGAAGCTGAGGGGCACAAACCAATAGCTAATGCACAAGGTATTCGCGTTACTGATGGTAATAGTGTACACATACTCCCTCCAATAGTGGTTGAACGTTGGGGAGATACATATGTTATTGTTCGTGGGTACAATGCTTTTTTTTACGCCTGTGATAAACAGCAAGTTCCTAAAGAGTTGAAGTGTATTTGTATAGCAAATCATGCATACAAGTTACCTACTCAAAAAACATATCCTATAGCAGCACCTAAAACAGTTTATTCGTACACAGCAACAGAATTTAAGGAACGTGTATATGGTGAAGAAAGACACTTTACATTTTGATAAATTTGAATGTGCATTTAGTACAAAACAGCCTTCTCCATTTGCAGTATATCAAAATTGGATAGAGAGTATCTATGTACTTAATAATGTCGTAGCTTATTCTTCATTGTGGTCTGGAGCAGTGTATGATGAACTGGAAGCTATTTTGTATGATAATTATTCAGCCGCGCATTTTATTGGGGATATATTTCAATTGATTAGAAAAGAGGTGAACACTACATTCGATAATCAATCCGATTATATAAATATGCTTAATTCCATGGGCATGAATGGTAAACCTCGCAGTGATTTTTTTAATCCGTCAGCGGTTAGTGTTATTGGTCCTCAACTACTTGCTTATGTGCACCCTGTACACAATACATTTAGATATTCTTTTTTTGACACATACTGTAAAAACATTGACAAATTTAAAAGATTTGATATGCTTCTCCCTGGTGGACGGCCAGAAAACATTATAAAGTTGGCCTCAGCTTATGCGTATGCAATGCCTAAAAAAAATGTATATACTTTAGTCTTTCCTGCGGTGAACATTGATAATTGTTTTATCCTTATTACTCACGAGGAAATTAAGACATTCAAGTCATACCATGTAGAAAAGATATTGCCGCCTAAGCACCCTACTTACACTTTGGAGCAATTGGATGAAGTTTATTCACGTTTATGATGGTGATAATCTCCTAATAAGAACGCTACGTGAATATGAGTGTTTGAACTTTACATGTGTGGCTGGTCCAGAGTCACTGCATTTTAATACGGATCATTATAGATACCAAATAAAAATGCAAACTAATGTCATAAGACCTTCATATGTAACGACAATACCTGCTATAGTTAGAATTTTATTAGGTAAGATGAACCGTATGAGGACTGTATGCTACGCTTTATATAAGTGTGATACTATGCCTTTGAGTCCTTACGACTTTTTAACGGCGCTTGATCCAAAGAATGGTTATAAGTATGGTTCAGATGAAACATTTACTGTAATCGAAGACGATGGTTTAGAGAAATTCTATTACATTTCTAGAGACAACGAATCAATATTATTTTCAGGAGCTAACAATGGATTGGAAAAACCTTTCACCTGTAGAAATAGCTGCGATGTCAACCAGGGAATTAATGGAGAGGATGTATATTGACGACTCTTCGTTAAATGCCCTTGCAAATGAGCTGAAACGTCAACCAATGATGTATGCAGCGTTTACTAACTTTGCTCGACATCTTCGTGAACGCCGTGAAACTTTGAAACTTGAGCTTAAAGAATACATGGCAGCAGCAGTAAAAAAGTACCGTGTTCATGCTAAATCAGCTGCTGATGTTAAATTGTATAGAGAAAATGATCTTATGGTTGATGCAACTGTACGTGCATTAAATCGTAAAATTATTAAGGCTACAGAGTTTGCAGCTTTCGCCAGTCATATGGAGCAGTGTCTTTATAAGCGTAATGACGCTCTGATTGCTTTACTTAAAGCAGACGCTGGTGCTGTTATTATTGATAAAAATATTAAAGATGCTGTGCTGCAAAATGAATTTGAAAAGCATCAACGTTTAGAAGATACATTAAATAGCGGTGTTTGGAGAAGACACGATGTTTAACAATAAAAAGAACGCTTTATTAAAAAAACATCGCATTAAGCCAGAACCGTTACCACAGGAAGAGCAGGCCAAAGTTACTAATCTCCAGGAGGTACGAAAACGAGGCTATGATCCTGACTCCGTAGACCCTGTTGTAGAATCTACACGTACAGAAGCACAAGATAATTCAGATACGCGAGGTAATATAATTCCTTGTATGAATGTGCACACTCCGCCAATGCTGGGTGATGACTTATTTACGTTTACTTGTGAATGTTGCGAACAAGATTATGCAAATAACAAGCATACACGGAAAAAGATATATCTTATACTTACGTATGATAATAAAACACAAGAGCACACTTATAAAAGATTAACATACAAGCAAGCTAATAATTTGGTTACAGGATTTGTTAAAGGTTTTTTTAAACATGGGTCTATTATTGAGGTTAAACCTAAAACAATTATTGAGGTGGGTGTTTTTAATAAAGCGCCTGCATTTAATTCTAAATACAGTAACCAAGATTTTATAATAAAAACAATTTGTGAAGATATAGGTATACCTCAGTATCTAGTGCATAATTCTAGACATATATTGTGTTTGGATGAACGTCCAGCACCGTATATTTTTATGTACCACGAAACTGATCGTAAGCCGGTATCATTCATTGAATACGTCAACACAGGCTATAACTATAACCAGTGGAAAGAATTACAAAAGAAGAAGTAAGTCACTAGGTTGTGTATTTTCATAGTCATATTCTAACTTGATTGTATACGCTAATGCTACAGAAATGGGCGGTATAACTATTATAGATGGGTCTTTTCCACTAGAATCATCTAAAATAATTAAATCGGTTGGATATGATAAGCAGGGCTTAGCACAATTAAACATAGCTGTCAGACATTCTATTGCAAGTGCTTTGTGATCATTATTAATGTCGTTAGCATCTTCAATAGCACCAAAGTGTAACAGAGTTGCGTTTTTTGCATAACCTACGGTTGTAGAGAAGTCGCCAACAGTAAACTTAATAATAGCTGATTGCTCATTTAAATTTGGGGCAGCTGTTTGCAAATAACCTACATAGTATTCATGTGCTTTGAATGTCCTAGTATCACGTTTATAATTGTAATCGGCTACTGATAACTCGACAGTATCTGGCTCAAATTGTACTTCGGGTATATCCTTATATGTGTTTAGTACGTCAATGATGTGCCCATCAAATTCAAAACTATCTTTAAATTCTATGATCTTAGCAAATAAGTTTTTGATAATTGCTAATGTAGGTAGTACGTATTCATTATCTTCACATTGATTAAGTTCAGTCATCAAATAACCGGTGTGTGAGTTAGTCACATCAGTTAATTGTGCAAGGTATAAAACTATGCAGCTTAATTCATGCGTTAGCTTTGCCATATCAAGAGATTCGATAGTTGTGCTATCAAATATAAAAGAGGGCTGCGGGGGCGTATTTTGGCCATTTAAGGCGCTTAATAGTAGCTTGATCTCACTGAATGATTGAGTAAGTGCGGCAGGAATCATTTCTTCTATTGTTTCAGCTACAATCATAAGTGCGTCAATGCGTGTTAAGCTTTTTCTAGTAAGCACAGCTTCAGCAAACTTTATATCTTCTGTACAGATTGCAGGACCGCTATAATCCATACCAAAAATGTGTTCAAAAGTAGTGATTACATCAGCAGGATGCATACACTGTGAGTAGTCAGTAAGTAGCCCTTCTAGAAAATTTGTAATATCATGTGCAGCGTTAACAATATTAGGTGCAATATTAGTTTCGTGCACACTATTTAAGTACATTTTAAAAGCTTCTACAGGCATGCGATTTTTACATAGTAATACGCCGTTAATAAATTCTGTGTATTCGTGCGCTTCCATTAAGCTGTTATCAGCAACTTGTTTAGTATTTTGCATTTGATAGAAATCACATATATGCCCAGAAAGTGTAGACGGCTGACCACTTATTGTAAGATTACCAAATACGAATGTTTGTATGATTTCTTCTACGAAGTCTTTGGAATATTTATCACCATACCTGTGTGTTGCATGTGTATTTTGGTATGGTGATTGATACACATAAGTGCTAAGTTCCATAAGTGGTGCTGGATTCATAGGCGCAGAACTACTTGATGACGTAGGTATATCAAAAAGCATAAACATGTAATGGAAATTGAATTGCTGTTGTGGTCGTAACACTAACTCACCGTGTCTAAAACCTCCTATATTTGAATAGTAATTATTGTCGTTTGTATCATATTGATACACTGGTTGGTCTTCATCAGGTAAGTAAGCTCCTGAAGTACCACCGCCTTGAGCTTCAGTGCCAGCCACATGGCCTAAATTATCTACAGGAACATCATGCGTGTATACACGTCCCTGGTAAATAGCGTGTCTGTCTTGATAACGGTATTTCCAGCCGTAGATCATACGTTGCCATTGTGCGCTAGGTACAGGAAGGTAGGCTATATTGCCTAAAGTCTCAATAATATCCCAAATAGACTCTAATGTGTCCGGTAATTGAGCTTGAACAGGGATACTATTATAGTTGCCGTTATGTAAACTGAGTAAAAAATTTTCAGGTTGTACAGCATTATGTTGGTTAATAAAGGGCACAATATCAGATAGTCCAGTAGTGGATGCGTAATCAACCTGGATATCACTGCGCCAAATGTTATGTGCTTTAAGATCAAAATTAGTGGTCAATAGTTGTAAAAAGTTAATGTAGTTATCTACGCTTATTGCATAAGTTTGACTACTTCCATGGACATTACTTGTAATGTCACTCTGCCAAGTAGAAGCAACACTAATATTTAAGTTACCAAGTAAAATGTTTACTTCGTCTGCATCTATTAAGATATTATTTATAAAAATATGGTGTTTATAGTCACCATATTTTTCTTCGCCATATTTGTACGTTTCCCAGAGATTAGGTTTTTGTGAACCTGTTACAATCTGAGTGCTCTTATTGAATGTAGGTGCACGTGTAAATTCTTTACGTATTGTAGACGGTTCAAATATTTTGTCTGCTATGAAGTTGCACGATCTACGTAAGGAAAGACTACCCATTGAGTAGACACTAGGTAACGGTGTGTTATCTACTTCAACGGGTAGTCCTTTATCCCAGGTAAACTCTGTATACCTGTAACGATCATATTTGTTTTTGTTATAAAGCACTCATTATACCTCTTCAGAGGTAGGCACAAAAACTCCATATCCTCGCTTAGCATCTGTTTCAGACGCGCAGCGGTATTTATGAAAAGGAAAGATTCCGTAGTTTCTTTCTTCTGAATTTACTACTTGAGAAACAGTGTCACCAGCATACAGTCCTGACAAATCAGTGTAGAAAAAAGGTAATCTACAAAGAATTCGGTCTAGATTTTCGTAACAACCAAATACGTACGCTGGTGTTAAGACACGCACTCCAGAATATGGTGAATATTTAACCAATTCTGTAAAATCAATGCCTACATTTACTTCATTTGTTCCATATAACAAGTCACTATCAAACGGTTGTCTAGCGTACCCGTACATGGATTTAGGCATAAACCATGTAGATTTACCATCAACAAGCCCTGCAAGAACGTACGTGGCACCGTTAGGTGTTTCGGTAATATTATCGTGAGCACCACCACACCATACACGAGAGTCAATTTCTTTGTCTTTATTTGCGATATTTGCGTATGACCCTACGGTTACGTACAGCCCCGGACAGCTAGCATAAGCTATGTCAGGAACTAAAATTTCACCAGCAAGGCCAAATGAGAAATGCTGATAGTAACCTCGACGTTCAATAGGATCATCACCTTCTTCGTTGGTACAAAAAGAGCACCAACAAAATTGGTTTGTGTTTCTACGCTCACCTACTTCTGTTAAAAGTGGACTTAGTTGTCTTATAATCCAAGCTTTTGTTATGCGTTGTGATGTATAATCGAAATCATTATCCAAAACAACACATGGGGCAGGTATTGTGTCAGGTGTGCGCAACATACTTGTTTCGTCGAAAATATTCACAGCAGAGTTATCGCTTTCACCTAAAGACAAAAAAGAACCTGTTAGCGTAATGTCTGTGTTATTATCGCTAGTACTGTATGTGTTAGATGCTGCAATGTGCAGGATACCGCCTTTCAAAACCAGTTTGACATACATTGGTCCTTCATCGGCGGTGTTAGTGGTTTGTTTTTTAATAATATAAACTATGTCACTTGTTGTGAACTCATTGTTATCATCTACAGACCATACCTCCTCCCACATATACCCAGCTTTAGGTTGATAGGCAGTGAGGTATTCTACAATGGTTCGTAATAGATTTTGAAAAGACACATCTGAGACATAACGCATATGTTCAATTGTTGCCATTTTTAAACTCCTGTATCAACTGGTGTATCTATACCGGGATTTTCTTCATGCCATTCAGTTGCACCAAGGAGCATGGCACAATAGTCGAACGGGCCTTTCCGATAAACGTCATGCACAACGATGTATTCGATCTTATTACCACCTTCGTCAATTTTTAAACTATCTTGTGCAGACAATCCAAGACCAGGAACAAGACATAAGCCGTCCATGACTCCTGCTACCTGGATGCGATACTGTTCATCATCGTAAGATTCCATGCCAAATTCTAGGCGTGTATGTGATTGCATTTCCATAATGGAGCCTACGCACCCCACGTATACAGGGACAAGCAGCCGTTTACCAGACAAGGATTCAACTACTTTTCCAGGCAACCAGCCTTTATGCGCAGCTACCTGATCATGCTGTAACCCTGAGTCTGACGCAGATAATGGCGGCGGTTCTCCAACATTTGATAAGTAATTATAGCTACCACAATCATTAACTTTAATTGTGCATAAGCATAAGGATCGCACAAATGAATTTCGAACAGGGTACGTTGTTTGCCATCCCCATAATCCGTCGAAATACAGTATCCTATTAGCCATATTAATTGTGTCGTACGTGAATATAGTTTCTGTGTTAGGGTACGCTTCTTTTGTTTTTGCTTGTGATGAGTTGTTATATGCTATGCAAGGAATAGTAAATGGACAAGATACGTCTGAATTCGAAGGTCCGCAAATAGGATTAGAAACACCTGATATAGGTAAGTTTTTTAGTGTATTTAAATCAGTTGAAGATGATCCACATATTTCAGTATTATTATCTAACCGTTTTTCCATGGGCCAGCGCACACCTATTCTTAGTGTTCTGTTATTTGATGTTCCAGTTTCGTAAGAATAAACTAATGATTGTAAACCATCATAATTCATGTAGTCCCAATAAAATGGAGGGAGGTGACGTAATGATCCTAGTACATTATTATACGCAAAATTTCTTTGAACATAACCGACACTTGCGTTACCAAGTGTGTAGGTTGTTCCAGAAACAGACATAGGGTACGGGTATCCTTCTTTAGATACAATACGCTTTAACCACCCAAGGTAAAACATTTCGTAAACTACAGATTGACGAATTTTTTTATAATCGTCTTCTTGGGGAACTGTTGGCGTACGCACTAAACAAGTAATGCGCTTAGCATCAATGTTTAACCAGTAACAAATAGTTTCAGCACCTACCAGGATGGCGGGACAGCCTTCATAAAAATGTGAGTTTACATTGTACATATCAGGATCAGCTAAAGAACCAGCCTGACAATCCCAAGGTAAGTCGGGATCAAAGTTGGTGTATGCATTAATTTGAATACCTTGCTGATTCTTACCTTCGTAACCACTGAAAGTGCGCAGCCCAATGTAAATAGGTAATTCACCGGTTATCACAGACTTTAAAATAACATAGCGTTCACCATCCTGGTTCATGGACAATCCAGGGTCTGTTGAGTCATCTACATAATCCATCACCTTAGTCCATATGGCTCTGGAATTATGAGGTACGCCTTCGTTGTCACCGGTTGCCCAACCGATGATAATATTTAGTAGCTCCTTGTGACCTACACAAGTGCCCTTTATATAATCTGCCTGAGCCATATAGTCTCCTTATTTACCAAATATATCCAAGCTGGTTAGAACGTTTTTAATGGTTTTTACACCATCTGGTGATGTAATATATCTTTGAAATAATCTGGGATCAGTTATGTTTTGTATATTTATCTTTTTATTTTGTCCAATAGGGGCTGGCTGATTATTCTGTATATTAGATGTACCTACATCCCTAGCTTGAGTAGCGTCCGACAGTGATTTTAAGTATGTGGACGGTAAAGAACGAATAGCCCCTTCTATGTTACCTTGGTTTAAGGCCCGTACAAAGCTTACACCGAGCTTTCTAGTAATTGGCTCGTTAAGTACACCTTCTCCTTTAGTGAGAAATGCGGCTGTGGAATCTGCGTGTTTGTTGCCTTTAGTAACTACTCCGCTACTATTGATCCCTCCCTCAGCGAAGGCATTAATAACTGTGCCAAAGTGTGCCGCAGTACCTCCCACAGCACCTAATGCACCACTCAGAGCACCACCCATACCAGTAACACTAGCCGCAGAATTCATACCGCCTTGCATAGCCATTGATGTTTGTTGCATGGTTTGAGCTGCCAGCATAATTTGATCGCTGGCCTGCATTTGCAATGTAGCGGACTGCATCATCTGCTGGCTAGCTACCTGCATAAGCTGCTCTTTGCTTGCGTTTTCAGGTATTTGCATCTGGCCTGCTTGTGCTTCACCGCCTCCTCCACCAAGTAAGCTACCTAATATGCCACCTACGGAACCGAGTATTCCACCAAGTATGCCTCCACCACTAAACATACTACCTACGGAACTAGCCATCTTTGTTAAGCCACCTAAGTCAGCACTTTCGGTAGCAGCTGGTTGTGCTGGAGTCATATTAGCTAGTAAGCTTTTATCAATGCCATCTATAGACCTGCTATCAATGGTCGGGGTGGATGTTGTGTCCAGGAGCGCGTCAGCAGCATTAGCAGTTTTGTCTACCTCTAGTGACTTGAGCAAGTTTACAGCACCTGCACTTTGAGGTGTAGGTATGTTAGCAGTTGTACCAGTTGCATCCGCTTGACCGGGCGCGCTGGGTACTTGTGCATTTTGCTGAGATACAGTAGTCGCCGCAGCAAACCTATCCACGGCTGCTTGGAAGTTAGCTACAGAAGTTTGGAAGTTTGTTCCGGTTGCAGCATTCTTGGTAGCTGTCTGTTGATTCTGCTGAACTATCTGCATATTATTAGTGTGCTGTGTCTGGTTTTGAGTTTTTTGCTGTTCAGCAGTCATTTTATTAGTTTGAGCAGCAGTAGTTTGAGTATCAGCAGCAGTTTGTTGAGTGTTAGCCGCTACTTGTTCTGTAGCTTGCTCACCTATGTTATCAGCTTCAGAAGTAGCTGTATTTAGCATGTTTTTAGACCACATTTGACCTAACTGATTAATACCGGCATCGATCATGGAGTTTACCCAGGATTCAATAATCTTCCAGTTCATGTCATATAATGCTTGTTCTAAATCTACATCTTCACCAGCCAAACCTCGAAGTGAAGTCATGACACTAGTATTGATAGCTTCAGCATAAGTATCGAATTGAGTCTCTACAGCCTTAGCAAAAGATGCGTCTATGTCTTTATATTTTTCAAAAAATGCAAATGCTCCTTCTTGTACAGGATTTAAATCAACATTAGCCTTTTTCAAATCATTCATGAGCGCAGCTAACACACTACCTAACCTGTGTGCCTCAGCTGTAGTGTCATTAAGTTTATCAGTCCACTCATCGGTAGCTTCACCAGCCTTATCAGCAGCCTGGACATACTGTTTTACCTTGGAACCTAAAGAATCTTGTAATTCAGTACCCTTAGCACCAGCACCGTCAACAATAGCCTTGGCGTCATTGTTTCTTGCAGTGATTTGCTGTGTATACGTGTCGATACGCTTACCAATTTCAAGAACAATCTCTCGTATAGCTACAGCATTCTTTACTAAGGCTTCTCTAGCTGCCTGGGCTTGTGAATGACGTATTTCCTCCATTTTCAGTTTAATATTCTGAAGTTGAGTTAATTTATCGTTTACTTCTACTGCCGTGTTATATGCTTCCATACCGGACGCTGTGCGCGGCTGATCAATAGCGTAGCTTATTAAAGTATCACGCCAATCTTGCACAGCAGAAATCATAGAATCGATTGTAGGCTGTATTTCACCAATACCTTGCACGTACATGGGAGCCATCTGCTGCTGATACGATTCCTGTTCAATTAATAGAGATTGTTTATCATAGTATCGTTCAGGCTGTGACACGTTATTAACACGCTGATACTCCATGAGTTTTTTATTGAACGCACTTTGACCCGTGTTCATCTCATCATAGAAACTACGTATGGAATCCTGCATAGTTACAATGGTATCAGTTAGTGTTTTTACAGAAGCTTGTACTGTAGCTAATTTACCAACAGCGTTAGTGGAAAAACTAGTCCAAGCAGACTTAGCAGCCATGGAATCTTTGAGATGTTCAGTTTGTTTAGCTGTTATTTGCAGCTGCTGGTCTAGAGACTCCAAGGAAGCCGTGGATGTAGCTACTTGCTTTTTAACGTCTGAGAAAGCATTGGACATAGCTTCACCCAGATTTACATAGTTAGACGTATCGCTTAGCTCTTGGGCTTGTTTAAGCTGCCTCATGAACGTATCATATGAAGAACTAGCAGTATCAATAGCAAGCTTTGTTTTTAGAATAGAAGAAACATATTTCCACTGTTCTTTAACTAGCTTGCGTATATTCTTTCCAGACTCAGATATGGCGCGACTATCAAATACATTTTTAGCCGCTGTTTTCATATAATTATATTTTTCAGTAGCTAAGTCTAACTTATCAAGTAAGTCATCGTATGAAGTCATGTCATCAAGCTTGGTGATGTCTTTAATATACTGAGCACCCTTTTTACTGGCATTACCAATTTGCGCGGCTGATTGTACAGACATCTTCGAATGAGCAGCAATATCACGTGCTATGGCAGCTATCTTTTCAACACCGACAATACCGTCAGCGCTAATTTTTTTAGCGGCGTCATATGACATGTCCCATGCTTGTTTAATAGTATTGTACAACTTCTGCTGCACATCAGCGCTCAGTGCGCCAATGCCCTTTTCTGGAAAAGCCTCATTAGCAGTATTAAATACTCCTTCAGTTTTATTCAGTACTTCGTTTATTTCTTTCTGTATGCGCTTCTTTTCAGCTGCTGATGGTTTCTGTATAGTTAAGCTTAATGTAAGTTTAACTTTTTTAGCTGTGTTGGCTAATTCATCAACCATACCTTTGTAATAACTTTTATACTGCGATTCATTTTGATCTATAGCTACTTGTATATCTTTTTCATCACCTTTTTTAAGTTTGTCTATGGCTTCGCTAAACGGTCTTTGTTCTCCTGTATTTAGCTTATCGATTAACTGTGTAACTCTAGGTAAAGATATTTCCGCTTGTTGCTGAGCGCTTAATAGAGATGCTCTGAGATCATCTATTTTATTTTTTTCATCTGTACTTTTTGTAACTTTTTGTAGTTTATCCATATGCTCATAAATTTTAGGTAAGTATGGCATTAAAGTTTCAACAGCTTTAACAGACGCTTGTAGAGCTTTAGGTTCAGCTTCTACTATTGTGCCAGGATTTGAGTTAACCAGCTGTTGAAATTTAGTAGTAGCTGCAATGAATTTTTCTATTTTTCCAACATCTTCACTAATATTCTCAAAAGGAGCAATATTTCCGTTTTCATTATGATTAAAGCTAAAACCAAAAGCTGAAGGTGATAAAGTAAGTTTATACTTACCTAGTGGGTTATTTTCATCTGTTTTATTATATAGTTCAAAATTCTTAACCACATTCTCTTTTAAAGAGTCTGCAATTGAAATCATTTTTGTTGCGATGTTATTTATTTCTACTGATGTTTGTTTATCAGTTACTTGTGCTTGGTATGCACTACTACCTTTATCTGTAAGTGTGTTTAATTTTCCTGAAGTGTCGTATATGCGCTTTTTAACATCTTCAAGCATATTAAAGAGCAAGTCACCCATTTTAGCAATTTGTTCTTTACTAGGATTGCCCACCAATCCTTCGGAAATAGCTTTCTGTATGTTTTCTTGCAGCTTTTTAACTTCTGCGTCAGCCGATAGCTGTAAAGCAGATATAGCTACTGCTGCTCCACTTTTAACTGTGGATTTAGACATAGTGTCGTTTTCTTTAGCACGTTCAAGCACAGACTGTATGTTTGTTACTCTGTGCGCTATATTCGTATCAGTACGCACATTAGCTGTCTGCTGCTTCATTTCAGCTATTTCTGATTTTAATTTTTTTGAATTATTAACCATGCTTTCTATGTTTTCTGCAAAGGTAGCACTGGCATCTTCAGTTGCTAAACTTACTGCTGCTATTGCAGCACCTAGACCTGCAAAAATTGCTACAATGGGAGCGATAGCTATACCAGAAGTAGCGAGTAAACCAAATAGTAATGTTAACGATGCTACTGCACCTGCAATAGCTGCGCCCAATACACCAAAAACACTCACGTATATAAATATTTTACCTACACCGCTAAATAACTTTTTCTGTGCTTTACTAGCGTCACTAAATGCTTCAAAAACAGCACGTACTTTTTTAACCAATTCAGTAAAACCTTTAATCATACCTACTGCGGTATCACCTAAAGCTGATTCTTCACCAAGTACAAATAATTCTAAAAGAAGGTTTTTAAGTTTAGTAAGGCTTGAAGCTATAGTATCTGAACTTAAATCTACAGCATTAGCCATGCCACCCATGATGTTTAAATCTTTAGTGTATCTTTTTAACTCATCTGTCTTAGAAAGCATAATGGAGAATGCATTGGCAGCACGTACAGACATGCCTTCAAATGCTTGCGAAACATCCATACCAGCATCGTGCAATGTTTTAAATATGGATGTCATATCATTGAACCGAGGGTTAACGTCTGCTAAATCTACACCTAAACTAACCAAGATGTTTGTCAGTTTTTCAGTAGGGTTCATTAAGTCATTGATAACTTGCCGCATGTACGTACCGACTTTACTCATCGATAAGCCTGCGTTGGCCAAAGTACCTACAGCACCAAGCGTTTCTTGCATGGATAAGTTAGCCTGTGGCGCAATACCAGAAAGGTAGCTCATGGTTTGCTGTAAACCTTCTAAGCTAGCTTTAGATGTACTAACCGTGTTGAACAGTAAATTAGAAATACGACTAGCTTCACCCACAGAAACACCCCAAGCACGAATCATGGTTGTTACAATGTCACCGACAACGGTTAAGCTAGCTTTTGTTGCTTGCGCTAATTGCGCGGCAGTTTCAATAATATTTAAAGTTTCTCTAGCACTGAAACCTGCTTTGGCTATTTCAAGTCCTGCTTCACCTATCTTCATAAGTTCAATGTTCATGTTTTCGCCAAGGCGCAGGAACTTTTTATTCAAGGAATCTACATCTTTAGAAAACGCTTGTGTAACACCAGCCATAACAGACATAATATGCTGGTACTGAGTCATTCCTTGCATTAACTGCATGAGTCCAGCGTACATTGACCAGTACATTCTGAGTTGCACAAACCAGCGCATCCTAAACACATCGAATACATTACCACCAGCTTCGTTTGCGGCTAGTCGTGATGATTTAGTATGAACTTTATCTAAACTTTTATTTACTTTCTTTATAACATCTGTGAGCTTTTCACCGCTGTTAGCTAAGTTATCAAATATAGAACTTGATACGTTGTTTTTTGTAAGATTAGTAATAGCCTTTATGCTTGCTTCAAGCTCTCGCAAAGCTTTTGTAATTTTATTTACTTCTTTAGGCTGATTCTTAGCCGCAGCGTGCAAGTTTAAATTAAATTGGTCAGTACCTATGTCCTTTATATTTAATCCAAGCCCCATAGTTTCAGTAGCTACTTCTGTCTTAAGCGTGTCTATACGCTTAAGATGTTTCTCAACAGACTCCATAGTGCTTATTTCAGCAGCTAATTTTAAGCGCTGATCTTCCGAAGACTTTTCTAAGTATTCATTACTTATAAGTAAGTCTTTCTTTGCTTTTATGACTTTTTGCGAAGCTATCTTTACACTGTTCAGCCGCTCAATATAAGTCATCATATTGGATGGATCGGAACCTACTTCTTTCAAACCTACAGCAAGTTTATCAAGTGAAATAGACGCGTCGTTAGCTGCTTTATTTAATAACTCCAACTGATTTGTAGGTTTTGATCCTAACGAAGCAGTCAGCTTTTCAAGCATGGCATCCATACTGTCCATATTAAACAGAGGCGCTTTACCCGAAGCCAAGCTATATGCATTAATAGTAGCGTATAAATCTTTAACCATATTCAAGGCAGCGATACGGCCTTGCTCATGTTCGTTGACATCACTTGCTATGCGTAGGTACTGCTTAATTTCATCTTTAACCTTAAGCATAGCTTGGCCACTAGCCTCAAAAATAGTCTGCAACTGTTTAGCCACAGGAATACCGTCAGTATTGGCTTGTTTAGCTGCTTCAACGATACCTAAAAGATTTTTATAAACACTTTGTTCGTTTATAAGTGCTCTGTGTCTCGCTTTTATTTCATCATTAACTTTTTTTTCAGCTATTTTCCTAGCTTCAGCACCTACCGCTGGGTTAGGTATAGCGTTTTGCATAGGTGAGGCAGCATCCTGCTTGAACTTTTTTAAATACCCTTGGATACCGGCGATGACTTGTTCTATATCTTTATATTCAGCAAGATTACCTAATAGTTTAAGGTCTTTATCTTTACTTTGTAATTTATTGATACTGGCTATCAATTGAACCATAATAGATTCAACACCCTGAGCATTTGTGCCAAGTAAAGCCATAGCTTTAGCAGGATTAGTAGCCATATCCTGGACAGTAACACCTACTTTAGCTAATTGACGTTCAACATCACTATAATCTTTTACTACAGTATGAAGTACACCACTAAGCTCTTTAGTCTTTTCCAGGTTTATACGATTGACTGCCTGAGCTGTAAGTCCCTGCTTATCAAGCTTGGATTCATTGGAATCATACGCTTGACCGAGAGATTGCATGGACTTTACCAACTCTTGGATGTGATTGTTCATTTTCACAAAGCTGGACTGTACTTTGGTAGGATCAGCATTATCCAAAGCATCCACAGCTTCATTACCTAGAGCATGTAGATTTGTTCTAGTAGTGGCTATGGTTTTAGATAAGGCTTCCATCTTCTTTCTATCTTCAGGGGAGACTACAGTAAATGCGCCTTTAGTAGCTTCCTTAGATTCATAAAGTTCAATGGATACTTTTTCTATGGCGGTTCGTAGATCATTAACAGCAGTTTTAGGTGTACCGCTGGATAACCCGACAGCGTTAAGAAATTTGTGCATTAACTCTGTATTTGTACCAGAAATAGCGCCTACTTCTTTAAGTAGTTCAAGAGTTTCAATTAAACCTTGCTGTTTACCAGTAGCAGTGGTTCCCTGCTTCATAGCAGTTTGCAAATTATTATACACACCTGCCATACTAGCAATCTGCTTGCTATCTACCTGCTCCATGGCAGCGTTTGTGTTTATCCCTCTTTTTTGCAAGTCAACAAACTGCTTCATAAGGTCATTACGTTGCCTGCTAGTAAGTAATCCTTTTTCAATAAGCGCTAAAGATTCTTTGTATGTATCTTTGATGCGTTTATTAGATTCAGCAATTTTATCAAGTACACGCTGCCTAGCGTCGATAGCTGCGTTTAATTTTTCTTCATATAATGCCTGTTCTTTTACGGCATCTATCTCTTTCTGGTTTTCAGTGAGCTTTTTGTTAACTCCTGCAAAACTAATTGTGTCACCACTCTCCAGCGAGTATTTATTTTTACTCATTGTAAGCATGGTGTCTTTAATAAACTTCAAAGTTTGCTGAGCTTGCTTGAGCATTTCAAGTCTACCAGCAGGCATTAGATCAGTCTCGGTAGCTAGCTTTTTTAGTAAAGCGTAACCTTGCTGCATTTTATCCATGACTTTTAGTTTCTGAGCATCGCTAGTAAGCAAACTCTGATTAACTTTAGCCATGGAGCCGCCATTTTTGATATACCTGTTTTGAAGCGTGGTATACTTGTCAGAAGCTTTTACGCTAGCGCCTTGAAGGATCAGGAGATTAGCGTATTGGTCCATGTACTCTTGAGCAAACTGATTAGCTAAACGCTCATTGCTAATTTTAGTTTCTTGCTTGGTGATGAACCGATCAGTAATACCTAACTGTTTTTCAGCACTTTTATTAAAACCTTGGACCTCAGCTATTTCCACGTACAGATTTTTTAACTTTTTAAGGCGCTCTTCCTGGCCTTCTAAGTCATTTTTACCAATGTCTGACTTGGCGAAATTTGTGTAGTCTTTTTTTAGCTGCACCAGAATACGGTTAAAATTATATCCGTCTTTGGCCAGCGTGTTAAAACCATCAGTACCGGTAGTCTTAAGCTTTTGTACGGACGCTGTGACGTTCTCAACGCTAGGTTTTAATCCTCCTCTTATTTCAGCGTTAACCTTAGTGATGCTTTCACGAAGTTTACTAAAAGCTTGTTGTGCGGCAAGTTCATCTTCAATGTTACCTATGGAGTCCATGGCTTTTGCAGATGCTTTAGCTCCGCCAGTCATAGCTATCTGCGTAGCTATAGTGTGCTGCTCACGAAGATTACTAAGCTGCTTAATGTTAGCTTCTGCTATATTGCCGTTAATGGCATTTATTCCAGCATATTCAGCTTGTAATTTAGCGAGGCTGTTTTCAAGTCTTTTAGTTACGTTTAGTCTAGAATATTCCTTAGCTAAAATATTTGCTTCAACGTTAGCACCTGATTCACGTAGCTTGTTAATAGTAGCATATAAGCTTTGAGTATTTTTTAGAATATTACCACCAGCACCAATGTTTTGAATATACTGGTATGCGCTAGTTTTAAGTTTTCTGATATCGTCATTGAGGACAGTAGCTGCTTCAGACTGTTTGTATAACTCATCTGTACTTGTACCCAGCACTTTAGCGTTTTTTCTAAATGCAGTTACTAAGTCTTTAGTAATTGTCTGGGTGAGTGCTTTGTCTGCTTCAAAATATTCTTTACGTGCTTGTTGAAAATCTTTAAGCACTTGTTTGTCTATGTAGCCCTGTTCAGGTCTTTCACTTAAATCGTCATCTTCTACTGTTTGAGGTTTGATTTTTTCGGCGTGTGCTTTGAGAGCAATTAATTTTTGTTCAAGCATGTCTACACGCGCTAATGTGTCTTTACCAAATAATTGAGCACCAAGTTTTTTATCAAACTTAAGTGTGCTCATTGCCTTATTAATATCAGTAAAAGTCTGCTGAGCATTAGTGCGAATAAAATTGAACGAGTTGGCGTAATCCTGTTTAAGTAGATTTGCTGTGGTAGAACCTACAAACGTTTCTCGTATTTTACTTTCAATTTCACCAAAGCTTTTGACAACATCATCACCAGTTTCTTTGGCAATCTGTTTTGCTTTTTTATGTTCTTCTTTAAGTGCATTAGTTAATGCATCTGCTTTAGGTATTTCGTTTACAGTAGGCTTAATATCTGCTGACTTAGCTAGTTGGCTGGCTACATCTTTAGATATACTACGTACAACATTTTTGTACTTATCTAATCTTGCAGTAAGTTCAGATACCTTCTTATCAAAAGCTTTAGTATCTACATTAGGTGTAGCTTTAAGTGAGCTTAATTTATCACCTAAAGCAGTAAACTTATTGCTTACAGTAATAAGCTCAGACTGAATATCTTTCAGTCCTTTAGCTTTAATTGTTACATTTTTTTCAGACTTTATCTTTTTTAATTTTTCTTCAAACGCTTTAACTTTACTAATAGTTTCATCAATACCAGAATTAGTAACTTTAAACTCACTATGAAAAATACTATCAGCCATGTCTACTTCCTCTTGATAGGTGTGACAGAAATCATGTCCAGTATACTATTTGCTGCTTGGTTATCCGTTTGAATTTTTTGTGTTTCTTTTGATCGTTTTTTATTTTTATTTGACTTTTTTAGTTGTTTTTCAAACTTATCCCACGCATCATTAACAGACTTATGCCCTTCTTTAGTTAAGTCTCTGGACGTGATAGCGACAAGACGCAACAAACTGGTATTAATGGATAAATTAGACTTCTCTGTATCAGCAGCAATTGCATAAAAGTCATACACAAGAGGGATGGAATACACTTCAAACAAATTTTCGTAAGAGTGTCCGCAGGCCAGAAGGTAACTGAATATTTCAGTTACACTTATCCCTTGTTCATTACCTGTCCTGCGACTGAAAAAAAATCAGTAATGATAGAGCTATTTGCTTGATAAAGATGTACAATCAAACTAACCGCTTTAGGTGCGTCAAACTCTTCAAATTCTTCTTGTGTAATATGCAGCAGCTTACTTGCTACAGGAGAACAATAAGGCAGTATTTGTAGGATAACTTTGATGATAGTAGCTAAATCTATAGTGATATCTTTAGCTTCTGCAATAGATTTAATGTGATCTACTACAGGGATAATGTCGGGGGAAACCAATGCAAGCTCTTTAAAGCTCATGGGTTTAATTTCAAAACCTTCATATTCAATAACGTTAAATAATGCGTTGTCGTATTCTTTAGAATTGCTTTTTGTAGTCATTTTTAATCTCTATGGTGAAAAGGTTAGTGGCATACCCAATGAGTACACCACTAACCGTAATTGAGTTAGATTGTCAATGTCTCATCATTAACCTGGATGTATCCAAAGGGTATATCTGTGTTAATGCGATCCTGGAATACCGCGTTGTTATCACGCTGAACAGTCAACGTGAAGTTACCCCGAATCCAATCGTCAGCAGAGTATGCCATACTGCCTTCGGGCATCATGTTACACCGAGGTATAATATGCATGTAACTCCGGCCTATTTCTGTTTTCATAAGCACCAGAGCGCAACCATACGTGCTCTTGAACGCTGTTTTAGTGCCGACAACTCCGAATCCATAAAAGCCTTCATCCGAACGGACAAAGCTAAATCCGTTAAAAGAACGGGCAGCATTGATGTTCCATTCAAAGTTACCTGAACATTGAGAAACTACAGGATCGGAATCAGGGATGGAGTGTACACCATTGTTGATGTCAATCAACGTATCAGCACCATAAAGATCACTTGCAGCAGTACCTTTAGGTCGCAGATATAACCATGTACCGATAGTATCAGCAGTAAAATCAAGATCAGTGTACGCGATCCAATTACGCTTGTTTTCCCAAGCGCCTACACAATCAGTGGTGTTATTGCCGCCAATAATGAAACCGTAGGTTCCATTCGGAGGTTCTCCAGTAGCGCCGTTAGATACCCACAAAGCGCGGACAGCCTGAAGGGCGTTATCGGGATTACCTATAGCGAAATCCACAATAGTAACTGCGTCTGTGTTTGAGCCTCTGAAAGTAGTTCCAGTTACTTGCAACTGTTTAAGGGACATGTTCAGGTTGGTGTCTTTCATGACAAAGTACCTGGACAGATTCAACAAGTCAGGTTCATCAAAGCCGAAATTGTACTGCAACGGTCTGTCAAGGGTAACGACTCTATCAACTTCTTCATAACCCATGTTACACACGGTATGTTCCAAAGTTTCAATATCACCACCAACATTTGGCGCATCAATAGTACCCAGAAAACATTTGGCCAGAATTTCTTTGGCAGTACCTACCGGTTGATCGTAGGTATTTTTAACGTAACCGTAGTTGTCAGTTACGCCATAAGCTGCGTTTGTTAAAGCCATCCAGTCCACCCACGTCTGGAAATTACCTGAAATGGGGATGGGGCTAAAGAAAATCTTCGGAACCCCAATGGTATAGTTATCCGGGGTACGTTCAGGAATGCGTTTTACTTGTGCCATTTTTTACGCCTCCGTGTACCGGTAAGTGTTGAGTAAGCCGAAAGGAATACTGATCCTGGTTGGTAGGTACGGTATGTAAGCATCATCTTTTTTGATAGCAGTTAAAATGAAGCTGCCAGCATTCCAATCATCCTTGTTAAAGTCAATCTGTCCGTCTGGACGTAGAGTGGCTTTTGGAGACATATAAATGTAGGAAACACCTATATTTTGCTCAAAGATAATCAATGCAGGGCCTTCAAGTTCAGCCTGCCCCTTATTCACGCGCATTGTAGCAAAGGATGCATTATCTTTAACCCACGAAAAGCCGTTGTAGATATTGGTCGTGGAACCTGTACTGTAGTACTCGATATTGACCGTCAGAGTTTGCTCAGTATATGCGCTACCACCCTCTGTGGTGGAATCAGTTACAAACTGCGTAGCGGCTTCAATATTAAGCAGTCCCGTCTCATAGTTAATGTACGTGTTTGCCGGATTAGTGAAATACTGATCATCAGCAGTAGATGTACGTAACTTAGTCATGTTATTAACGTTAGTGTTTTCTTGGCCGTAGTCAGCCAAAACTTCAGTCTTTTCTTCCCAGGCAGTGCCGTTCCAATGCATGCCAGAAATAGTCACGCGAATAGACTGATTAGCTACACGAGGAATCAAGTTGTTTGTGATAGTATGGGTAACGACAGACGAGGAATTAAAATTCCAAGGCTGACCCAAACGGGTGCTATCGACGATACTTCTATCCTGTATGATAGTATGAGTGGGGACACCTACGTCAGTACCGTTCATTTTCAACTGTTTGATGTTACTATGAATGGTCGTGTCTGCATAGCTATAGCCAGTCCCATTCATGTTATCCAACCAGGGCTTTACTTTCATTTCACCTACTGTGTGATCATACTGCATGATTGCACACAATATTTTACCTCTGTAATTAGCCAAATTTTCAGAGACATTTTCTTCCCGTTGGTAATCAGGGACGGTGAAGTAAAAGATTCCAGTCGGACTATAGTATGTGGAAGAAACATCAACTTGTTCAAAACTGAAGTTCTGCTCAGTTAATATTTCAGTTGCAAGATACTCCAAGGAAGACAGATCATCTTCTAGATAGGACAAGTTGTTTGTTAATACTTCAACTGCGCCTTCGATAAAATCGCCACCATCTCCAAAAGGAGCCTTACAAGAAGTCTTGGCTACGGCAGTGATCTTATTAGGATATGCTACGTTATCTGCGCCAAAATACTTCTGAAAGTTTGACTCGTTTACTTCATCAAAACCCATAGTGAATTCCAGGGAACGACGAGTAGTTACAACTTTATCGACTTGTTTACGACCTTTGACAGACGATACGTGTTCAATAGAAGTAATTTCACCGCCAACGTCGTTACTTGTTAAGTTCCCCAAGTACGCTTTTTCCAATATATCGTTGGGTTTCATACATGTAGTTATTGCCTGTGTGTTCAGAACCTGTCCAGTGCTGGCATCAACCAGACCGGTATAAGCTCTATGTAAAGCAACGGCGTCCACTACATGCTCATCATCCCAATTCTTTACGGGATAAAAGTATACTGTAGGCATACCAACAGAATAGAAGTTGGGGTTCCTACTGATGCTCATTTGTGCTTCTCCTAATCAGTTAGGTGATTCTTTCGGCTACAAGACACTTAAAAAATGCTTTGTAGCAGCAATAGCCAGTAGTGGTTGTCCAATGATTTGCAGGCTGGGAGTATATGGCGCGAACGCCTCCGTTTTGTGGAAACACCCTGGAGTTTTCCTGCAACTCATAAATTAATTCTAAGGCAGTATTGAATGCTATGCCCTCACTGTCCAGGTGAGCACAGTAGATCACAAAGTTAGGATATGTTTGTCCTGAGAATGCTTCTGGCATACTACCTGCCATAGGTGCAATACAAATCCCATTTCTGTTTAAGGTACTCAAGTTTATAGTATCAGACATTATGTTAGTAAGCTGATTATTTTCCTGGGTTAGTGGAAAACTAAACTTGAAAATATTGTTGTTAGGATCATTCGATCTTGGAAAGAATCGCAGTTTTTGTCCAAAAGCTACATTAACCGGGTGCATAACATCCAATTTATCTATGTAAGTAGCAACGTAGTCAATGATTGATTTGTTCATAGTTTTTTTGTTTTATTAAATTTTGCAATTCTTTCTTTAGCTACAGCAAAAGCGTTTTTCTGACACCAAGTACCAAAACGATTAAGCATAGCTTTATTCATTTCGTAGCGTTCCAGGTTTAGCTCAAAAACGTTTTTTGATAAGTCGCCTCGGTTAAGAGATACTTCATCAGGTACTTCTTGTTCTTCTGCTAATGTTCTACCTGCCGTAAAGGTTACAAGCATTGTTTGATCAGTTACTGTCTTTGGATTAATCCTGTAACGCATAGACAAATTAACGATAGTTTGGCCAGGATTCCATGTAGTTTCTAAGTAAGCTTTTCTAACCCAGCGCCCACCTCTACCGCTGAGTGTAAAGCAGTCTAAAGTTTCTGCTTCTTGATAACTTACTTTTTTCCAACCGAACATGGGGTGTTCCTGGCCCCTAGCTGTCTGCAATACTTTTGTCCAAATCGTACCATAGGCTGTTTGTGCACGCGCTGAAAAAGCTAATAAACCAGTAGCAGTAGGCAGACAAGCAACGTAAAACTTGAAACCGCCCTTTACGCTTTCCTCAGCCATAATCTTTTGTTGACCAGTAATTCTTTTTTTAAACCCCATAAGTATACTGTCACCATCTGATTCTTTGGCTGTTAGGTATTTGCGCACTCTGGCCATATTAACCCGCAATTACCTTTATGTGATCTAGATATCCATCTAAATCACGTAGTTTATTAACTTTAATAGCTTTAAACCGTGCACACTCTTCGTCGGATTCAGAATCAAATACGGCTAAGATGTCACCGTGACTGATATCAACGTCCTCTTCTATCCAGAATTGAGCTTTGCCTACAGTTTGGGTGCTTCCTTCAACGTATTTTGTTTCACCATAGTCTACATATCTGCAAGGGATTCTCTCAGCGATTAGTATTGTACCCCTTGCCGAGTACACATCCCCATCACTTCTTAGAATAGACATGTGATTAAAAGTGAATCCATTGATTGTTACCGACATATCCCTTCTCCATTAGGTACTTTGTACCAATCCCTAAAGTACGTTTTGTACGAATCTTGAGCATAAAACCACAGAGGAGGCTGCTTAGGGATTTTAGATGTGTACGCACCATCTATTGACCTAGCTGTTACAGCTCCTATGTAATAAAAGCCGATGTTTATTTTCTCTGTATGTTTTTTCTCAATGTAAAACGTAATACTATTTTCTGTAACTACTTCTGCTGTAATTTTTGTCAAACGTTGTGCAGGAATAGGTGGAGAAACGCTATCTACAAAGTATTCAGAAAACAGAAACTCTGAAGTAGCTGTGCATACGTCCATCGTGATCTCTGTCCAGGGACCATAGATGTGCAAAAACCAGTCAAAAGTAGTTAAATCAAATGATAACGTTTCAGTTGTATGCCTTTGACACATAGGTTCACTATCGTTTTTTACGAAGTCACACCAGCTGGATAAATGAACACGAACACCCAAACTAGCTTCAATGTGAATTAGCGAAAAGTTGCTTTCATCCCACGTTAAGTACTCTGGAATAACTAACGTTTGTTCAGCAAGTGATTTTCGGTAATCACCTATAGAATCATAATTAGGTACTCGGCTCATATGGATTTCCTGCCCAACCAATAGCTACTTTGCCCTTGGTAAGATAACGCCCCAGCATAGCTACTACTGAGGGATGCAATCCGTACCGTGCAGCAAGTTTTTGTGTCATTAATGTGTACTGTCCAGTACCATATGACCTTGATGTGTCTCCAATTTTTGTACCAGTAACACCTGTACCAACATGTTTATCCCAGGCGATAACTCCGAGTTCAGCCATAATCTGAGTAATCTGTGCTTTTTTTACTAATTCAAAAATAGGATAAAAGAATATTGCGCGTTCAAAACCTACACTTTCTAAAACTTCATTTTGTGTAGTGCAATCACATAACGTAATCACTCCGGTTGCTATATTGTGTGTCATTACATCGTAGTAAAATCGAGTACCGTCAGGATAAATTAAATGCAAGCATCCACCTGCGTATAAATCTGGGTTTTCGTCACCTGTGATGATCAGGTCTGTTGATTGTAAGGAGTTAGCAGAATAAAAGAAACCATTTACACTAACTATTGAACCGGGGTCAGGCACAAAGTTAAATGTAATTAATCCTTTATTGTAATCCACAGTCATAGTGTATGATCCAACAGATGCACTAGCACTGCTATTGGTTATAGAAAATGTTAGTAGTGCTCCAGATAAATAAGTTTTAACTATGAGTGGTTCAGTTACAGTTCCTACAGCAGGGAACGCATCCAATGAAACTATACTGCTTGCACCTGTGTCAACGTATTCGTAATTTTTTATTGAATTACCTGTTTCCACTAAACTCCAGGAACTGTTTGCTAACGGGTTACGCTCAACAAGATAGTCAGCTCTGCGGGGAAAGGCCATAAACATTTTTTTATAGTACCTAATCCCCACATAGCTCATTTGACTAATTTTATAAGCGGTGTTGCGCAATAAAGCTTCTTTCTTATAATCATCCATTTTCATCCATGCAAGTGAGGCTGAGCCGATATAATCGTTAGCTTCTGCCCAACTTACAAAACTATTAGCTTTTGGGTGCGCAACACCACTTATAATCATTTACTTACTCTCACCAACAAATTCACGGATTTTGGAACCCACAACCTGTGTGTACACGCGATAGATAGGCAATCCGTTCTCGTCTTTCTTAGATGTTTTAATAACACGCTGACCGTTGTAAGTAGCCTGTTGTACAACGTTCAAATCCACAGTAGTGTCGAAAGAAGGAGCCTTCATTGTACTCTTTGTTTCTGTTTTATACGTTTCTTTCTTTTCAGCCATAACTTACTCCTTAAACCTGGGGCAGATTGCAGCCGCAGGCGTAGCGCCAGTCTTTGATAGTTGCACCAAACTGCATACGACATATAGCTGTCATAACCTGGGTTAATTCATCAGGAACCATGCGAATATCCAGGTTGGAACCAACCAAGGACTGCATACCATTACCACGCTTGAGAAGTACCCAAGCATCTTCATTGGCGAAATTATGCCAAGTAACAACGTTAACACGATTGTATGCAGGGTTCATGGCCGAGACATTATGGTCTTTGCTCGGCCACATCTTTGTTCCAAGTATTTCTTCCGCTTCCAGCTCTAAGGCAGGATGAATCAGCAGAGTATCCGGCTTCAGATCGATAGGTTCGTTTTTCTCGTTCCTGTTCATCTCCAGTGTAAAGTGCTTCCACACGGCGATGAAGTTTTCCAAAGTGAGGGGCAGCGGGAAGTAGTTTTCAATTGCAATACCTGGAGCAGCTTTCAAAGGATGTCCATTACCCGCACCGGCAAACCAAGGCTTCAAATCGTAAATGAAGTTACCAGAAGGGTCTTCAAAAACACCTTCAACAGAGTTGTTAAATTCAGGAGAACCAGTCAGCAATGCGCCTTTATTAAACAAGTCAGAGTAGAACTTGTCCATGGTCATCGCAGCCTTTGTTCCCCAAGAAGAAACATCACGCAAGATCATTGCTTCAATATCGGCTTCATTTTTACGAACAAGGTTTGACCACTGCATGGACTTACCAAACAGACGCGTGGAACCGTATGTAACCCAACCATCATGCATGGTGTCCAAAGGCGGTACTTCACCTTCTTTTATTTCAGTCAACAAACCAGAGCTGGTGTAGCTCATTTCTTGAATGTACGACTCTTCGATTGTACGCATGGGAAACAGTTCGCCAAAACGCATAGGTACTGCGGCGTACTCTTTCAAGAATATGTCTATAATTTTGTTATTTAATTGCAGGGCAAAATCCTGCCTAAGAAGTTGTGCCATTTTTTGCCCCCTTTACATGCGCTTGATGCTAACAACAACAAAGCCCTGCGGAGCGTGCAATACAGCGTCTTCCACCTGGATAGGGGAGGCGGCTGCTTCTACATCCGTCAGAACCTGATTGCCATCACCATCAACAATAAGTTCATATGTTTTACCAGTAACTAAATTTGCCTGAACACTGTTATCACTCATCTTAATGAGGAACTGGCTAGAAGGATCAGTCAGAAAGCAAATAGGTTCTCCAGCCTTGTACTCATAGTTAGGGTTGTATGTCTGCTGTACAGGTGTTTGATCCCAGCGACCCTTTTCAGAAGCATGCATCCAGCCAGCGCACTTATGTCCAGTGTTATTACCGGACATCAGCACCAAAGAACCATCAGCAGTGGCGTAACCGCTAAACCGCGCAGACATTTTCTGCATAGTGATATCATTAGGCAGATCATGCCAATACAAAGTTTGATCACCACCGTCCAGCTTATATGGACGTGGGAATAACTCTACGTCGCCATTATATTGAAGGCGACCTTTGCTCATAGCCATGTTTAATTCTCCTGTAAGAATTTCTTTAAGTTAGTATGCAGCTCATTAACTACATCATCCCCAGCCGGTACAGAGTGTTGGCATATGATTAAATTACCGTCATTATGCACGAACCAATCGTTCTCAGTTAACCCAAACTGAGAAGCGAACTCTGTAAGTGGTGGACAACCAATTGTTAAATTCTTTTGTAGTGCTGGTTTGTTATCTAAGGCAAAAAGTATATATGCATAACCTTTATTAAAAATAAGGGTTCTCATGCTAGGGGATATAAATTTACTGTAAGGTGCGACCACAATTTTGTGACCACTTATAATATCGGTATGTAATCCATTAAGTACATCGTTGCTGACTATTTCTGAATTACTAAAGAGAAATTTTGAGAAAAATTTAAAAAGTTCTGCCGCCATCAACAATTTATCAGCGTTTCGAAACCCATAGAGTATACTGTTAGGGATGCCTTGGAGAGGTTCAAAATACTCTCTGTTTGTAATGTCTCTGAGTGTTTCTTCAAACGTCATGTACTGTCGAATAGAATGATGCACGTACCTAGACGTATCCATGTGGATACCTAGTAAACAAGTGTCTCTTTGAAATTTAACGTTTCTGTTGGGATATATGATAGAGATATCAGACATTTTAAGTTTGTATGTTTTATACAAAACGAATGCCGACTTATATACGTCTAAGTGCCCTTCGGCTGGTACTATTACATGCATTTGAATTTAGCCTCTAATAAATTGTTGTGAATTGTTGTCAATCCAGACAATACATTAGGCTTAATCCAAAGCCTGTTTATTCTGTTTTACTGTTATTTTTTTAAATGTCAACTAATACAAAGCCATTATGTTCAATTTCACCTTCTATTTCTGGGAATTCGATGGTTGTACCATACGCTTCTTTAATTTTGTACACTGTTCTTCTTGAGAACATTTCAGCACTATGTTGTTCTCTACTAATAATTTGATCCCCGTTTTCTTCAATAATTAGTGATGTGGTGTCAGATACATTATTTATAAAATCCATAGCGTACCAAACTTTTGTAAAATGGACACTGAGTAATCGTTTAACAAGGTTTGAAAACTCATTCATCTTAAAGTAGAACACACCATGAGAAATCATATATGAAACTTTAAATTCAATGCCTAGATATTTAAAAATCATCATAAATAGGTCTTTATAAAAACAATGATCGAAGTGCATTTCTACGATAGTCATGTCACTAGATATAATAAGTTTTTTAGCCTTATAATATGTTTGTAAGATGTGAAACATCCAGGAATGTATAGATGGTTTAGACATATGACAAAAATTAAAATGATATTTTTTTAAATAGTATAAGTACTTTTTTTCAGGGATAGGCTTCGTAACTAAAGGCATAAAATTAAGATTATTAATCAATCTGTTGGTATCGAATAGGTCTTTTCGCATACTAGCTACAGCAGCATAAAAGCCTTCTTTACCAGCGTTTTTTACAGGGATAGACCACTTGGGAGGATCGTACATACGCAGTGGAAAATTATATAATGTTTCTAATGATTTCCTACCTTTGATGTCCTTATGAGCTGTGTAATGTCCTATATTTGTAGCTAACACTTTGTACGATTGCTTTTCCTTTATGATACATGTATTAACTACGTGTGTTTGACGACCGTTTATTAAAATAATAGGTCTAACAAATTCATATGTTCCAGGTATAGGATGAGCTAAACCGTAGCCTGGAATTAATCCTTCACTTGTACGAAATATTGATTGGATGGCATACATGAGTACAGAACAACGCTCCCCTAAAGTTAGCTTTAGTTTTCAGCATTTTACTGAAAGTAACACCTTTTTATCGGGTGGTGACCAGCGATATGGTGTTCATGCTGAATTAATAGTAGTTTCTATGGATACTGAATACGTAGGACCATTCTCTAAATATTGGCTTGTAATGTCAACTAAAGAAAGATCAATTTTTGAAGCTAAGAATAGTAGTTTTTTTGCTATCCCGTTTTCTCCAGATAAATTTATAGTTGAAAATTTTAAATGTGATGATACAGCAGAAACAACTACATTTTATACTCAACAAAAACCCTCCGAATATCAAACCTGGAAATTAACACAATATTGTATCCCTGTAGTTTCAGGTATGGTTTATGGAGGGCTTACAAGAATACTATCTGTTGATGATGAAAAAGTTATTTTAAATAGGCACTTTAGAATCACTGCATCTGCTGAAGAGGTAGTACTTGTACCTACAATACTTGGTAGATTTAGGAAGTGTGTACTTGATGGTGAGTTAGTGCGAACAGCTTTTGAAACGTATAAGGATTATTTTTATGAAGTTCCTACTACCAATTAGAAATTTACGAGGCACTACTGATAAAGCTGCTGAAACTGAGGTTAAGGGTGATGTCGAAGAAAAGATTAATAATGATACACGGGTCGTTTTTTCTTTTGATAAAGAGTTAACAAAAAATCCTGAAGGTAATTTTACAATGAACACAGACATATCACAGCAAGATGGTATGTTTATTTTAAATAAGCTTATGTCTATCAGGTATGACTTGTTCAACGTTTTTGATGATATATACGTTACACATTTTTTGAAGACATTAACTAGTAATTCAAAAATTACTAAAACAGGTTTTGAAACAAGTGTAGAAGAAGTTACCGAATATTTGGAAGACACACTACAAACACCAGATTCTTTTAAATTAGGTCTTGTCATTGACACTGTTAACACATTGTTTACACACGTAGTTCAATGTAAGCTGGGAACGCCTATAGGTGATCGTGTACCAGTTGAGTTCTTAGATTTAGAATTGAAACTTGAACCATATTATATAGATGAGTTTACTTGTTTTTACCCTATACACGTAATAGTTTCAAAAACTAGCGTTAAGCTTGATCATAATGGTGACGGTGAGTTTAACTTATCAGGAGCTTTTGTTGTAGCCGCAGACGAGAATAGGAGAGCGATTTTATGAATCATGAAATGCTTAAGGTCATACCCCCAGAAAAGAAAATCACACATTTTAATAAGCCTGAATTTTACGATATATGCATTATGGTAATGCCATCGAATATTCAATATGACCGCACAGGGTACTATGTTTCCTACAAAGGTACTATCACAGACCTTGAAACAGGATTGTATGAAGAAACTATTCTAGGTACTACGCCTGCTATTGGCGGTGAAGTAGGTATTATAACATTTAGTCGATCAGAGTATAATGCTACTTTAGACTATGTATTTACTCTGGAAGGTAGGTATAACTCTTTTTGGATATCCTCCATGAATGAGCAGTTCTTACCTACCGGTCACGCGCCGCATAAATTTCCTGAGATGATCGACATAGATAAGATTAATGCGGGTGATAAACATTTTTATACAGTAAATTGGGGTCAAAAAGAATTTTGGAGTACTACGCCCAGGCTGCTATGGATATTCACAGAAGGCTATACTAAATGCCATTGGGTTCAGATTGATACTATAGAAGAAGAAACAGATATTCGTGTTTTAAAAATTAATACTGTGCATGAGTTTGAAGAAGATATTGATTTAGAAGCTATAGATTTAATTACAGAAGTTATGTATGTGCGCTTATCATCAGACGTTATTGAATATGACTATGATACTCAGGTAATTACTAAATCAACGTTGCCGATCATTGAAGACACAAATAATTATTATGATCCCTGGCTGACTGAACCCACAGTGTATGCTAAGGAAAAAGAAGTTCCTGAGCCTACGGAAGCACCGGAAGAAACAAATATAAACATAGAATGTGATCCTGACAGTGATAGCTATCTTTTTTGGACAGGTGATGTTGATGATCATGTATATACGCCAGAAGAATTAAACGGTGTTGTTTTCCAGGGTACGTATCCCCGCTGTTTAACCAAAATAACATTTGTACCTATAGATTTAGAGCCTAATTGCCTACCAGATAGTGTTAAAGTGTACATGAGTCACGACATGGATATTTGGTATCCATGCACAAGGGTAAATAACCTTAATGAAAATCCGGTTATCGAATTTTTAGATAATCCCTATTTGTTTAGACATTATAAGTTTGTGTTTGACTCTGCTTTAGGTACTAATTGTTTTGTCAAGCATATATTATTGGAAGCCGCTCTTATGGATGAGAACGGTGAAAATCCATATGAACCTGAAGAAGGTAGTGATGAAGGTGACAGTAACGGCTACATTCCTGGTTCTAATCCTGGAGGAGTTGTACAATAATGGCAGTTACATGGAAAGATTGGGATGCTGCTGTAATTAGTGGCCACATTAAGTACTTATACGAAATAGAATGTACCGGCAAAATAGTGGACACTTTTATGCGCTATTGTACTGGACGTGAGAATATTGTCTATGACGGAAATGAATATGTAGCTAAACCTATAAAACACGGTAAGATCACATTTGATTCAACAAAAGGTAAGGCGAGTATCGTGCTCCCCGGTTCGGTACTTTTGATTGAATTATTTATAAAAAACATAGCACCAAAAACTAAGCTAACAATATACAGGTGGCGTGAAGAACTAGACGAAGCAATTGTTATTTTTAAGGGGGTACTCTTAAAAGCAAACTTTGCTGACAGCTTAATGTCTCTATCGTTTGGTTCAGCTATGGAAGGTGTTGACGATAATACATTGACATACTTTACTCAACGTTATTGTAATCACGCCATGTATGATCAGCGTTGCGGGTTAGATTTTGAGACGATGCGAATTCAAGTTGACGATTGGCAGCTAAAAATACATAACCGCATCATTTTTGGCGGTACTTTTGATATAGATAAAGAATATCTTAAATGTGCGTTATTATTCTATACAATTCGCGTATTTGATAATGATCAAGAGTATCTTATTGAGCAAAGTGTCACTATAGCTGAGTGGATAGGTTCAACTCGTGAAGCACGTCTCAGATTTCCTATCCCTGAAAGTGTTGCGCTTGATCAACCAATGTATTTAGCTCCAAACTGTTTATTAGACCTTGATCGATGTAATAATATATTTGCCAACGTACACAGAGCTTGTGCATGGCCTGATATGCCTAGAACAAATTATGCAGCAGTGGATGTAGCCAATCTGAATAGAGATGCAGAGTGTAACATTGGGTTTCCTGTACATAAACAAGATGAAATGCAAGATGTTCAAGAAGATTTATCAACATATTTAAAAATAACTGATTATACTGATATTGAGATAGAAGGGTGGGAACCACCTGACTATTCGTAAGGAGACTTCAATGGCTTCAGCAGCACCGATGGCTATATCGGCAGGAACAAGCATAGCGTCTACAGTAGCAGCAAGTACAAGTAGCACGCTATCAATGGGTATTATGGCTGGTGGGATGATTCTTTCTACAGTTGCTCAAATTTTATTAGCTCCTGAAAAAGATACTTCTGGAAATGAAACGGAATATGCTACGCAGGAGTACACCGCAAGGTCAGATAATAAAGCTTTACCCAGAGTGTATGGTACATGTCGGTGTAATGCTAATATGGTGTGGTATGGTAATTATGTATACAAAGACACGGTTCAATCTGACGCTGAAAAAAAAGATTATACACCGGAACGGTAAATTATGATACAAGTAGCATTTATGATCGCCATGGCTTTAGCCAGTATAGCCATGCAGGCAGCTGGTAAGGCTAAAGGCGACGAAGAACAAGACCCTGTAGTGGGTAAACGTTATTGGTCGGATAATATCCTGGCGTATGCAGCGTATTCCAAGCGTACAGCCATGCTTTGGTGCGGTAACATATTTTTAAATAATGAATCTACCTACGGTGTTTTCTATGCTCCTAAAGCTAATGATTGGGGCGAAACAATCGACATTTATGAAATAGCTGAAGTTGATCAAGGCGTTGTGCCTGGTTTCACTGTACCTAATCCTGGCGTTATTTCAAATAATTGGTGGGACTCTTTCGATCCCTTGGAACACGCTTGTGTAATACCTGAGTTTACATTGGTAGATAAACAAAATCCAAATTACCAAACGCATAATTTAGGCGTTTTTTGGTTAGCTATTGATCAGGGCTTTATGGGCCTGAACGCAGCAACAGTGTCTAACTATGAAGCTATAGTATCTGTGTACCCTGGTGTTGTGTATAATCTCATGAGCCAAGGTGATGATTATAACATCGAAGACCTTTGGGTTAGATGGCGCAGAACAATGGATTGCGGCATGACCATTAACGTCAATCCCGTAGTTATTGTTTTAGACCTTTTGCTAGATGTGTATGAACCAGAAGAAATTGACTTTTTATCCATAGCGTATGCAGGTAAAAAGCTTTTAGAAAACCATCCGTATATGTGGTTTTCTAAAACTATAACGACAGGAAAGATATCTAAGGTAATCGAAGAGATATGTAATGTGGCAATGCTCACAGTACGTTTTTCAGATACAGGTTTAATTCAAGTACACTATCGCTGTGAATCTCCTGATAAAGATATCCAATACATACGTACTATAGATGTATTAGATGATAATGTGTCTATAACTTTAGAAAAACCTGCGCTTACTTCTGCTGAAATTATTAATGAGATTCGCTCAACCTTTCTAGCGGCACGTTTAGAAGAAGAACAGCTTATTTCGACTAGTGACGCAACTAATCCAGAGGTGGCTGCTCTTGAATTGGAAATAGTAGATATAACTGAAAAGTATAAGCTAGCTAGAAAAAACTTCTTATATGTAAATAGTTTCCATGATTATACCCAGCCTGAGACAGACCCTACAAATCCTGATTATGCGTTCACAAAAACCACGTGGACAGAATATAGAAAAATAATGCTTGATTTGTATAATTTGTACAAAGATGCAAAAAAAAGATTAGATACACTTTTAGGCACGGATACAGATGATCACGGCGAAGGTCAATTTTTAGAATATGGTGTTAATGTAGTTGATCCTGCCAATATAATCCTTACAGGTAGACGTAAGCAGCTGACATTAGATTTAAGCTTTCTTAATTGGCTAGATGATGCAAGACGTTACTCAGAAGACGCATTACTTAGAAAAGCAAAGCCATTAACTACAGGTGAGTTTGAGACAACATATAAGTATCATGATTTACATCCAGGTGATTTGATTAGGGTTGATCTTGCAGATGATGATACTGATCTTGTATATCGCTTTATTGTTGATATACAAAAAAAAGAACTCGGTGGTTACCCTGATGAAAAATTAACATTTGAATTTATCCAATCAGCTAAATGGTATGACATTATCATTGGTGAACCTAATAGACCCGCAGACATAATTCCTAAACCTAAGATACCTGATATACCATCACCCTTAGATAAAAGTTATTGGGCAATCATGGTGTGTATGTCTACCCTGGCTAGGGGTATGCCCATGATTACTATGAATATCCATCAAACAAGTACGGCTATTGATTTAGTAAAACATTGGGAGGTGGATGACTGTGAATCAGGGGAAAAGGTTGACGAAAATTTATTGATGCAGCACGCACATAATTTTTCAGTTCTTGGTGTTATTCAGCATGATATTAAATATTACCATCAATCTCCCGGTATGAACGAGTTGATGGATTTAACTTTTGATATACCTCTTTTAGATGGTGTGAATGCTGTAACCATGGGTAATATACTGAGTAGTAAGTTTGAATCTTTTGCCGGTACAAAGGATTTATTCTTTTCAGAAATTAATAAATTTAAAAATTACTGTGTAATGTCTAAAGCTTATTGGTTAGAGTATGACTCTCGTGATTATGGTGAGGGCGTAATAATGCGCTTTTTACATGCAGAAGTTTTAGTTGAGGAAGGTTCTGATGATGAGCTTGGTTCTGTAACACTTATTCTTAAAGGTGTTTATTCAGATGATATGGATAACCACATGCTTGATTTTACAGAAGGTTCCATCGCTGTAATTATGCCTAAGCTTACCGACTCTACAGCATACGGAATTGAAACAACACCTTTGCAGGCCAAGAAAGGCGAAACTATGGAGATGATTGGTCGTAAGTACACAATAAAAACTGAACCTTACCTTAATGGAGTGCCCATAGCTTGGTCTGATTGTTATTGCACAATATACGTGCCATCTGATTACTGGATGTTCGCTACCGAAGGTGTAGTTTCGATCAGGAATAATGATTACCCAGAGGCTTCCCATTTTTATACGGAAACTATTTTTGCAGACTCTTCGGATAATATGTTGGATATATGGGTAGATGTTCCTGATTACGATATATCAGGTTTAAATGATGAAGCTATGAACATCCCGTTTCTAAGGTTGGGTCAAGGCCCAACGCCACACACACTATTTAGTAGCGCTCCAGTGATTAATGATTCGGCGGTTTCTACTGCTGGTTTGGTATTTACTGAGGTGTCATTAGTTATATATAAGAATGGTGTTCAGTCTGAAACAAGAATGTTAGATGAGAATAAATTGTATTTGCGTTGTCCTATTAGTGAACTTGAGCCTTCGTTTGCACCAGGAGATATAATACAAATAAACGCAATAATAGAAAATAGTTTTAAAGAAAGCTATTTAATGGAAAACAACACAACCATAAATAGGATAGAATGTAATGGTCCGAAAATTATCGCCGTCTAATTTTCCATATACATTTAGGCAGTATAAATTAACGTCTTATAAAAGTGTTAAAGCTCTTAAAGATGCTGGTATTATACTTGAGCTATGTGATGCATACGTTGGCAAAGAAGTGTATGCGTTTGTTCATAATCACGTGCATAATGGTTTTATTGTGCACGATTATAATGATTATTTTGTTTTAGAATTACTTAATAAATCTACAATACATGAAGATAAATTACGCTTAATTGGTTTGAATATTTTATATATGAACCATGAAAATGTACCTGTAATTTTTGATTTTTCAGTTAATGAAATTAAGGAGATACAGCATGAGAAAGTTAGACCGGTCAAGACTGCCACTCATAAATTGGAACGACGCCCTATGGGGGCAGGTGATCCAGTCTAGTTTAGTAACTATAGATCAGTTTTTATCAGGGCATGTTGTAGTAATGCCTTGTGAACCAAACGTAACTGCTAGAAAAGTTGTTTCTTTACGCCCAGGTGGCATTTTGGGTCTAGCTAGTGAAAGCACAGATTTTGTTGGTGTTGTTTTAGAAGTTATTGAAGGTAGTGCAATTGTTCAAACTGCTGGAGAAGCGTGGGTCGATACAAACACTACAGAAAGCTTAGACATGTACAAATATGTGTACGCAGTAAATGGCGGATTAGTAGAAGTAGTCAACAGAGATATGTACCGCGTTGATAACTATGCTAACAGAGCACTCGTTGGTACACTGTCATATGTAGAAGGAAATAACATTAAAGTTATGGTGCATGGTTGCGGTCCTCGAACAGGTGTATCTATGCCTATGGGTATTTCAGCTCAAGCTTTTTTTAATAAAGAACATTCTGATAAAAATTATCGTTTACTGTTGTCTTACGGCAGCATACCAGGGCAAACTAATCCAGACGGACGCGGAAATATAGGCTCTTGGCTAGGCTCTTACAGCGAGTTTATTTATGGCTTTACAGTACCCTATGTGTATCCTCCTTTATGTTTTTGCTCTGGTATTAATGGATTAGATAATGAAGATGATGTTGATTACTTCTATCCACCAAATATGCTTAGCTTGTACCCTACGGAAACCACGTTACATGTGGCTTCTAATAATTATCAACCATTAACAAAGACGTACCATGTAACTAAGGCAGGCAATATTTTAAATCAAGCAAACGGTGCGTTTGTTTGTATTGGTTTAGCAGCAGGATAAGGTGCAATAAAAATGTCGTATAATAGAATACTTCCGTCTCATTTTAATGAATGGAGTGCTGACGCAGTAAATTGGTTAGGATTACATAACGATAATATGCGTTTAGTAGATAATATAATGACACCATCGTTTGATTGGTTTGATTGGACGGGTGATACTATTCTACCCGGTGATATTGCGTGGATTACGTATGACACAAACAGAGACAGATTTTTTGCAGCTGCTTATGGATGGAACATCTTAGGCATAGTAATAGCTGTAGATAAAGATCGTGCACTAATTCAAACTTTTGGTGAGGTTCTAGTTCGTAAGTCAGATGAAAGCGTACTGTATAATCCTGGTGAAACAGTATTTGTTGACTCAGCTAATTGGATACGTGCAAAAGCATTTGCGCCAGGGACACCTCCTGATGTACCCGAAAACTATTACGTAGGCTCTGTGATAGAAGATCGTGGAAAGTTTGCAAAAATTATTCTTGGCCAATACGTACAAGAAACGCTAAAGCACGGAAAATGGTGCTTTCAAAGAGATGATGCACGCCCTAATTACCCGCTGCCAGCACATATGATATACAACGGGTACTCAGAGATAAACGATGGGTGTTGTTTTGCTTTTGCTGAATTACATGTCACTAATGGTAATATTAGTGTTAATACAAACACCATGTTTAACGGACACTGCGGATTCACTACTACAGATGTAGGTGAGTTAAGCTTGGTGACTACTGCTAATGAAATTAATTTAGAGATATCTGAAAATGTAAAGATAGCTGTTCCGTACTTAAATTATTTAACAAAATACGATATGTTACATGAAGACATACCTCATCTAGCTGTTAAAACACCTAGTTTGGACAAAATAAGTATACTAAACGTTACAGGTACATGGGCAGCTACAAATAACATAAATTTCCAAGTAATAGTTTCAATTATTACTGACGGAGCGTAATATGGGCACTAAACGAGGACGTATAGGGCTTATCCCTGATACAGACCCTTTGGAAAAAGATTCTCTACATAACACTACTATGTCTTTAGATGACTACCAAGCTTGCTTACGTAGTTTAAATGATACTTTAGGTGCAGCCAGTTTACCTATTAAACATGATTTAATTAAAGAGATGCACAGATGTGGAGTAAAAATAGATGCTGAAAACGGTTGCTATGCTCCTGTAGGCTCAACAATAGGTTTTGCGCATGCTTCATATTTAACTGAAAATTTAGCTTTAGATGAACTGGAAGGCTCTGTAGGTGTTAACTACGGCCACATGAAAGTTAATGCTGATAATCTTGAAAATGGTAAGTACATTTACGGTTACGATACAAGTTATACGCATGAATTCGATACACAAGATCAAAAAACAAAAGGTGTTGGTGTTGCTACAGAGCATGGTGCGTACACATTTGGTACTCACCCTAATTTTAGGTGTGGTCCTAGAGGTATGTTTGAAGGTGCTTTTACAACTTTACCTTTTGGACATACCTCCGCTATTCATGACACACAAAACGTAGCTTCTTTTTTTATGTACGACTCTTTAACTAAGAAAGGGACAGGCATAAAAGGTCTTTTTAACCTAGGTGATAATTTCGTGTTCATTGACTTTTATGAACATTTTGACGTACTTCCGTTTGTGTGTGTACAAATAGCAAACTATCTAGATGACAATAATTGGTACAGAGTTGAATCGATTGTATCAGATCAAGACAGGTATAGACTTGCTATACGTGATCAAGATGGAAATCGAGTTAACTATCAAGCTGGTCAATTTAGATTATATATATTTGGGTTTGGTGTAACAAGGCCAGAAGGAAATGAATAATGGATATTTTGTATTCTCAGCGTAGTAAATATCAGCACATTATGATTACTCAACAGGGTAAGGATATTTATCTGCGCTTAAATGGCGTTATACAATGTGCTTTAACTAAACAGAGTCATTGGAATTTGATGTGTCCTGTACATGAGCGTGACGTAACTGTTTTTGGTGGTGGAAGTTTAACAGGCATTAAGCCTCTAATTGATATTAGCAAATCAGTGATTTTTGTTGAAATTGATGAAGCTGTTCCTAAAGCCTGTTATCAATTTATACCTATTGAGTATGAACAGTATTTTATATTTCAAGATTGTCATACATACTTGGAAAACAATGAATGTGACCACTTGATTATATCTTTTACAGATTTTTTAGAGCACGGTGCTTTTGTTAATTATTCTCTGAGTAAGTTTATAAAACTAATCAGTAAAAAAGCTAATACTTTTTTTATACATGCCGGTTTAGGAAACCAGGGTTTATTAACATGTTTCATAATTAAGCAGTTTATAAAAAATATAAATGTTTTATTAAGTGTTGATAATCAAGTGTATGCAACAAATTTAGCTACTGAACAGCTGGGAGATTACAAAAAATATTTGGTTACACAATCCGTATCTGTTCGTGATCCGGGAATATTTCAGCTCACTACAGATGAGCAAGCAGCTGTATGTAGGAGGGGTATATAATGCTTGGAAGTAATTTGAACTTAACAGAAGCAGATTTATCTTTAACAGATGAAGAAAAAGAAATAGTTACTCAATCAGATGTTTGTTCGTACAGACAGATAGCAGCTGAAGCAGATGATATATTTCAAAAAAGCCTTGATGCATATGAAAAATTGCTTGATGTTAACCCTGCTGAGGCACGACGTTTTCAAGCGAACAGTATAAAAATACTTGAGCTGAAACTGGAAATAGCTACTAAAGCTAATATGGGTGCTGACATACAAGCTGCTAATCAAACAAACATACAGCAAAATAACTACTATTCTAGTCCTGACCAACGAGCCGTTATTGCGGATATTCTTAAGGAGCACATTGATGTCAGACAAAGCGGAGATGAAACAGAGACTTTTAGCAAGCGCACCGATAGAACTGATAGCTGACGTAGGTGCATATGATGCTGAAGCATTTTTTAAAATAGTACTGCCTGAGTCTTTTTCTAAACCATTTTCTGTATTTCATGAATACCTTCTCCATGTTGTGCAGGAGCGACAGCTTACCGGTAGGCGTCTAGTCACTGCCGGTCCTCGTGGTTGGGGGAAAAGCACAACAATCACTGAAGGTGGCCCCATCTGGATAGCTTGCCGTAATGAATATATTGAATTTAATAAACGTTACAAGTTTATACTCATTATTTCAGACACACAGTCACAGGCTGAAGATAGGCTGAATACTATAAAAAGTGTCCTTAGTGAAAATGAAGCAATTGAAAAGTACTATCCTCATGCTTTCGGTGTTGGTGTTAAATGGAGTAAATCCGAAATAGTTACAAAGAATGATATCGCTATTTACGCAAGAGGTATGACTTCAAGTATTCGTGGTATTCGTTATAAAAACAGACGACCAGACCTCATTATGCTGGATGATCCAGATAGTTTAGAAACAGTTTATAGTCCTACAGTTAATAGAACATTGGAGGAAACGTTTACACGTGATATCCTGAAGTGTGGTCATAAAAATACAGATATACTTGTTGTAGGTTCTGTTTTGGCTAAAGCTGCGCTTGTATATAAACTTTTACACGAAGATCGTTTTGCAGGTTGGAGTGGCCAAATATTTAAAGCACTTGAACACTTTCCCGAAAACATGGACCTTTGGGATACGTATGCACTATTGTTAAAAAATAGGCGTGATCCTAATGCTAGGAAGAATGCTACGCAGTATTTTGAAGAAAATAAAGAAGAAATGCTTAAAGGGGGCTTATCAAACTGGCCTTTAGTATATTCTGTTAAAGACTTAATGGATGAATTTTACCTTGAAGGTAGAAAATCATTCATGATGGAAAAACAAAATGAAATTATGGAAACTGAGGATGCATACTTCAAACTTGAAGAATACCGTTATTACGAAGACATCGAAGAAGTTATGCAGTACAATCCGCTCATCTACGTATATGTGGACCCCACAGGCGGTTTAAAGAAAAGCAAAGGTATTAGTAGACGTAAGGGTGATAGTGATAGATTTGCAGCTACAGTTTTAGCTAAAGTTAATGATAAATTACTATATGTGATTGATGGGGTGTACGGTACATTTAAAGCATCTCAACAATTTCATCTAGTTAAGAAGCTGTTGGATAAGTGGGATGTGTACAGAATAAGTATTGAAGATAGAGGTGATGAATTTTATATAAACCAATTTAGGGACTACTTGTTAAAGAATAATTATCGTAAGCGTGTTCCTAGACGTGTAACTCACAGCATCCCTAAAGAATACCGCATCAATGCGTTAGAACCTCATTTACAAACACATAAGCTTATACTACCGTCAACAACAAATTTAGTACGTTCTAAATTAAGGTTTCTTTTTGATGAATTAGACGATTTTCCGCATTCAGAATATGACGATTGTTTAGACAGTTTATCTGGTGCTTTCTTTTCCGCATATAAAACACATAAATTAGCATACTTACATAAGGATTAGAAATGTATAAACCCTTCTTTCCTGTCCGCTCTTCACGATTAAACGATGACGGTGAAACATACACACCACAACCTATAGTAGATGAGGTGCATACTATTAGTGAAGGTTATATCAAATTACATGAAGTACCGCACTACACAGGTCCAGAGTCAATCACTATTCCAGGCTATGCAGAAGTGTTTAATATAGTTCCTGTTGGTAAGCAATTTAAGGTAAACTATAATACAGGCAGAGTATATTTTGATTCATCTGAAGATGATGGTGTAGTTAAAGTTACATATTCAGGCATAGGATCACTAACAGCTATCGATGAGATAAATTGGTTGTGGGAGCAGTTATTAGATTATAAATCTTTTAAAGAATTATTAGACACTCCAAATCATTATGAAGGTCACGAATATGATTATGTTCAAGTTAATCATAATGGTACAGGTGTTACTTTTTCCGCACCTACAGCTGGTGTTAGCACTAATTCAATATCTGTTTTTGAAATAACACCTACTATTCATGAAACACGTATTCCAGGTACTTCTCTGGACATGGTTCAAGTATACTCATTTACAAATCCTGAGAGTATATCACGAGCAATAGATTTTATTGAACCTATACATTATAATACTTCAGAAACTGAGAACGGCTATGCGTTAACAGACCCTTCACAGTCAAATGTTGGGTGTATATATTTTCAGGAAAGTAGTGAACTAAACGATATAAATGACATAACCTCAATAAGTTTATCTGAAGTAGTACCTGATGGAGCAGCCACAAAATATTTATTCAATATAAATGGTAATAACGCCACTATACAAAATGGTGAATTTATATACACACGTAATCAATATGATTCTGAATTTATTAATAACAATGGTTTTAGTGCAAGTGCGCTAGACGATTTGCCTCAGTCTACGCTGAACAAGCTTTTAGGTTGTTCATTAGGTCTTTTAGTTTATATTGAAGGAACAGGTGTTGAGTCACCACAAATAAGCGGTTCACTTATAATTAATGGTTTTGGTGGACGCACGTACATAAAAGACACTGCTTTAGAAGTTAAGTACGACTCTGAACAAAATGAATGGGTTATATCAGGCACAGCTGAAGGACAGTATGTTTGTTATCAAGGTTCGGGTAATGATGGTGTATGTTGTGTATCACATTCTTTGGAATTTAATTCACTAGCTCCTGGCCAAACTGTTAAGTTTAGAACTCCACGGCAAACTACTGTGCAAGTATATTCTAAAGAGCTGACTACCCAAAGTATAGCCGTTAACCAGCCATGGAATATTGAAGACTTAACAGGGTTTAATAATTATTTTGTACGTGTTATTCCTGATGTAGCTACGTACGATTACAACTCTTTAAATCTGTATTCTTTAGTTGATTTTAATACTCCTGGAACAGCTGTATTAGGTAATACACCTGAATTTAATAATATATCTTACGGACCCGGATTATTCGGTAATGCAGCGATTATAGGTAGGAACAGTTCTTTAAAATTTTATAATCCGTATTTACACTATACACAAAGCTCAACGAACGTATATTACTTACCTAGATGTGTAGGCGGCTGGTTTAAACTAATTGGTACAGCAGGTTGTTTACTGTTTACCTCGGGCTTAACATTAGAAATATATGACTATTATTATAACATGGGTTACTATGCACGACTTTCAGGCGTACTATATAAAAATAAAGTAGTATTCACTTTGGGTAGATTTAGTAAAACATTGTACTATCCAGAAGGCGAGTGGGTATACGTAGCTTTATCTAATGTCCGAAATAGATGGGGTAGTGCTGTGTATAAATATAAAGGGGGTACATTTACAGTTAATAACCAACAAGCTTCTTTATATTGGGGGGATAATAGGCCCTATGGAACAACTGTGCCCTTTCATGCTATTGAAACACCGGCATATATTGGTGGTAAGTCACCAACATATTATTATAATGGTTCCGCTTATTGTGATAATGTGTATGTAGCTAATGAAAGTGTACCTGCGCTCAGCCCAAAAGATATTTACTACCCAGCTTATGTTAATATGTTTCCGCCTGAGTCGTACAAACAGCATACATTAGAAAATGACATAGACGTTTCAAATTACACACAGTTATTTGGTATTTTAAATGAATATGCTGTAAATACGGATACTAAGATATTATTTAAGATTGACGGCACGTTATATACTTACGTTAACGGTTTAGTTGAAATGACATCTTCTGATCCTGCATTAAGATATCAAAATGCATTACGTGTAACTGACTTAGATACAATAAATGCAGATGATTTTGCTGCGCTTGATGTGTCTAGTTTAAATGTGCTTCTTATAACTAAATCACCTAGTCACACTAATGGTGAAAGTTTTGTAAATTCGTTTAAAGTATATACCGAAGTACCGGAAGCAGCTTGGATTAAAAATGATGGCCGCTTTACAGTTACTTGGGAAGATGACGCACACGTATGGCACGTAAAAAATAACACAACTAAAAAAGTTAACTTAAAAGTTAACGTTATAGGTAAAACTGAAGATAATTCAATACCACAAACATTCACAGCTTTAAATGATACGCCAGCAACAATAAATGATACTTCAGATAAAATATTAGTTTCCAGAGGTGGTCAGGTAATTAAACGTAAACGAATACATCCATTTTTAACTATGGGGGTATAAAAAATGATCTACAGAGTTAAGCCAGCAGCAAATGTTGCAACTGCATTAAATCCAGAACTGCCACACACACTATACATAAGTAATTTGTGGGTGTGTAACAATTCGTCAACTATCGATTATTTTACTATATGCTTACTTAATCCTGGTGAAGAAATTGATACACCTGATACAGAAGTATATTGCTTAGTTGAAATTGCTGCGCATGACACATTTTTAATTTCTCCAGGGTTACTTGAATCTAATCAAGTTATTGTAGTTGAAAGTACAGGCGGTAATTGTGTTTTTACACTTTCTGGAGATGCCCAATGATTTTTGTACAACCTTCTGAATTAGTAACTATAACGTATAAAAGTCATAACCAGGACACTTCGTTATTGCCTACTATAAATGTGTATGACGAATTTGGAAATACCTTATACACAGGCACAATGACGCACAAAGGTGCAGGTTTGTACACATTTAAAGTAGAAGCAATACCTGATCCTGGGTTTATGATATCTGTGGTTAATTCAAAGGCGGGAGTTATCGTAGTAGGTACGCCAGCAATAACAAAAATATTCTACTATGATGAGAATTTAGTAAACAATGTATACGCTATAAAAAATGAGCATTCATTAAATGACATAGAAACAGGCACTATGGTTGATATAGGGCATAATTTATATGTTTTTAGTACCAAACTTATAGGTACTTTTGTAATAATAGCTGGTGATTCTGAGGGCGGTGTTATTCAATTACCATTACGCGAAGATAGCGAATTAAGAATTATAGGTGAGTATAACGTGCTAGATAAAGATAGGGATGCATACCCATACCAAAATAGTAAGCTGGGAGGTACTACTGATTTTTCTGAATTTAATGTTATAAAGTGGGACAAGTAGCGTTGACTAGAATTTAAGAAAAAGATAAACCTTAATTCGTCGGTTGTATAAATTTAATCTTAATAAGGATGCTTAATGGCCAGACCTGAAAAATTGCGTATAACTATAGTGCAAGGCGACTATACAATCCAAACGTTTCAGATAGGTACTAGACTAGAAGACGCTCCTTACAATCTTTCCGGGTTTGACGAAATACAACTAGCTATACGTTGCTTAGATAATGTTTTTTTATTTACTGCTGATATGAATGACTTGGACAATGATCTTGAACACGGCATTATCGTGTTCAGAATACCCGGAAAAGCAACAAGACAAATGTTAAGTGGTCGGTGGCCTTACGATGTTCAACTACGTAAAGATAATAATGTCGTAACTCCGATCATTGGTACTGCTGTCATACGACAAGACATTAATCGGAGTTAAAAAAATGGAAAAACAAGTCGGATCATCGTTTATACTAAAATTGATAACTAAGCCTGAACAATATGGTTTAGCTTCTGATCTTATAATTCGTAAATTTACATACCTTTCTGGTAATACTGTCCCATCCACCATCACAGCTGATTGTACAATTTCTGAAATAATGGGTGAAGCAATTACTGATTACACTGAAACAATCACTGTAAGTGCAAATGCTTACGCTGATCATGATTTGTTTGCGTATGCGGGTAATATAAGTGACGAACTTGCTGTAGATGATATTATATCTATCGGCAGTGAAGTTGGTAAGATTAAGTCGGTTACTACCGAGCTTGATGGCACAGGTTACATAAAGCTAACAACGCCTTTGAAGAATGATGTTACCAGCGGTGCTGAAATTCACAAAGAAAGTAATACTGGCGAATATCGTATAGACATCACTGAAAATTTTGAAGGACAGTATTCTTATCAAGTATCCTGCAATGCAGCTAATCCTGATATTAAGCAATCAACAGCAGTTATAGATATCGTTGACGAGGAATCTGAAGAATTAATAGTCGATAACTCACAGTTGTTATTATAATGATCGCTGGTCTGATCAGGTCTGACACTCTTGATAGGGAAGACCTTAAACTCGGAGCTGTTTGTGCAGGTTGTTTTTGCAATCAAGGTCTGGATGCAAATTCAGGCAAAGTAAAAACAGTTGAACAAATTTTATATGAAGAATTAGCAGTACGCTTACAAGTCACATATCTTTCTATCACTGATATGGTTAAGATAGCTGCTAACCACAAGGATAGAAGTGAGCTAGGCTAATGGCTAAACCAACATCACAGTTTCCAAATCAAGTAGACCTAGGGTACACACCTCCAAATGCATCGTTAGGATTTATACCTGCCGGTAGGCTGGATGTTGGCGTTGCACCTGATTCACTAACTATAAAGGTTGTAGGTGTTGATTTTACCAAAGTACCTGATCAGGGTATTGTTTTTGTAGGAGATGAACAAGTAGTATATAATTCTAAAGATAGCGTTCTTACTGAATTATACGTAGCTACAGTTAATAATAGAGGTTTTGGTGATACCACAGCTACAGCTCATTTAGCAGGGGAAGCCGTAACATGGCCTATTACACGTGAACATTTTGAGTTCACAAATAAAGCCATACAAGCTACTCAGCAGTACGTAGGTGTTGAGGGTTCCTCAGATACTAGCACACTTACAGGACGCATAAAAGATCTTGAATTAGCTACGTCTACTTCTGGAGAATTAGTTAAAGAGATTTTTACAGTGAATTCCGCTATGCTTACTGATAAGTACATTGCATTCAATAATACTGTAAAAAATACTTCCGAAGTCATCCTCATGGTGATTGGGGGCGGTCCTCAAGAAAACGGTGCGGATTTTACAGTAACTGACATAGGAGGTCATACCGTTGTTGGTTGGGCCGGTCTATCTTTAGATGGGCTGTTAGCTACTGGTGACAAATTGTTAATAATGTACGAACGAATTTAGGAGATTTTTAGTTATGTCTAAAATGTCTGCAAAATGGTTGATGACAAACGCAGAGATGTTTGAAGTTACTGCCGGAGGTAATCTGGACCTGCTCGTGGCTGGTGCCGGTGGTTTGGAAAAAACTGCAACTGGTGTGGGTATTGCTGCTGGGGGTGTTACGGAGTCCATGTTGGCCAGCTCCTACCTCCTGGTAGACGGTACAAAGGCCATGACTGGTGATTTGAACATGGGTTCTCAAAAAATCATCAATGTGGCCACACCTACTGCTGACACTGATGGTGCCACTAAGGCATACGTGGACGATCGCGTAAATGGCATTGATCGCAAAGCTTCGGTTCGTGCGGCTACTACCGAAGACATTTCGTTGACTGGCGCTCAGACCATTGATGGTGTTGCGCTGAATGATGGGGATCGTGTACTGGTTAAAGATCAGACAGATGGCACGCAGAACGGTATCTATGTTGCTAATTCTTCTGGTGCTTGGTTGCGCGCTGAAGATGCTGACGGTACTCCCGACAACGAAGTTACTTCTGGTATGTTCACTTTTGTCGAAGAAGGTACTGCTGCCGGTTCCACTGGTTGGTCTTTGGTTACTACTGGCACTATCACACTCGACACGACCAGTTTGACTTTCTCTCAAACTTCCGAAGCTGGTGAACTGTCTGCTGACGGTCTTGGTATCGTTAAAGTCGGTAACGAATTCCAGCTTGTTCTCGGTGATGGTTTTGACAAATCTTCTGGTACAGTACAGCTTGTACTCGACGGCACCAGTTTGTCCATTTCTGCTTCCGGTTTGAAAGTAGCTGATGATGGTATTACCGAAACTCAGATCGCTGCTTCTGCTTTTGGTAATGGTATTGGTGGTGGCTCCGGTTCCACCATTGCTTTGGCTGCTTTGACAACTGCTTGGGACTTGGGTGGTGTTGCCACAATTACTAACGTTCCCATGCCTGTTAACGCCACTGATGTTGCTTCCAAAGCATACGTTGATCAGGAAGTTAGTAACGCCAATAACCGTATGGTTGATCTGTTTACTCTAGATGCTAGTGCCATTACCGCTGGTTATGTAGACTTGTCCACCGCTCCTGACGCTGTAAGCCGCGTTACTATGACTGTTAAGGGCGGTCCTGGCCAACATAACGGGGATGATTTCCAAGTGATTGACAATGGTTCTGGAGCTATTCTGCGTCTGTCCTGGTCTGGTCTGGGATTGGATGGCGTTTTGGAAGCTGGTGACAAGATCACCGTGACTTATGATGTATAAGTAGATTCTATATCCACAATTATAACTCTGCACGTTAAAGGTTGATCATATAAGAGGGGTTGAGTTTATCTTGGCCCCTTTTTTACAAACTCACATTCCTGGTGGGACATATTCTCAGTAAATAACCTGAGACAAAAAGCTAGGAGCATATAAATGGCCAAGACTAAAAATAAGTGGCTTAATAGAGATGTGGCTGATCCTGAACACATCGGAGCCGCTACCCTCCCTTTCGATGCTTCGATGACTATTAAAGAAGTTATCGATTTCCTCATTCAAGGAAGATACGCATTTTCACAAGAAGTGCCTGATGCCGAAGACCTCGGTGCACCCTCCTGTCAATTTTATTTCTATAACGGTGTACTTAGGATTATGTGTAAAAATTCGTATGGCACCGTCTCTGATCATGAGCTGTGTACCACTGTAGAACCTGTGGAAGTAATAACAGGCAATACAGTGGTGCTGTCTGCTAAGATTTTACTGGCTGATACAACAAGCAATAATATAAATATTACTCTACCCATATCCACAGCACCACTTAATGGAAAAATAAGTATTAAAAAAATCAGCGCAGCTAATAGTGTAAATATAACCACCAGCGGTTCTGATACCATTGATGGATCAACTAGTATTACCCTAACAAGCAATAATGAATCGTGTTCGTTAGTTCAGGGGCCAAACGGTTATTTTACTATTTAGGAGTATAAAAAATGTCGCTAGTGTCTAATAAATGGATCAAAAGAAAATATGGAGAAGCAGGTGCAGTACACGCTGAGAGTCTCGCTTTTGATGCCAGTATTAGTATTAAGCAAGCAATTGAAGCATTGAACGCCCCTGGATTCGTGACAGAGTATCATGAATTAGTCGCAGCTAACGTAACAGCAAAGGCTATCCAATTAACCGGAGTTCCTGCTAATCCACAAGCATGCTTAGTTAGTGTTTGTCATGGTATTGTACAACAGCATAGTGTTGATTTTGTAGTATCTTCTGATGATCCGGCATACGTGGGTTGGGCTGGCTTATCTTTAGAAAATCAATTAAACGTAGGCGACATCATTATTGTTTCTTATGAGAAGAAGAATCAAATAATTGGTACATTCGAAACATCTGAAGACGTACAAGATAGTAGTGGTGTAGGTTACGGTGTTGCAGTTAACGTTTCAGAAGATTATGATATGATTGAAGCTCAGATTGTACTAGTTGATACTTCAATTGAAGACGTATCAATCACATTACCCCCTTGTGCGGATAATATAACTAATCCAATAGTTATAAAAAAACTGAGTGGTGATCATGACGTATACATATTTCCGTATGGGGCTGATATGATTGATAACGACTCAGAAATAGTTATTTTAGAACAATTTAAATCGTATACATTCATAAAAACACACGTAAATACGTATAGTGTAATATAATGAGACATACAAGAACTACAGGCTATACAAAGCCATATAAGTACAGTGATCTTAGGGATCACATAAAAGTAAAGCACAGATCAGAAAGTTTTGATCTAAAGCTGCAAGGGATATATTTAATAACAGCAGAATCAGACGTTACAATAACGCTTCCTACAGCAGTAGATTTCTTCGAATCACGATGTTACATAAAAAAAATAGGCGGCGACGGTAATGTAATTATTATTGGAAGTATAGACGGAGCAAGTTCTTATACAATCAACACTAATAATGAGACTGTACATATTGTTAGTGATGGTAATAGCTGGTTTATTTTATAGGAGTTTTTACTAATGAGTTATGATCCACGGTCTGATTTATTTTTTGATAAAATGAAAACGTACAACGGCAAATGTATATACATCGTTAACGATGATACTGCACGTGATGCGCTTACTGGAGTTGAAATAGAAGACATTTGCTATACTAAAGCAGATAATCTTTTAAACATATTTGATGGCTCCGCCTGGATTAAATCCGAAGGCGGCACAGGGTCCGGTATAGAGATCGTGGCAGACGATGCAGCTAGAGATGCGTTGAATCCTAATGAACCAATGATTGTTGTTACTGAGCATGACGATCTAATTAATATATACGACCCTGCGACAACAGCCTGGATCAAACGTGGTGCTGGTTTAAAAAAAGTTTATACTTTCACTGATCTTAACAATTTAGAAGGCTTAAAAGACGGGGATACTGCCGTTGTCACTACTACTGACGAATTGTATACGTACAACCTTTCTACGAATACATGGTCACTAGTCGTAACCGGTATTCGTGAAGTTGCATCTGGGTCGGGGTGGAATATTGTCGAAGAGAAACATTATGATAATGAACAATTCGACACTACATTCGATAACCTGTCAAACGGGAAATATCTGCTGATCATTGATAATATCAAAGATATAAACGGTACTGACGGCTTTAAAATACGGTTTAATGGCGCTACTACTGGTTATGCCATCGCTAATAGTATTAATCCGTATTCTACAACAGTGTACGGGGCATCGCGCAGTGCTGACTGTGTTGTATACACACCGGAAAATTGGGACGCGTCTATGCTTACTCGAAATGTTGTTGTCGAAATAACTGCCGAGGATGGCTACGTTTGTGCACGCGCAACGGCACAGTTTTACGGCGGTGGTCGTGCGCGTTCTTGTGAAGCAATTAATGAATGGACAGGATCACTTACAAGCCTTCAGGTTATGGCAACAACTATCGGTTCTGCTAAAGTTGGTCTTTATCGGTGGGAGAATATTCGCGCCACTGAACTACATAGTTTACAGCTTATTAAAGAGCTGAGATTTACTAATGAGGTACTTGATTTTACAACGGCTATAAACTCTGACGATAGCATAATTATTAAAGGTACTGCACGAACGGTATCAGGCACCACCGGTAATATCGGCTTACAATTTAATAATGACACAGGCAATAACTACAGTAATAGACGTATATATGGAAGCGGGTCTGCTGCTGCGTCTAGCGTTTTTACTGAAGCTATGTGGCGATTAGCGTACACCAACAAGCCTGATAAAAGCATGCGCTTTGAGGCCAACTTTGACGTGTATCGTGAAACTGGTGATCGTCTTCACGGATACGGTGTTATAACATATGATGACGCTGGTGATTTGCGCTTATATAATAACGCGCTTTTTTGGAATAACACGATCGACCAAGTGAGCAGCATACGCATATTTTCCGAAGGTGTATTTGTCACAGGTGTTGTGCGCATATATAAGGTTGTTAAGACTCATCTCATCGACACGGCTATTAATAAGGTAACAAACGAAACAGCACTATTAAGTGCTCCTGTATGGGATGGTCGTCTCGCAATGACTCTTGATAACAAACAACTCTTTGTTTACGACCAACCGCGTAAATCGTGGATTGGTAAATCGGGCCACTCTATGCCAAGAGGAATCTATGCATGGAAGAAGCTTGATAATATTGAACTTGACCCAAATCAAACATACGACTTCACCGTTGATAGTGAATGCCGCGTCGTATGGACAGGTGAGGGCGAAGCTGCTGATCTTTGGTGCCAGGGTGATGGGGGCGCAGCTACGTGGAATAGACAAATAATTGGTGTTGCCAGTAATGGTGATCTACAACAAATACGGAACGCTGGTACGTCATATACGTATCTCGGCTATGCATCATTTAATCCCACAGGCGTGTACGCTGCTGAAATGAGATTTATCCCTTCTGGTAGCGCCACAGTCGTCGACGGCACCGTTGCAGGTGATAATGGTACAAATAACGGAACCAACGTACATATCACTACCATTGCATTTGTAAATTCAAAACAAATGACTTTAAAAAATGGCGGCGCTCAGCATACCATGAGCGTGACTATTTATAAATTAGTGGAAACAGAATTACCTGATTTCAATTCTGTAGAAGCTAATTTGTATGGTTGGAAACTTCGTGGTAAGGGTGACTTGGTTACTGATTTAAAACAGATTCCTGTCACAAGTGACCGGCTACGAGTTGTTTTTCGTGGTGCTCCTAATGCGACTGAGGGTAAGCCATATTTTCGAGTGAATAATATTGATAGCGGTTATAAACATGTTTGTGACGCAACTGACGGCCAGGCCGGAGATACCTATCCAAAAGCTTGGACAGCATCTGGATTTACGCCGTACGCGCCATCGTTTTTTGATAACTGGCACAACGGCTACGTTGAGATAGAGGTGGATTACTATCAAAATCGTGTCAGTATGCGCGGTACAGTTATTCCTAAATGGACAGATGATACTGCCACCTTAACGTGGCTGAATAACTTCGGAGGGGAGTTGTATACCGGTGCACCGATAGAAACCGTTGCTGTGGGAGTAGATGCGGGTAGCGGGGGCACATACGAAGTTTACGAATGGGGCAAAATTGACATCCCTATTGTAAGTAGTGCTGGTTTGGTAACCTACGAAATCAGCGTCGACCAACAGCTTTCCATAAATGGTTATTATATTGTTGATACAACTATTGGTCCCATCTCCATTAGTATGCCTACTGAAGCTGTTAATGGTGACGAAATTATTATCCTTGATGCGATGCGTACTTTTGGAACAGTTGGCCACGAATGCACACTGAATCCAGGAGAAACATTGATTGAGGGTAATGATTCGCTTATTGATCTAGATGCAACCGGTGAAGAGTACAAGCTGAAATATGTAGGGGGCTCCATGGGTTGGCGCATGATCTAAGGAAAATAAAATGAATAATAGATCAGCAAAAGATATTATGAAGCTACTCACTGAAACCAGTGACGGCGTTATGCTCGGAAGTAAAAAACTAGACCTGGGCTTCACAGACCCAGGGCAGTTCGGTAACTGGATTCTTATCGAGCGCATCGAAACGGACCCTACTACAGACATGGGGCGTATCGATGTGATGGTTAACGCAGGTTATGACGATAAGTTACGTGTCAGAACTGTCGGAGGACCGCAAACAGCAGCGAACGAACTACGCATGCAAATTAATGACGACACCACCGCGACGTACTTATCAAATGTGGTCTACGGTGATGGCAGTGCGACACGTGCATTTACCGGAACTTATGATTGTGTGCGCGAACTTTCAGTTGGTGACATAGGCGTTGCATCCATGTCTACTTCTGAACTGCTTTTGAGTAAGGGCAGGGATGGTTGCTGGATGGTTGAAAATCTCATCCAGTTTTTAAGACAGGGCACCGGCGATCAAATGCAACGCTGGATGACAAGCTGGCCGAAAAACGAAGATATTAGTAAACTCAGCTTTTACACCGATGGCGAACAAAAAATTAACGCAGTCATCGAAGTATACAAGTGGCGAGAAATCAAACCCATCGAACTTCACAGCTATGAACTTGTTGTAGAACTTAATGGTGACGGCACAGCACTTGATGTGACTATCCCTTGGGATGGTGAAAAAGATCGCCATATGATTATTATTGGTGAAAATACTGCAAACACGTCAAATGTGAGTATGCAAATAAACGGTGATACTGCAAATAACTATCTTGCAGTAATCCATTACGGCGGAGGTAACCATAGTAGTGCTGTAAGCGTAAAAAATAGTTTATATGTAGCTGTAGAAGGCTGCGCCACTAGTAAGTTTGAAATGTACATGGGGTTGTGCGGTGGTGCTCGCGCCGGAATAACATCAGGTGGACAAGTGTATTGGGGTGGTGATCCTAATAAAAGCTACGTGTTAAACTTTGCGTATGCGTGGAACAACTCCGTAGACCCAATACAATCTTTACGGTTCTTCACGGCAGGTGCTTATAATGGACATTTAAAAGTGTACCGCCTTGTTCCTACACATCTTATGTGCTCCAATCCGGGAATGTTAAACGGCATGTGGCAGAAGACTATAAACTCCACCGAAGTTGTAGTGCAGCCGGGAGAGATCGAAATTGGTGGAACTATTTGCAGCTTGCGTTCACCTCGCACTATCAGCTTAGCAGATAATCTCAGGGCTGGCGAAACTATTTTAGATGATACGTATTACTGGTTATATGCTGTAAAAAATGGAACAGACGTGCAGTTTGAATTTTCGGCAGAAGCTCCTTCCGTTGATAGGTATGGTAATGAAAACACAGACATTAGAACTCAGTATCCTGAAAATTCATGGCATCCTGTAAACAAGGTAAGCACGCATCGATATATTGGACAAATACGAACTACAGACAATACTGGCAACATACTTGCTTTTTCTTATTGTTCGCCTGCACGTTGGGAATCGGCACCATTATATTTTTCAGTATTGACATATACAAATACAAACATCCCGCACGGCGCGGGACACGCTCCAGAAAAACCTATTGAAGCGATGATTTCAGAAGATGGTGTGTCGTTATGGGCAAATCTACCGCAAATACACTACACAACTACTTACTATGGCGCTTATATTAGAGGTAATGTTTCAGACACTGATTTACAGCTTGTTCTCGGAAATTACCCTTTCTTAATGGATAGTAGCGGCTGGGGTGGTACTGCATATCTTAAAATAATTATAAATAAATAATAATTTTAGAGTGCACATAATATTGTCTGAGTAAGCTCCAGTCAGTATAGTTGGGAACATTTATTGAAAATACTAAATTATTACTATATTTACATATATAATGGATGTTGATTCTTTAC